GCAGTTTCAGGTCTTCTTGGTGCCTTAAGCGGTTTAACTTTTACACCAAACTTTGATTATGGCGCATTTATAATTGATGGTAGTATGTATCCTCAAGAAATAGCTTTAAGCACAGAGATTAGTGTTATACACACTCATCAACTTGGATGGACCCAACAAGGCGCCCCTCAACCATTTGGCTTTGGTAGATATCCATATGGAACATCTATTATGCGATCTAGTCAAAGGAGCGAAGATACGGTTGTAGATAAGGCTGTAACAACCGCTTCGCCAGCCGGGTCGGGCAAGAACAATGGGACTCCATCCAGCCGAAAAAACGAAACATTGGCTGAGGCTGGCACTCTGAGGATAGCAGGCGAGGTTCCGTCGAGCCCGTTCGCCCCGTCGCTTGTCGACAAGCTTGGACAATAGTTGAACCTATAGGAGAATATAATAATGGCAATTAGCAGATATGATGGCAGAAGGATAATTAATAATTCACTACCAGCTTACTCAGAAATCTTGGCAGATAGAAATCGACAATATATAACTCACTTTGGCACACCAGTGATGCCATACCCATCAGCCATAGAAGTATCGCGTTTAACAGTCATTGGTCATATTTGGACGATTGGAGATAGATTTTATAAATTAGCACATAAGCACTATGGTATGTCAAAACTGTGGTGGGTTATAGCATGGTTTAATCGTACTCCAACGGAAGCGCATCTTGCACTTGGAGATATAGTGAGCATACCACTACCGCTAGATGATATATTGGAGATGTTAGATGTATAAAATCATTATAAAAGTATTACAGCGGACAATATCAATGTTGACTTGGAGGACAGAGTAAATGGGATTGGACTTTATTCCCTCGCTTTTTTCTCCGGCTGTTGCACTATATAAGGTAGTAACTTACGGCTACACTGACGATCCGGCATCGACGCAGCATATCAATGTGAGCAAAAAAGAACGGGTAGAAGGTCAATCAGAAGCATCAGAGGCAGAAATAGCTGCTGATAGAGAAAAACTGCAAGTATCTATAGAAGAACAGGCAAAAGTTCGTCGAGTTCAACAACAATGTATTTTATTTGGTGTTATCGATGAATTATCTAAATTTTATCTCGAAATGAAAGATGTTGGTGAATGCGGTTTTGGCAAAATGAAAAAATGGTCAAATCTTTCTACAGTTGAGGGGGATCCCTCTCTTTTATTTAATAAATTAACCATGACAGACGCCATGAAGCAGTTTATTAACATAACACCAGACCAACTTTCTTCTTTAATTCCCATGATACGAATATTTAAGCATGTATATCCGGATCCGGCAAAAAAAGACAGTATTCCAGTTGAATTTAAGTTCGGAAAATTTATGAAACTCCCCACCTCTGCAGATATATTAACTAGCCAAGCCATTCGAGGCGATAGTGCAGGTATTAAAAATATTAGTTTTACAAATGAGGGTCAATCGAAACCTGTGGCAAAAACCCTCACTGCAGATATAACTTTTTTATTCGACAGTGCAGAAACATTTTTGGCGCAAAGAAGCGGACCGAATAATCTTGAATATTCATATGGTGATTTAATTGTTCCACCCTCTAAGCTTAAATGGGATAGTTTTCACAGTGGTAAATTTTATCGAATTAGGGCTGAAATTGGTTGGGTTGTACCTGAAGCTTTAGATGATTTTTCAGAAGATTTAAAAGAAGCAATATATACTACAAAACTAATTCTTGGGTTAGAATTAATGAAGCATGAGCTTTCATTTAAAGAAAATGGGATGTTGGAATTAAAAGCATCTTATAGTGGATGGATTGAGGGTAGTTTTAGAGGAGCAAGATCAGACATATTTAACTTACAAAAAACACAAAGGGAATTTGATATAGAAAGTAGGTTAGAGCAGCGAAAAAGAGAGGAACAGGCTTCCCGTGCTCGCCAGCATGATAAGACGACCAATTCTGAGCCCGGCGGAGGAAAATCTCCAGCAATTCCATCTGAAGATAGCGACACTTTAGGACACAAGCTGCACAAAGATAGTCTTCAATTGTCTTTGTTGAGAATTAGGCAAGTAGAAAGAGGCAGAAAATATCAGGCTCTTTTGGATGCGATGATAAGCAGAAACTCCGTATTTTTTGTGGAGGTGCCAGAATCCGAACTGGGTACTTTGACAATCGGTGGCTTTGGCGGCAAAGGTGCATCGCAGGAATCCACCGAAGACATCACAGCGCAACGACGAGCTGCGCAGTGGAGTGAAGGAACGAGAGCACACTGGGAGAGGAGAAAAAAGTCTAAGAATAAGGCAGAGAGCGAGGAAGCAATCAAGGCGATTGCAAAACACGAAAAAGCCATGCTACGCACACAAGGAACGCAAGGAGTTAAAGCTTATAGATTTGGACAAATGAAGTTCGCATCGGCTACAGGTGGAACCACCAAAGAAAACGCCACAGCAGAAAAACTTGGCGGAGTTATAGAAGCATCCACTGCCGGAAAGGGAACTGCAGTCGCCTCGGCAGCAAGTTATAATAAAGAAGTTAATAAGCACCACCTCACGGAAAACGCAACCCAGGTTGCAAACCGGAGAGACGCCTCTAATGCTGCTACTCTTAAGATAGACTCAGAAACGTTAAATCGCCCCTCTCAAGCAGGTTTTACAAAATTTTATTATATGTTTTTAGGAGACATATTAGATGCAGTCTTTGACACAATGCAAGAAAGAACATCTAACCGATGTGACGATTCTGATTCAGAATGGGTCGCTGATGCCGGTAATTTAGGCGTTTTAGTAGGGCCGTTTCGATATTTAGATCCAATTACTGCAGAGTATAAGACAATTAATATAACTGAAATTCCAATTTCGATGGATTTATTTAATGTATGGTACATTAAAAACGTTATCGAACCTTTGCGAGAATCGTATTCGCTTGATGATTTTCTTCGAGATATAATAAAAGATTTAGTAGTGCCAGCAATGGGAAAACAGTGCTATGAGGGAGGTGCGGAGCAAGTTTTCCCAGTAACAATTGGAATATCAGAACTTATAATTCCTGACTATAATGATGCACAATTAAAATTTAAATCAGGGCGCAGATATTGTGCGGATACTATAACATTTAAACCAAAGGCATATAGGAGACGAGATAACCAACAAAAAAGTATTTTATATATTTATGGTCATACAATGGCACCCACATTTTTAAGAGGCGATAAATCTGAAGATTTTGATAATGGAATATATCATTTTAATATTGGTTCACCTAATGGTTTATTAAGAAGTGTTGATTTTAAGAGAACCGATCAGCCTATGTTGCGATCACACCGTGTCGTTTCTTACAGGGGCAGTGATACAGAAATATTTCGTGAAATTTATGATGCAGATGTGTCTATGTTTGGGAATCCCTTATTCTTGCCTGGACAGTATGTTTTTATAAACCCATCGCCATTTGGAAATCCTTCAATGGCTGGAAGCACAGCTTTTAAGTTAGGTCTTGGTGGGTATTATTTTGTAGTTAAAGTAAAACACGATTTGTCCCCTGGGGATTATAAAACAACACTTGATTGTATATGGCAAGATTTTGGTATACTTACACCGGGAATGTCTGAGTTAAACATCCCATCCAGAGGCTGCCGTCAGACTGAAGGCGCCACCGCCGCCACCGCCGGGAAGAAACGTCAAGAAGAATTCGAGAATATGACACCATCAGAGCGCCAATCCGCCGGTCGTGAAGCTGAAATGACTGCGATCTTTCTCCGCAGCAACCCAACCCAGGCGGGGCGATTTAACAGGGGAATCTAATGGGCATTTCAAAGGAGAATATATTAAATGTCGATAGATAAACAGTTAACAGATCATGAGATTGCTACAATTCCGCTCGGAACAAATGAATTACCTTCGATGGAAACACACCTTGAAAGAAGCTATTATAAGAAATATGCATATCCAGAAAATGTTTATAAGCCTGCTGACTTTTTATATGGCAATAGTCCTTTATATGGTCGGATTGATTCAAATGGAAATACAATAACAATAAATCCTGCAAAACCAAATATTTTAAAGCCGTTACATTACGCCTCGCAACATATTGTTGCTTTAAATTTTGTTACCGATGCCTTTCATGGGTTTGTAGATAAATACACTAATAATAAGCTAAATCCAGATAATAATTATTTATACGATATTAAACCCCGCCGCGCCCTAGAATCACACCTTACAGCCGGTTTAATTTATAATAGTTTAATTGAAATATTATATAATAGTTTTTTTGAAAACTACGTAGGTCGGCAAAAATTTCTTGATAAAAAAATTATTGATATTAAAAGTTTTTTATTTTATTTTATTAACTGGATTAAACCTTTAGCAAAAACAGTTCCAATTACAAAAACAGGTTTTATCAAAAGTAGATATTTTAACCCCTTATCAACTGGTTTAATTATAGAAGTATTTGCAGGAGACCATTCCAACGATTCAGTAAAATATAATTATTTCATTAAAGATAAAAACTTTAGATCCTATGTGAATGTTGCAAAACAATTTGGATTTTTAGTTGATAAAAACGCACCATGGCGTTTAATAGCAGATTTGAATTCTGCAGAATTAAGAAAACATTGTAATAATTATTTCCCAAGCACAAGAAGACCGAATGATACCCCCCTAGAACAATGGAATCCTACCCCGGTTGCCCCACAAAGAGTATATAATACTTATTATAATTTTTCTCATTTAGAAGATCTTGGAATATTAATGAGTATGGTATATCGTTTTTATGCATCTTTTATAGTTGTGTACCCAAAAACAATAAAACTATCGACAAAGGGTACATCATCTACGACACAAGCATGTGAAAAAATTCGCATACCAATTTCAAGAGAACAGTTTTACCGAAAATATTCTATGTCATTTTGGATTAGATTATATTTAGAAATTCGCCTAAATGAAGAAAAAATTAATCTAAATAAAGCAAAATTTAATAAAATTTTTAAAGAAAGTGTTATAATATATAATCAGATGAACATTAATGTTGCTATAAGCCTTCTTAATGACAGAATTAAAAATATAAAGAGAGGTGGCTCTACAGCAACAGGAGTAGGATTTGAAAAATTTTCAATTTTAAAAAACATTCCAATTGCAAAAGCAAGTGAAACAATAAATGAACTTACAACAAATATTTTTAAAAATTTATCACAAGGGTCCACATCCGGACAAGCCATCGGCGATACAAATTATTAAGAGGTTTTAATGTTATTTCAGGCTTTAGATAAAAAAGAAAACTGTGTAGGCGTATATGTTGGCGATAAGATTTTTTTTGGCAAGATACCAAAAAAAATAAGTAAGAAATTAAGTAAAACTTGGGACTATGCCGATCACTTTCAGGACAAAGATATTGAATATGCAAAAATTTACTGCCATGGAAAATCTTTAGACGAAGTGTGTCCGATGTTATTAAGGCAGGAATGGGAGCAAATATACGGAAAATTAAAAGCCTTTCACCGAGCGATGCGAGAGGCTAAATTATCATTAGATGATCATTGTTTTTACGAATTAGTGCCGGAAGCTGTTTTAATAGATTTTTGTAAAATTAAGAATAAAATTTGTAATTATATCTTTGATGTTTATGAAAAGCCCAAGAACTATGCTTCTTTAGTCGAATTAACAAAAATTTTAGCTGAGATGAAGAGCAAAAAACTAGACATAGATTTTTCAGCACTAAATAAAGAACTTTATAAAAGCAAAACCAGAAAATTTATTAAAAATATAAAAATGATTAAACCTTATGTCGATTATAATTTATATAAAACAAAAACTGGACGATTAGTTTCTCGCGCAAATTCATTTCCTATTTTAACAATGGATAAATCTTATCGTAAAATTCTTAAACCGAACAATGATTGGTTTTTGGAGTTTGATTATAATGCTGCAGAATTAAGAGTTATGCTTGGATTGTTAGGAAAAGAACAACCACAAGAAGATCTTCATGAATGGAATTTGAAAAATGTATATAGAGGAGCAGGTACAAGAGATGAAGCGAAAAAGAGAATATTTGCGTGGCTATATAACCCAGAGTCAAAAGATTGTTTATCAAATCAAGAATATAATCGAGAAGAACTTTTAACAAAATATTGGAATGGAACTCACATAAATACATATTTTAATAGAGAAATCGAAGCAGACAAGCACCATGCTTTAAACTACATTATCCAGTCAACAGCTGCCGATTTATTTTTTCAACAGATGATTAAGGTACGAAAATTATTAGAGGGTGGAAAGTCTTATATTGCATTTTGTTTGCATGATTCATTAATCATTGATTTTTCCGATGAAGATAAAGATAGGATTATGGAAATTAAAAATATTTTTGAGGAAACAGATTTAGGAAAGTTTGTTGCAACCACCAAAGCAGGTAAAAATTTCGGGGAAATGAAAAAATTACATATTTGAAAATTATATGAAGACAATAATAGGGCTTGGTCAAGCTGGATGTAACATTGCAGATCAGTTTGCAAAGTATCCCGAATACGAAATTTATAAAATAGATACCAATATTAAAGGAAAAAATTGTCATTCGATAAGACGACAAAACTATCCTGAAAAATATGAAGAAAAATGTCCAAATTTAAAGTCTTTTTTTAAAAATATAAAGGGCGACATTTTGTTTATAACAAGTTGTGGAATAATTTCTGGTGCTAGTTTACGCATATTAGAGCAGTTGAAAAATAAAGGTACTATAAGTATTCTTTATATTAAACCAGATATAAAGCTTCTAGGCGTAGTTAAGACTTTGCAAGAAAATGCTATTTTTAACGTATTCCAAGAGTATGCTCGTTCAGCAGTCTTTGAAAGAATATATATCGTTGATAATTTAAAAATAGCGGATATTATAGGCAACGTACCTATAAGAAAATATTATGACCACTTAAACAGTTTAATCGTGTCTACTATGCATATGATAAATATTTATAACCATACTACCCCAGAGATGAGCACATTTTTTGATTTATCTAATACAATGAGAATTTCAACTTTTGGGCTAGTTAATTTTGAAACAGGTGAAGAAAGATTATTTTTTACTTTAAAAGATGCCTATGAAAAAAGATATTATTATGCAATTCCAGAAAACAAACTCCACTCAGATGCAGCGCTCATGAAGAAAATTACAGAGCAAGTTAAGCATGGGATCGAGCAAGATAAAATGAAAGTAAGCTACGGAATATTTTCGACGACATATGAAGATCCTTATGTCTATTGCACAACTAACAGTAGATTTATTCAAAAAAACGAAAAAAATACTTTACAATCTTGATAAGAATGCTATAATAGTATTACATAAATAATAGCAAGATAGGATATTTGCTATCTTGACTTTAAAAAGGAGAAAAAAACTATGCCATTAGATTTAAATAGGATGAAAGATCGGCTGAGCGCTTTAAAAGGGGGAAATAACAATAGAAGTCATTTCTGGCGACCTCCAGACGGCGAATCAACGATTCGAATTGTTCCTACTGACGACGGGGACCCATTTAAGGATTATTGGTTTCATTACAATTTAGGTGATAACCCCGGCTTTTTAAGTCCGAAAAGAAACTTTGGTGAAGATTGTCCCTTGGATAATTTTGTTCGAGGTCTTTGGAATGAGAAAACTGAAGAAAGTAAGCGTTTAGCAAAGAAGCTTTCCGCACGCCAGCGATTTTTTGCCCCCGTACTCGTCCGGGGAGAAGAAGACCAGGGCGTTCGAGTTTGGGGTTTTGGAAAGCAAACATATGAAAAATTGCTTAACCTTGTTCTTAACCCAGAATATGGCGACATTACAGACCCAGATGCTGGAACAGATTTGGTACTTACTTATGGAAAGCCAGCAGGAGCAGCTTTTCCCGTAACAAATATCACCCCCCGCCGACAAAGTTCCATGCTTTGTTCTGACGATCCAGAAAAATGTCGCAAACTGTTAGAGGAAATTCCAGATTTCGATGAAGTATTTGCAACTAGTCGAAAGACTCCGCAGGAAGTGCAAACATTGCTTGATAATTATCTTCTCAATGATACGGATGCAGAAGAAGCCTCTTCTGAATCTAATAAGTATAGCAGTCTTGGCGAAGCTAGCGCTACAAAAAAAGTAGATGAAGCTTTTTCTGATTTACTAGGAAATTAAAGGCAACAAGGAGAGCGGGGTATCCCGCTCTCCTTGTCCTAAATAAAGGAAAAAAATGGAATGCAAAATATTTTATACTATTCTTAGTATAGTTCTAAGATGTACTTTTTAGGGGAAAACTATGGCGAAAGTTAAATCAAAAACAGGCGCAGGTAAGCTTTCGATAGCAGATATGCGCAGCTTAATTAATAAAAAAGCGGGCATGAATGTTGCACATAATTTAAATAATGGCAGTCCAACGATTGTAAAAGATTGGATTCCAACTGGATCACGATGGCTCGATTCGATTATTTGCCGAGGAAAACTAGCAGGAATCCCTATGGGAAAGATTGTGGAAATTGCTGGTCTCGAATCTACAGGTAAATCATTTTTAGGCGCTCAAGTAGCAGCAAGCGCACAAGAACGAGGAATAGATGTTGTTTATTTCGATTCAGAGTCTGCAATTGATCCAGACTTTTTAGAAAAAGCTGGTTGTAATGTTGATAACCTTTTATATGTTCAAGCAACATCTGTAGAATTTGTACTGGAAACAATTGAAGAATTACTCGGCTCAAATGAAAATCGAATGCTTTTCATTTGGGATTCGCTGGCATTAACACCAGCAATTTCAGACATTGAAGGAGATTTTAATCCTCTTTCCTCGATGGCAGTTAAGGCACGAATTCTTGCGAAAGGAATGTCAAAGCTAACAGTCCCCATTGCAAATAGTCAATCAACATTTTTAGTATTAAATCAGCTTAAAACAAACATTACAAGATCGCCTTCCGAAGCAATGACAACACCTTATATGACTCCCGGCGGCAAAGCAATGATATACGCATATTCATTACGTATATGGCTCACAGGAAGAAAAGCCAAAGCTTCTTTTGTCACAGATGATAAAGGATTTAGGATCGGCTCTGAAGTTAAAGTGAAGCTTGAGAAAAGTCGTTTTGGCACTCAAGGTCGACAATGTAATTTTAAGATTTTATGGGGAGATGAAGTAGGTGTACAAGATGAAGAAAGCTGGTTGGATGCGATCAAAAGTTCGCAATATTTATCTAACAGTGGCGCATGGTTTACGCTTGATTACGGTGATGGCACGTCCGACAAATTTCAAAGTTCGGGCTGGAAAGAGAAACTTGAAGAATCTAAATTCAAACAAAGAGTTTTAGAAATTATGGACGAAGAAATTATTATGAAGTTTGATGAGAGAATTGGCGATGCAGCTAGTTTTTACGAAGAGGAATAATTGATTAATATATGGTGTAACATTAAAAATAACGGAGGATGTATTAATGGCACAAAAAAAGGCTAAGAGAAAGGCAGAAACCAAAAATAAGAAGACAAGTATTGGAAATTCAACTTTTACAAAACACCATAATAAGGGCGGAGGATCAAATGGCTCATCTACGAGCAAGTTATATAAAAAACGATACCGAGGACAAGGAAAGAGGCATTGATCGAGCTTCTGCAAGAATTACTATGAAACCAAGTCGACTTCTTATTGTTGATGCTCTTAATATGTATTATAGAGCCTATATAGTTGATCCAAGCTTGTCAACGAATGGGGAGCCCATCGGCGGACTGAGGGGTTTTTTAAAAATTTTACAAAAACTTATTCGCGAAATTAAACCAAATCAAGTTGTAATTGCATGGGACGGACCTGGAGGTTCGCAAAAAAGAAAAATAGCAAATAAAAACTATAAAGATGGGCGAAAGCCAATTCGATTAAATCGCGATATAAAAAATCTAACAGAAGATGAAGAATTACGAAACAAGGTTTGGCAACAAGTAAGACTTATTGAATATCTCAATCAACTACCAATTATTCAACTTCTAGAGCCGGGAATTGAAGCCGATGATTTAATTGCACACGTTGCAAATTTATCAACTTTAAAAGGACACCAAAAAGTTATTGTAAGCTCAGATAAAGATTTTTATCAGCTATGCAATAATGAAGTTATTATATATCGACCGGTTCAACAAGAGGTATTAAATTCCAATAAAATCATTGAACGACACGGGATTCATCCCACAAATTTTGCATTGGCTCGGGCTGTTTGTGGAGATAAATCTGATAATTTAAAAGGCGTCTCAGGAGTTGGTTTACCAACCGTAGCAAAAAGATTTAAGTTTTTAAGTGAAAATAAAACATATACAATAAATGATTTGATTAAAGCCTGCAAAAAAGTTGAAAATCCTTTAAAAGCGCATAAAAATATTATAGAAAGTGAAGAAATTATAAAAAATAATTATAAAATAATGCAACTATATTCTCCACTGATTAGTATACAGACAAAACAAAAAATAAATAATATATTTAAAGAATTTAAATTTGCATTTAATCAAACAGCAATTCGAACTATGATGATTGAAGATGGGTTTGGAAATTATAATTGGGATGATCTTTTTGTAGCCAGCAAGAGAATGGTTTTTGAAAATAAAATTATAAAAAGCTCTTGACAATTAGGTTAATATAGTATATTCTTAGTACTATAAGGAGAAAATAATGGGAAAAATCATTGGCATTGATCTTGGCACAACCAATTCGGTGGTTGCTGTATTAGAAGCTGGCGCACCAAAAGTTATTAATAACGAAGAGGGGGCACGAACTACACCATCGGTTGTTGCGTTCAACGAAGATGAAGCTGCTCTTGTGGGTCAAATCGCAAGAAGGCAGTCGGTAACAAATACCAAAAATACTATTTTTTCTGCAAAAAGATTCATAGGGCAAAACTTTAACAGCGTAAAAGAAGAAATAATGCGCATGCCATACAAAGTATCAAAAGCAAACAATGGCAGCGTAAAATTTGATGTTGGAAACAAGTCATACTCACCACCAGAAATTAGTGCCCGTATTTTGCAAAAACTCAAACGCGCAGCAGAAAATTATCTTGGTGAAGAAGTAACATCTGCAGTAATTACAGTTCCTGCATACTTTAACGATACTCAACGTCAAGCGACAAAAGACGCTGGAAAGATTGCTGGGTTAGATGTAAAAAGGATTATTAATGAACCGACTGCAGCTGCCTTAGCTTATGGATTGGACAAGAAAGAAGACCAATTAATCGCTGTCTATGACTTCGGTGGCGGTACTTTTGATATATCTATTCTAGAAGTTGGAGATAATGTGGTTGAAGTTGTAGCCACAAACGGCGATACTCAGCTAGGCGGAGATAACATAGATGAAGAAATTATTGACTATTTTATCTCTGAATTCAAAAAAGATTCTGGAATAGATGTTTCAGAAGACAAAATGGTTCTTCAAAGATTTCGCGAAGCTGCTGAGAAAGCAAAAATTGAATTAAGCTCCACGATGCAAACAAGTATTAATCTGCCATTTTTAACAGCAGATGCAGCTGGACCAAAGCATATGGATATACAGTTTTCGCGAGCAAAATTTGAACAATTGATAAAAAAGATTGTTGAAAAAACATTTAAATCTTGCCGTGCAGCATTAAAAGATGCAAAAAAGAAAGTGGCAGATATTGATGAAATAGTATTAGTTGGTGGATCTACGAGAATTCCTCTAGTTGCCAATACTGTTAAGAAGTTTTTCGGCAAAGAGCCTCATCGTGGCGTGAACCCTGATGAGGTTGTGGCTTTAGGCGCCGCAATCCAAGGAGGGGTATTGTCTGGCGATGTAAAAGATATTTTATTGCTAGATGTAATCCCTTTAACTCTTGGAATTGAAACGCTGGGCGGCGTCCGAACTGTATTGATTGAACGCAATACTACAATTCCTTGTCGCAAGTTTGAGATTTTTTCTACTGCAGTTGATAATCAGACATCAGTGGAAATTCACGCCTTACAAGGAGAGCGGGACATGGCTGTGCATAATAGATCCCTTGGTAAGTTTCATTTAGAGGGCGTTCCGCCAGCACCAAGAGGAGTTCCACAGATCGAGGTTAGTTTTGATATCGATGCAGATGGTATATTAAAGGTATCTGCAAAAGATATGGCTTCTGGAAAAGAACAATCTATTCGGATTACAAACTCTAGTGGTCTTTCTGAAAACGAAATTGATCAAATGGTTAATGATGCAAAAGAGAATGAAGCAGAAGATAGAGCTAAAAAAGAATTAATTCAAGAGCAAAACCAGCTTGACACATTAATTTATCAAACAGAAAAAGCTCTTATCAACGTTGAATCGAAACTATCAGATAACGAAAAAGAGGAGCTTACATCCACTGTAGCTTTTGCAAAAGCAACGCTGAAGAGCGATGATTTAGAGGCAATTAAAGACGCTCAAAGTAAATTAACAGCTATTTCACACAAATTAGCAGAAATGTTATATAAAGATATCTTAAATGAAACATCGAAAGAGCAACCTCTTGATAGTGAAGAAAATGAAGATAATGTCGTAGACGCAGAAGTTGTTGATTAGATAATATTATAAAGGATAAAAAATGAAAAAAATTATTATATTAGCAGTAGCCATGGCTTTTTGTGCGGGATGTCACATTCCATACCCTTCATCGGGTCGCAGGTCATTACAACCCTATGAGCGTTACGAAGAAGTTTGCACGACGAAAGTAAACAAAAAAGGCGAAAAAACGAGAACCTGTCGATGGGTTCGATCAAGATAGGTGAATAGGGTTTAAGATGAAAAAATTATTATTTTTAGCGTGTATATTTTTTATTGGCGGCTGCGAAATTTATGGACCAGCACCTTATCACAAACCTGGAGTTATAGGGGTCTCACCTGATAATCCTTATGATACATGTTATGAATATAGCTATACACCATATTTAGTTGAAGATGCATTATTTTGCGGCGCAGGTCCATTTACTGGTGAAAACTATTGTGTTTGGGAATCTTGGTATTTCGATGGTTCGACTTGTGAAGAGACATGGTATTATGACACATTTTATTGTGATTGGTATATGACAGATGAAAGTTGTTATTTTTAAACTAACAATTATTGCAATTTTAATTATTGTAATTCTCATAAGCGGATGCCAGTATGTAGTAGATGCTTGCGATCCTGGAGATTTGGTTCCTTATTCAAAAAGTGAATTAATTTACGAACCACATTGTAGTGAAAAATGTTGTGAATTTGTGGTCTATGAAGTACCGGATGATTCTATGACTGAAATGTGCCATGAAATGTGGTGTTTTAGCAATTGTACCTGGACCATGAACCACAAAACTTGTTATTGATTGATTAAACCTCCGTGGTGAAAGGGATATCACAGAGGTCTTCTAAACCTTTATTCCAGGTTCGAATCCTGGCGGGGGTGCCATGTGTGTAGCCACAATATTACAAAAAATAAGATTTAACAGTTTAAAGATTGGGAGATTAATTGGAAATGACTTTTAAGGAATATTATCAACATTATTTAACACTGCATCAAAATAAAACCTGCAGAAGATTACATGTTACAGGACAAATATTTACAATCATTTTTGCATTCTATGTTATATATAATTTGCATTGGTTTTTAATACCTTTAATTCCTTTTGTTGTTTATCCATTTGCCTGGAGTGGTCACTTCTTTTTTGAAAAGAATACACCAGCAACATTTTCAAAGCCAATTTGGGCAAAAGCGTGTGATTGGGTGATGTTAAAAGACATATTGATTGGAAAATTGAAGTGGTAGAAAATTTAGTTTTTAAAAAATAAGAGAAATTTCATGAAATTTTAAGTAAAAATAGGTTATATTATTACAGTAAATGTGTTTACAATCACAGTTATTTAATATTAGTGAAGGAATAATGGTTATGAAAAAATACCAATGGATTAATGGTCAACAAGTCGCATCCGGTTCTGACTCTGAGTCAGATGAGGATTCTAAAAACAAAGTAGAAAGATTAAATAATAGAATTTATTTTTATTCTGAAATTGAGCGAACAAGCGTTTTAGCACTGAATAAACAGATTAAACATTTAAATTTAAAATTAATTAACAATGCTCGCAATTTAAATAACGAACCTGCAAGTATATATTTACACATTAATAGTTACGGAGGTAGCGTATTTGCCGGGCTCGCCGCTGTAGATCACATTAAAAAATCAGAAGTCCCAATTCATAGTTTTATTGACGGCTGTGCCGCCAGCGCCGCAACTCTCATGAGTATCGTGGCGAAAGAGCGCTTCATACACGAACATTCATTTATGTTAATTCACCAACTATCTTCTGCTCTTTGGGGAAAATATGAAGAAATGAAAGATGACATGAAAAATAACGATCTTTTAATGAAAACTATAAAAAATATTTATACAGAGCATACAAAAATTCCAAAAAAGAAACTTAATGAAATTTTAAAGCATGATTTGTGGTTTGATGCAAAAGCCTGTTTAGAATATGGGCTTGTAGAGCCCGTAACTCAGTAGGTTAGAGTGCCACTCTTATAAGGTGGATGTCCCTGGTTCAAGTCCAGGCGGGCGTACTTAACAAAGGAGAATAAAGTGAATTTTATATATAAATTTTGTAAAGGTTATGTTATAGGAGTCTGTATTGTAGGAACTTTGTTTGCGCTCTCCTTTTTAGACTGGTCTTTACAACTATTGTTTGGTTTCGCTTTGGCTAACGTGGGTTGGAATTGGCTTCAAAAATCAAAAAGAGATAATTCATGAATTTAAATGAAAGATCTGATCTTTCTCATTTTGGAAAAACTTTCCAAGAAAATATGTGCCAACTTATCTTATTCGACCGTGCATTTGCAGATCAAACAAGAGAAGTGCTAAATATTGATTTTTTAGAATTTAAATATTTACAAGTTTTTGTCAAAAGAATATTTGATTATAAACTAAAATATAATAGGCACCCCTCAACGGACGCAATGACGACCATTGTAAGAACTCAACTAGGAAATGAAAATGAATTAATTCAAAAACAAGTTCGAGATTTTTTTGCCAGAATGCTTAAAACAGAAGTACAAGATTCTGAATATATCAAAGATACTACAATTGATTTTTGCAAAAAACAAGTCCTCAAGACAGTTATTATCAAATCAATTCCTTTGCTTAAAAATTCTTCTTTCGAGGAAATTCAAACGCTTTTTAATGATGCAATGAAACTCGGATCTGATAACGATTGTGGGTATGATTATATAGAAGATTTTGAAAAAAGATTTGAAATACAAGCTCGAAATCCTGCTCCAACAGGGTGGAAAATAATTGACAATTTAATCGGAGGAGGTTTAGGCTGCAAAGAGCTTGGCGTAGTAATTGCACCAACGGGAGCAGGAAAGTCAATGGCACTTGTTCACATTGGCGCTAGCGCATTAAAACAAGGAAAAACTGTTATTCATTATACTTTAGAGCTTGCCGATGTGGTGGTTGGGACTAGATACGATAGCTGTCTTACTGAAATACCATTGTCAAATCTGTTTTCACACAAAGATGAAGTTTTAGAAATAATTAAAAAAGTCCCAGGTCGCCTTATTATCAAAGAATATCCAACTAGATTAGCATCACCAAGTACGATAAGAACACACCTGGAAAGGCTCTATCGGCAAAATATACCTGTAGATATGATTATAATTGACTATGGAGATCTATTGTCAATTAAGTCAAAAAATAATGAGAAAAGACACGAACTGGAAGCTATTTATGAGGAGCTTCGCTCGATTGCACAAGAATATGAAGTCCCCGTTTGGACGGCTTCTCAAACAAATAGATCTGGATTAAACGCTGCGGTGATTACAATGGAGGCAATTTCAGAAGCATTTAATAAATGCTTTGTTGCAGATTTTATTTTTACAATTACTAGAACTAACGATGATAAAAACACGAATGGAGGTCGCATTTTTATTGCAAAAAATAGAAATGGTCCGGACGGACTAGTATTTCCAATATTTATGGACACAAGGAATGTAAAAATTAAAGTCTTACCAGCTACGGGAGAAACTATTTCTGATATTACAGAAAAACAAACGAAAAGACAAGAAGAAGTGCTTCGAGATAAGTATAAAATATTTAGACAGAATCAAAAACAGAAAAGTGAATAGAAGGCATGATGACGTATGAAACATCCAATGTAGAACAAAAAACATTAAAATATTTTAATAATGATAGGTTGGCAACAAATGTTTTTATGACAAAATACGCTCTCAAAAATAAGAATGGCGAGTTTGTTGAAAAAACACCTAATGACATGCACAAGCGTCTTGCAAAAGAGTTTGCTAGAATTGAAGAAAAATTTGGCGGCGAAAAAAAGCTCTTAGAAGAAGAGATTTATAGTCTTTTAAAAGACTTTAAGTATGTTGTCCCTCAAGGGTCTCCAATGATGGGCATTGGAAATAATTTTGTAAATATTTCATTATCTAATTGTGTTGTTATTGATTCGCCTAAAGATAACATCTCTTCTATAATAGATGCCGGAAAAGAATTGGCAAATCTTTTCAAAAGACGTTGCGGTGTAGGTCTGGATATTTCTAATTTGCGTCCCGAAGATACCCCTGTAAACAATTCTGCTGGTACTACCACCGGAGCTTGGTCTTTTGCGGATTTTTATTCTTATGTGTGTAGGATGATTGGACAAAACGGTCGGCGCGGCGCATTGATGATTACGATGGATGTACGCCACCCTGATATTGAAAAATTTGTTAAAATGAAACATGATTTATCAAAAGTTACGGGTGCAAATGTTTCTATTAAGATTACAGATGATTTTATGCGAGCAGTTGAAAGCGATAATAGCTACGCTTTAAGATTCCCCGTTGATTGTCCTCCCACTGATTATAAAATTGCTAAAGAAATTAAAGCTCGCGAGTTGTGGAAGAAAATTATAGATTCTGCGACTAAGACAGCAGAACCTGGTATTTTAATGTGGGATAATATAATAAAATATTTACCAGCAGAATCTTATCGAAAGGAAGGGTTTCAAACCATTTGCACAAACCCATGCTCTGAAATTCCTTTATCCGCTTATGACAGCTGTCGGTTAATTTCTATTAATTTGAAAAATTTTGTCAAAGAGCGATTCACTGAAAATGCTTATTTTGATTATAAACATTTTAGTAAAGTTGTAAATTCGGCAATGCGCCTGTCTGATGACCTAGTTGAGCTTGAAATTGAAAAACTTGAAAACATTATTAAAGTATGTGATTCTGATGATGAAAAAGAATTATGGAAAAAACTAAAAAAAGCTTGCATAAACGGTCGCCGCACCGGTTTAGGAACACACGGCCTAGCGGACGCTATTGCTAACTTAAATATTGCTTACGATTCTGATCAGGCACTAAAAATAATTGATAAAATTTACAAAGTATTGAAAATTTCAGCGTATGAACAAAGTATTGAACTGGCTAAAGAGAGAGGGTCATTTTTAGTTTTTGATTGGGTTAAAGAGAAAAATAATCTTTTTATTAAGAGCCTCCCAAAATTTTTGCAAGAAAAAATTGCTAAATTTGGACGACGCAACATATCAATATTGACCAACGCACCAACCGGTTCGGTTTCTATAATGTCTCGAACGAGTTCTGGCTTAGAGCCCGTGTTTAGAAATTCATACACAAGAAGAAGAAAATTAAGCCACAATGAACAGAACATAAAACCAGACTTCATTGATGAACTAGGAGATAAATGGCTAGAATATGAAGTCTATCATTGTAATGTACAAGAATGGCTTAGTCTCAATAGTCGCGAAGAAGTGCCAGACTTTTTTACAACCAGTGATAAGATTAATTGGCAAAAAAGAATTAAAATTCAATCTGTGATACAAAAACACATTGATCATGCCATTAGTTCAACTATTAATTTGCCAAAAGATACGCCCCCAGAGGTCATTGGAGAGTTATATTTAAAAGGTTGGCAACTCGGTCTTAAAGGGATTACTGTTTATGTCGATGGTTCTCGAAGTGGTGTTTTAATAACAAAAAGAGAAGATAAAAAAATAGAATTTCCACAAAATGGCGCCCCTTCGCGACCAAGAGAGTTGCTTTGTGATATTCACCACACTACAATCAAAGGCGAAAAATGGACAATTCTTATAGGCTCTTTTGATGATAAACCTTATGAAGTCCTGGGCGGCTTGTCAAACCTTATTGAGATTCCAAAAAGCTACACAGAGGGCATACTTACAAAACATCATTATAAAACAAAAACAAATCGATACGATTTGAAGTTTGGTAACAATGGTGACGAAGTGATTATAAGGGACATTGTAAGAGTATTTGATAACTCAAACCATTCAGCATTTACAAGGATGATCTCTTTGGGTTTACGCCATGGCGCACCACCAAGATTGTTGGTGGAGCAATTGTTAAAAGATAAAGATCATGATATGTTTAGCTTCGCTCGTTGCCTAGCTAGGATTCTTAAAAATTATATTCGAGACGGCGAAGAAGCACATTCTGATAAAGCCTGTCCAGAGTGTGATTCAGAAGGATTAATTTACCAAGATGGTTGCGTAACTTGCACAAGTTGCGGTTATGCAAAATGTGGCTAAAAGGAGAAGAAATGGATTTATGCCCACTAAATAGACATTTGTTACTTGAGCTAATTAGTAACAAAAAAGAAGATAAAGAAAAAACAACAATTTTAGTTCCAGAAGATTATAAAATAAAATCACTACATGATATATATAGAGTATGTGCAGCTGCACCAGATTGTAAGCTAGAAATTGAATTAAATTGTCTAGTTGTGGTTGATAATTCGATGGTCCAAGAAATTAATATTAATAATTTAAAGTTCTATTTATTATTAGAAAATCATGTGCTAGGTACTTGCAAGGGAGAATAATAATGGCTCGTTTGTCAAAAGAACAAGTAAAAAACTTAGTTCGAAAATCTAATAAAAATATATTATATGAAACATCATATAATAGAATTAGACAGCATATTCAAGGAGGTCAGGCTTTTTCTATGATTACGGCAGATAGACATGAATATTCAAATAAAGAAAATTTGCAAAGGTATAGAGAACTGAAAAATAATTTAAAAAATGCAGGATTTCCCTTTACTGAAGTGAAAGGGGGATATAAAGAGACGACTGAAACAGTTGTCGACCCAGAGACGGGCGAAGAGAAAGAGGTGCGGCTAAAAGAGCCTATTTTTGTAACAGAAAATACAATTTTAGTTACTTCTCATAGTAGACCTGATGTTCAAAGGGAAGAAGAAAGCCCGAGCAAAGCTCTATTTGATATGATGGCAGAAATGGCTCAAAAATATGGACAAGAAGCATTTATTTTTGGAGAAACTGCTACATCGACTTCTGGAAAAACCTTTAAGGATATTCGTGCTTATTCAAGCAATGGTTCTGAAATTAATGAAGATTGGGCTGGACCTTGGAGGTCTGTAGAAACGGTACAAGATGATGAGCCATTTTGGTCCAGAGTGAAGGGAAAACATTTTCAATTAAAAGAAATAGAAAAATCTAAAACTGGTCAGCCCAAGTCTTGGATTGAAGCCATGAAAAAAAGTCGATCAGGGCAAACGTGGTAAAGTAGGAATTTTATTATTATGACATTAGTAGATATATTATGCGTGGCTGTCATGAACCTTGGGCTTCCAAACGCACAAATTGCATGCGACAACATGGAGGTGCTTGTTGATGAAGCTGAAGCAGAAGGAATTCGCCCAGAACTTATTGTTTCTATGATATATTATGAAAGCAGATGGACACCAACCGCGATTAGTCACGCGGGAGCATGTGGATTGATGCAAGTAATTCCAAAATTTACTGGCAAAAAGCGCGTGGGTAATAAAAAGTCAACTTGTAAACAATTGCTCGATCCTACGACTAATATTCGCTCAGGAACGAAAGTTCTTTCCTATTGGCTACATAAATATAAGCGCACGAAAGGAAATGAAAAAACTGCCGTTTGTTCATATTTTGCAGGATATCGATGCACGGGAAAGATCCCATCGGCGGCAGGAATGCGCTATTCTCGGAAAATACGCAGATTGGCAAATAAAATTAGAAACGAAATAGATCGACTACAAGAATGCGAGCGTATATATAAGCATGAAAGAGAAATAGAAGTTGATATAGAATTTGGTTGCGATTGTTAAAGCGAAGAGAGCACATATATAAATACGATCAAATTATTATTGGGGGCAACCTTGGCGCTTTAGTCTATTCATACCTTTATGGAATTCCAGTAATTATTAATTCACCTCTTGTGCCTAATTTATTTGAATATTTTAGTGCAGATATAAATTTAGATAGTTTAAACATTAATAACCTTACAAAGGAATTAAAAAGCTTAGAAAAAATAAAAAAAGTAGGAAATTCTAAATTAGAATTATGGTATAGATTATTTTTTATATTATCATTATCTGGTTTAATATTGATTGATAAAGCAACAACCACAAGAATCAAAGCTAAACAACTTTTAATTACGATAAAGAAAGCTCGACTTATACAAATTAATTTTAATAAACTTCTCATTTTTGATGATGAAAACGTACATGGATTGCCACTACCGATTATAAAATATGATGAAAAAGAAGTTTTAGACTGGATGATACCACGTCCGTGTAGTAAACATTCTTATAATTTTTTTGAAACAACAGATAGTTTTGTTAAAAATATATTTTTCTATCCAACGAAGCGTCTGCACGGCTATCACGAAGAAATAAAAGATCTCGTTGCTGTTTCATATTTAACAACGGCTCAGCTAGAGAATTATCAGTATTCAGACGCATATGCTAAATTTAAAACATTAAAAATGTTGAACAATGCTGGAATAACTGGGAGTAAAAATGGTTATCGTGCCGATGGAAAGCCGATACATTATAAGTTAAAGTTAGAGGTTGAAAGAAGAGAGGTTAGAAAAGTAAAAATGAATTTTTATAAAAATAGTGATCATATTAAATTTAATTATGATAGCGAAGAAGATATAATAAAAAATAACAATGTTACTTTAAACCACTATGGTATAAAGTTGAATGCATATTTAAAAGAGAATGATCGAAAAAGGCAAACAAAATAGTAGTTCTTTTCACTTGGCAGGAATAGTGCCAGTGGCGGGTCAACCTTTAAACTTTGATTTTCCATGGCATGATTGTATGCAACCTATCGCAAGAGACTACCTTGCCGTAGAGCGGGCAGTATGGGAATGTGCATATGCCGGGTGCGAGACAATTTGGGTTGTTTGTCATGACGAAATGCAGCCACTGATAAAATATAGGCTAGGAAGTTACGTGCATGATCCAATTAATTATTTCAATAGCAACCTTCAAATCCCCACAGCCAAACAAAGAGAGATCCCGATATATTATGTCCCTATACACCCAAAAGATAGAGATAAAAGAGATTGTTTAGGTTGGAGCGTTTTGTATGGCGCGCTGACCTCTTACTGGTTAAGCAAAACAATTAGTATATGGACAATACCAGATAAGTTTTATGTGGCTTTTCCTTATGGAGTATACCAGCCAGAGATATTAAAAGCATCAAGAAGAAAAATTTCAAGTAAAAAAGCTTTTTTTCTTTCGTATAACAATAAAACAGTCAAAAATGGAGAATATTTAGGATTTACTTTTGATGCCGATGATTTTAAAGCATGTTATAAGGTAATTAGAGAGGAGGGTACGGGAGAGTATGATGGATATAAACCAAAAAATCCCAATGCAAAAAGATTATCAAAAGAAGAAAGATGGTCTGCAAGATTTTTTTCACTTGATAAAATTTTTAATCCTGTTAAAATAGAAGATGTAAACTTATTAGAACTTTCATGGTATTATAATATTGATAATTGGGACAATCTCCGTGCTTTCCTTGCCGCAGAAGAGAGTGGAAAGATTAAAAGACCTCATAAAAAATTACTAGGATACCATGAATGGAATCCGATTGGAGTAAATAATGAAGAAGAGTGATATCCCGTTTGTTGGGTTACATGCGCATAGTGGGATAGGGAGTCCTTTTGATGGATTAGGATACCCTAAAGAACATATGGAGTTTGCATATAAAAATGGCTCCGATGCGCTAGCACTCACTGACCATGGAAACATGAATGGTTTAGCATATCAAGTACTTCATGCAAAAGAAATGCAAAAAGAAGGTAAAAGCTTTAAACCAATATTTGGAGTTGAAGCCTATTTCCTCCCAAGTCTTTCAGAATGGCGCGGAGAATATGAAAAAGCAAAAGCTAACAAGAAAGAAAAAAGAGGATTGGATGACTCAAGATCAGCAACCACTATTGAAGATGAAGGCGCATCTAAAAAAGCAGTCAAAAGTGTTTTAAATCGACGGCGACATTTAATTCTCTTAGCTCAGAATCAAACCGGTCTTAATAACATTTTTAAGATGGTTTCAAAGTCTTATTCAAAAGAAGGTTTCTATCGATTTCCTAGAATGGATTATAAAACATTGCAAAAGTATAGTGAAGGAGTAATCGCTACAAGTGCCTGTTTGGGTGGCATATATGCCGGAAATTATTGGGAAAATAAAGAAAAGAGTAAAGAGGCTGTTTATGCGGCAATGGAAGAGACCACTCGTAAAATGATGTCAATCTTTAAAGATCGATGGTATGGAGAGCTTCAGTGGAATAACATACCAGAACAACACGAGTTAAATAAATATATTATTCAAATATCAGAAAAATACGGTTTTGGCTTAATTTCTACTGCTGATAGCCACTATCCATCTCCCACTGCTTGGAAAGACAGGGAACTTTACAAAAGGCTGGGTTGGTTAGGAAAGGGTGGCTCACCAAAGTGGATGACATCGGAACTTCCAATTGACATTGAAGAAATCGGGTATGAGCTTTATCCAAAAAATGGCGATCAGATGTGGGAATCTTATAAGAATTATTCTAAAGAGTGCGGAGTAAAATATGATGATAAGTTAATTATGGCATCAATTACAGAAACCTATAAAATTGCTCACGAGTACATAGAATCATTTTTGCCAAACAATACAGTGCGTCTTCCCGACTTTGTTGTTCCAGCCGGATTTACGGCTTCCCAAGCACTTTCTCAACTTTGTTTGGATGGGCTGAGAGTATTAAACCTACATGCGAATAAGAAATATATAGATAGATTGCGCGAAGAATTACATATTATTGACGATAGGGGGTTTAATAAGTATTTTCTTACCATGAATGCAATTGCAAATAAAGCAAATTCAGTACAACTTACAGGACCTGGGCGCGGATCTGCCGCTGGGTCACTTGTTGCGTATGTTCTCGGGATTACACAAGTCGACCCAATTAAATATAATCTTCTCTTCTCAAGATTTCTTCGGAGAGACACAAAAGAATATCCTGATATTGATTATGATGTTTCGGATCCAATGGAGCTGAAAGAATTACTAATTGAAGAGTGGGGTGCCGATACGGTGGTGCCAATCTCTAATTTTAACACTTTACAGCTTCGTTCTTTAATTAAGGACATCTCAAAGTTTTATGAAATTCCTTTTACAGAAGTTAATTTAGTCACTTCAAGGATGTTAAAAGAAGCGACACCGTTAGCCAAAAGAAAACATGGAGTTAAAGCAGGTGTATATACTCCTACTTTTGAAGAGGTAATGGAGTATTCTAGCTCATTACAGGGATTTTTATCTAAATATCCGCACATTGCAAATCATATTAATGTTTTATATGGTCAACTGCGATCAGTATCTAGGCACGCAGGGGGGATCGTCGTGGGGGAAGATTTAGATAAACACATGCCCTTAATTAATAGTGGCGGAATCAGACAAACTCCCTGGTCAGAAGGTCAAAACGTTAGGCACCTTGAACCGATGGGGTTCATTAAATTCGATGTGCTTGGTTTGTCGACATTAAAGATGATTGAAGGTGCGATTGGACATATTTTAAAACGACACCACGGGATTAAGAGCCCGACATTCGAAGAGATACAGCAGTATTACAATGACAAACTCCATCCGGATAAAATCGATTTCGCAGATAATCAAGTATACACCAATATTTTCCACAAAGGCAAGTGGGCTGGGATATTTCAATTCACAGAGCCTGGAGCCCAATTATTTTGTAAAAAGGCAAAACCTAAAAACATAATTAATATTGCATCGATTACAGCTATTTATAGACCAGGACCATTAGGGGCTGATGTTGATCAACTCTATGTCGAAGCAAAAGAAAACCCTGGAAAAATAAAGTATGAGAATGATATTGTTAAAGAAGTTACACAGGAAACATATGGTTTTTTAATCTTTCAAGAACAAATTGCACTTCTAGCACACAGGCTTGGAAAAAATATAAGCTTAGACGAAGCAAATAAACTTCGCAAGCTTCTCACAAAAAAAGGTACAGGTTCTGGTATAGAGCAAAAAAATAAAATAAAGGTTAAATTTATTGTGGGATGCCTGGAAAAAGGAATGACTGAAATAGCAGCTATCGCATTATGGAAAAAGTTTGAATATTTTTCAGGATATGGTTTTAACAAATCACATGCCGTATCTTATTCTATTATTTCCTATCAATGCGCCTGGTTATTTAATTATTATCCTTCTGAGTGGTTAGCCGCATTCCTTGATAAAGAGCCTGAAGTCCGGAAAGAGAAAGCAATTAACATCGCCAGAAGCCACGGTTTTGAAATTCAACCAATAGATATAAATGAGTCCGGAGTTGTCTGGGAAATTGGAACAAATGCAAATACATTAATTCAACCATTAACTTCTATAAAAGGACTAGGAGACGCTGCAATATTACAGATTATTAATAGTCGCCCATTTAAAACAGTTGAAGAGTTAATATTTAATGAAGATATTATTTATAGCAAGTTAAATAAAAAAGCATTAGATGTGCTCATAAGAAGCCAAGCATTAGACAGCTTAATGGATGATAGGTTTACCGGTCGAAAACATTTTTGGTCTTGTGTCGCTGTCGATAGACCAAAAAGCCCTAAAAAACTTCATGAGAATATTAAGCTTTATAAGCCAGAAAAAGATTTTTCAGATGAAGAAATAATTGAATATTTGGTATCATTAACTGGTGTTTTCCCGATGGAATTAGTTTTAAGTAAAGACGTTAATGAGCGATTAAATTATCATTGCGTGCCCCCTTTGGGAAAGTGGGATAAAGATTTACAAGTTGCATGGTTTATACCAAGAGAGGTTATAAGTAAGATAACACAAAATGGAAAAGAATATTGGATTTTAAAAGTTATTGACAATACCTCAACTACAACCCACATTAAATGCTGGGGTGTGAATCCGAATAAAGACAAAGTATTTATTAATCGTCCTTATATGGCAAAGCTGGATTATAGTGAACAATGGGGTTATAGTGCACGTGGATTTTATAAAAGTTTTAGATTATTAGGATAAAAGGATTGTAAAAATGAAATTAAAAATTTACAAAATTAGACCAGATGCAATATTGCCGTCACGAGCACATCAAATGGATGCTGGGTTGGATATATATTATTGCTCCAATAGTAATAAAAAACTATATGATGAAAAAAGTTTTCATATTCCACCTAAAGAATCACGCCTATTATCAACTGGAATAAAAATGGAGATACCATATGGATATATGTTGGAAATTAAAAACAAATCGGGTGTGGCTCACAAACGACAACTTTTGGTCGGGGCTTGTGTTGTGGATCCTGGTTATGCTGGAGAATTATACATAAATTTACACAATGTTGGACACAAAACACAAGTTATTGAACCAGGAGAAAAAATTGCGCAAGCAGTAATGATTCCCATTATTCACTGTGGAGTCGAAGAAGTAGAGACAGATAAATTTTTAAATTATCGCTCGGAGCGCGGCGCTCGCGGTTTTGGATCAACGGGTAATCGTTAAAGATTAATTAAAAGGAAATATATTATGAGTTTTTATTATACTCTCCGAGAAGGAGACAAAGGACAAGAGGTAAAAAGGCTACAAGGACGCCTTAATATCAGCGCAGATAGCGTTTTTGGACCAAAAACAAAAAAAGCAGTTAGTGATTATCAATCTATTCATGATTTGACAGTTGATGGACTTGCTGGCAAACAAACGCTAGGGGCTTTAAACATTTCCGTTCATGCTGGCATCGATGTTAGTTCACATAATGGCACTGTTGATTGGGCGAAAGCCGTCAATGCCGGTGTAAAGTTTGCGTGGGTAAAGGCTACTGAAGGGCAGAATCATGTGAATCGTAATTGGGTTGATCGCTATAAAGGTGCAGTTAGTAATAATGTTATTGTGGGCGCGTATCATTTTGCGCGCCCAGATTTTAATAAATATGATAACCCTGAAGCAGACGCACGCGCAGAGTTTAAACATTTTCGCGATACGCTCCAAGCGGTTGGAGGCATCAAGTGTGGTAATCTAGTTCCAGCCATCGACCTTGAGGCAGGTATGAAAACAGATGACCAATATAATGCCGATTGGTATTTAGAATGGCTCTCCTTGGCTGAAGCCGAATGGGGCGTAAAGGCGATTGTTTATACAGCCCGCTGGGCATGGAACCTCTATATACGCAATGCGAAGGCTGAGGATCATGTCAAATTTGCTGAATATCCTGTATGGTGGGCAAATTATATTCGTAAAAAGCCGCTTGTTGGTCCCGAAGCCCAACTGCGCAATTGGAAGGAGTGGGGTGTGTGGCAATATAGCGGGTGGGGCGAATGCCCTGGTCTTAAAGGTCGCGTAGATTTAAATTGGATGGCAGGCGACCAACTAAAAAACTTAACGATAAAATAGGAGAAGACCTTGAGTTCATTAGAAAGAAAACTGAGTAGAAATAAAACAAATAAAAAGAAAAAAGATTTAAATAAAGAAATCTCCACAAAGGTTGGCTTATTTGATAAACTTCCAGAAAAATGTTTGACTTGTGGGCAGCCATATGATAAACTGGATAAAGATATGGTAAAGTCCTGGTATGTTATTGTAAAAGAGCAAGAAAAGAGTGTGCACCTTTACTGTCCCGAATGTTGGAAACTCGCAATTAATATTCTAGAAGAATTTGAGCAACATTTAGAGCATAAAAATACATATAATGATTGTGAAAACGAATAAAAAATGATATCAGCAATTAAAACATTAGCATACGATGATGTTCTTTTGGTACCTCAATACAGCGATATAGAAAGTCGCTCAAAGATAACGCTAGAGAGCCAACTAGATGATAAAATTAGTTTATCAATTCCTATCATATCCTCTCCTATGGATACTGTTACTGGAAAAGATATGTTAATTGCTATGGCGAAACAAGGTGGTCTTGGATTAGTACATCGATATAATAATATTAAACAACAAACTAAAATTGTCGAAGAAGCATATGAAACATTAGAAGACGGAGAACATATTGGTGCTGCCATCGGTGTAACAGGAGATTATTTGGAACGTGCAATTGCACTAGCGACGAGAGGGGTAGATATTTTATGTATAGACATTGCACATGGTCATCATATTTTAATGGAGAGAGCCTTAAAAACAATTAAAGATACAATTAAAAACGAGATTCATATAATGGCAGGAAATATAGCCACCTTAGAGGGGTTTAATGATCTTGTGAAATGGGGCGCAGATAGTGTGCGCTGCAATATCGGCGGCGGGTCTATTTGCTCAACAAGAATTCAAACAGGACACGGAGTACCTGGTCTACAAACAATACTTGATTGTTCTGAAACGCACCATAATATACCGATTATCGCGGATGGAGGGATTAGAAGTAGCGGAGACGCCGTTAAAGCATTGGCTGCTGGAGCCAGTTTTGTAATGCTTGGATCAATGCTAGCCGGTACTGACGAATCCCCAGGAGACGTAATCACGAGAGCATCAAATATAAAAAGAAAAGTTTATAGAGGAATGGCTAGCAAAGAGGCGCAATTTGAATGGAGAGGGGAATATTCCTCTAATGAAGGTATCTCTGCAACTGTTCCATATAGAGGCGGTGTAAAATACATACTAGCAGATTTAAATAATGGCATAAAGTCGGGACTGTCTTACACAGGTGCAAGAAATATTAAAGAATTACAAAATAAATCAGAATTTATTTATCAAACTCCAGCAGGGAACGCAGAGGGTTGGACTCATATTTTGAGAAAAAGCGAATGATAGAAACTAAATACGGAAATACAGCTAAAAAGATATGCTTTCAAAGCACAGATAAACTTCATGCTGAGCTAAAAATTCGTTTGAATTATGATGAAATTAAGGTTTGTGATTTTTTTAATGAAATGGTGGCGGGATATATTAATAAAAATAAATATGTTTTAGCATTTATTGAAGAACTTAAAGAGAAAAAACAGATATCAAAAATCAAAAGAAAAAAAATAATAAAAGCACAGCAAGAAGAAAAGAAAATCATTGATCAATTTGGTATAAATAAAAACGATATTGAAAATATTTTTGATATTTTAGAAAAGGAGCATCCAGATTTATGAAGAAATGTAGTAGATGTTGCATAGAATATAATGTTAATTGTCCAGCTAAAGATTGTAGATATTGGATTGATTATAAAAGCGATTTAAATTGCACTTTAATTGCAGTCAACAAAAGACCAGAAATGACCCTACAAGAAGTTGCAAAAAGGCTCAAGTTAAGTATTGTGAGAATTAAACAAATACAAGATAAAGCTTTAAAAAGATTACAGAAAAAAAGTAAGCACTTAAAGGTCATTTAAATAACAAAAACACTATTTATAGTAGATATTTTGCAGCGTGTTACAAAGGAGACACTCAATGAAAGATAATAAAACATTGCTGAAAGAACACACAGTACGCCGATTTATGAGGCTAGCATCGATTGAGCCACTTTCAGAAAGTTTTTTTGATAGCAAGAAAAAGCTTGAAGAAGAGGAAGAAGAAGATTTGGAAGAAGGTGTGTACCAGCGAGATGATGACGAGGAAGAGTTGGGACCCCCCGGTGGAGGTGGTGGATTGGCACCCCCTGGTGAAGAAGAGGCGCTTCCTGGCGAAGAAGACCTAGAAGCAGAAGCACCCGCTGAAGGGGGTGTAGACGTGGTTGGGTTGGTAAATGCAATCGCTGATGCAATCGAATCAGAAACTGGCGTTTCAGTAGATGTGGAAGGCGCAGAAGGAGGCGAAGAAGAGCTAGAAGCTCCGGCTCCCGGCGAAGAAGAGCTAGGCGAACCTGGTGAAGAGGCAGAATTTCCAGAAGAAGAAGAAGAAGAGTTAGAAGAAAACGAGTTCGAAAAAGAACTATATTTGGAAAAAGGACGATTTCACAACAACGAGGAATTAGTTAATGAAATTGCAAAACGTGTTGCCAGCCGCCTTGTAAGTAAGAGAGCAAGACCCAAAGTTGTAAGTAAGAGAGCAAGACCCAAAGGTTAAATATGCACGAATTAATGTGGTTTCTTCTTGGCGCATTGACATATAAACTTCTTGCAAAAATGCTTAATATTGGAAAAGTGATTCTTCTTTTGCAGGAAGTTCAAATTGATTGTCTTCAGCTTTTAGGAACAGTAGTAGAAGATGTTGCGTTTATACGTACATTAAAGTATAAAACAATGAAAAAAGCCTTGGCAACTTCCGAGCAAGTCAAGCAAGCTCAAGAAATCGATGAACAAGCCCTTAGTTTGTGGAAAGAAACGGCAATTCGCAAGCTCATAGAAAATTTTCCAAAAAAGTTTAGATCGTTAATAAAATTTAAAAATTGGCGTGAAGCCATGAATTTTTTAAATAAATATTATAAAAAACAATCTAGATCATTATAAAATTAACTATATATTTTATAATGAAAGGTATCTCTGTTAAAAATACTATTCTGGTATGGCTTAAAGATGAAGGAGCCATAACTAAAGAAAATAATATTTATCATGCAGAAAGAGCATTTTTTGCAAATTCTGTAATTCAATGGTGTATCCAACAGAAGGAAGGAAAAAATTTATTACCGGACCAAATTGAAAATTACATGAAAGCTGTAAAACTTTTTTTAGAAAAAAAAGTTGACCTTTTCTGGGAAGATGATATAATTAAAATACATATATTTGAGACTTCAGCTAAAAAAAGGGAGATAAAAAAGAATGCTAATACAAGCTTGGAGAATTCCCACAGACAATAAAGATGAGTTTGTTTATCATCTTCAAGTCGACGGAAATATTAATAAAAGAAAAAAGAATGAAATTCTTAGAAGCACCAGTGATTGGAGTATGACAGCGGAGGGATATAATCGAAATAATCCTAAAGAAACTTTTTTAATGTTTACAAAATGTTTTAAAACCAAAGAAGGATGGCTTGAATGGGCAAAACGATTTCCTTTTGGTTTACAAGAGTTAAATCGAAATGGAAAACCAAAGCCTTTAAAGTTGGGCACCAATGCCAAAAGAAAAGTGGTAAAAAACAAAAATAAATGACAGAAAAGTCTAAACCAATAAAAGAACCAACAGAAACGATACCTCAATCTAGGCTTGATGATAATCTCATTGAAGAGCTAAAAATAAAAATAATTAGCCTTTGCGGAGATATTAACGAAGAAAGAGCCGAAGATGTTATCTTATCTTTATTAACATTAAAAGAATTTTATAAAAATATCCCTGCTACAGATGATTCCAACATAACACAAACTCAATCCTCGCCAATCGATTTTTATATTTCTACTTGGGGAGGTGATGCACTAAGTATGTTTGCTATTTATGATATCATGAGAATGGTTCGTTGTGAGTGCGAAATTCACACTTATGGAGTGGGTAAAGTGATGTCTGGGGGAGTATTATTGCTGGCTGCCGGTACAAAAGGAAAACGAAAAATTGGTAAAAACTGTCGAGTAATGATGCATAGTGTTGCTGGCGGACCTCATGGAACGATTTATAATTTGGAAAACGAAATGGAAGAAATAAGATGGATTCAAGAACAACACATTGATGCACTTGTAGATGAGACCAACATTACAAAAAAACAACTAAAAAGGATGCTAGATAAAAAAGTTAATATATATCTCAATGCAGAGCAAGCAGTCAAACGTGGGATTGCAGATATTATAATATGAAAAATGTTCAAAAGATGGTACATAAGATGGCGCAATAAAAGGAATGCACGTAGGCTGAAATGGGAACCTGAATGGTTTGGTGCCACCAAGTTCGATAATAATCTGATAAAAAAAATTAAAAAGTTTCAAAAAAAGCACCATTTAAAAATCACTGGAGTCTGTAATTTTGTTACATACAAGACACTTGTTTTAAAAAGACGCAAATTTATGAAGAAGATTAAAGCAAAGAAAACTAATTAAAATATGAGCCTAGATCAATTAATAGAAAACTTTTTTAGACCAAAATTAAGTTTTAAAAACTTTATTAAAATAATTGAAGAGCAAGTAACTTCTATGACAATAGGAGTTAGTGGTCAAGACAACGAAAGAAATCTTGTTAAAGCAGTTAATGAATTAATCGCCGCCAATGGCGGATCACCCATAGAAGTAAACTTAGGCGATTTTGGCATTCAGCGAATCAAAGATGCAACAAAGCTTGGAGGCGGACCCTTAGAGCCAAAAGCCGATGTCGTGCTTACTACCGATAACGGTGAAGAAATCGGTGTCAGCATGAAAAAGGAAAATTTTGATTTTCTCGATAATAGAATGGATGAGGCAAAGTTATTTAAAAGATTAACAGACACCACTTTAGAGCCACATGAAGCGCAGATAATTGTTGACAACATAAAACAAAAAATGGCAGAAGTAACACAAGATCAAGCGAGCATAATAGAAGCGGAAAAAACAATGTTCATTGATCTGATGAAAGGAATTAACCCCTCGTATCAGTTTCCAAATAAAATCTCTACAGAGGATATGCAAAAAGTTGTAGAACAAAGTAATGGTAAGTTTATTCTAGGTACTCCCAAAAGAAGTGGGGGATTAACTTTTAAAAGTAAATTTAATATTAAAAACGAATACCTAGATTTATCTGAAATATTAGAAGGAAAATATAAAACTTTTTTAAGACTAGTTGTGGCTGGAGGCTCTGACAATCCATATCCAGCAACTGCTGTACTAGTGACAACAATACCAACAACTATAACTAGTGTTGAAGAACTATCTACACATTTATCAAAAACTGTATCTATCGGAACAGCAATAAATAATTACATGAACGACCCAAATATCAACATAACGTTTAGGTTACGCCCAATGACAAAAACTCGTACTACCTATTCCACATCTAACCGTAGTCATTATAAACCGGGGGAGAGAATGTATGTTGATTCAGGTTTGGGAGTATCTTGGACAACGTTCACTATTAAAAGAAAAACGTGTAAAAGCGACGGCACATGTCCTATACTAGCTAGTGAAGATTAATATTTCATCTTAAATAACCAATGTATACACACGAACGTTTTAAAGATTTTAATAAATCTCATTGCTGGCAACACGAAATTCGCCGTTTAAATATAGCGAAAGACATGTTAGAGGCAGGACTTGATTTACAAGCAGTTAAATCTCTCCGCATTCCAGATTTTGATTTTGAATTTGTGCCCAAAACAGATAAAGAGCGATGCAGAAATATAAAACAATTCATTGAACGTCACGAATGGTTAGGAAAAATGCCAATATGGGTTACACACAGGTTTGTAGCGAAACTTAAAAGCACAGGACAACTTGCTGGGGTTATTATTATGGCAACGCCTAATTCTTTTTCTCATCTTCTTGGAAAAGAAAATAAAGATTTGGAAAAATTAATATCGAGAGGTGCTTGTATAAGCTGGTCGCCAAAGAATCTTGGATCTTGGCTTATTATGAAATCTATTCACTGGATGGTTCAAAACACTTCTTTTAGGTCATTTACAGCCTATAGCGATCCAGAGGCAAAAGAGCTTGGCACAATTTATCAAGCATGCAATTTTTATTACTTGGGACAACAATTTGGCTCAGGCAATCAATATCTTGATCCTGATAACTTAAATAGAGGTTGGTTTGGGGATAGTGGATTCGCAGATAGAAGCATGATTGTTCGCTATGCAAAAAAACTTGGAATCGAATGGCAGAAGGAATGGTATAGAATGGTTGGAAAAAAGAAAAACATTCGAAAAGTAAATTGGAATATTATTCCAGAAGAAATAGCAAAACAATTAAAACAGGAGAGGGCTAGACATAAATTAAGATGTCAAAAAAGACCTGCCACGGCAAAACATAAATATACTTACATCCTTGGTAGAACTAAAAAAGAGACAAAAGAATTACGAAAATTATTCACTAAACTAAACCCTAATAAAGCTAATTTACTGTACCCTCACAAAAGAGGAGAGTAGTGGCAAAAAGAATTAGAAGACTAATTATAGAATGAAGCATCAAGAAGATACAGCCATGATAAATGAAGAAAACTTAATAAAAATATATTATAATCTATTATTGATAGTTGACATGAAAGAAGAAACTTATGATAGATTAATAGAAAGTGATGCATATTTAACTGATACAAATTTTAAACTTATTAATTCAGACTTAGAGCAATTAGATGAGTGTTTGAAAAATATAGAACAATCCCTAAATTTAACTAGCGCCTCTGTAAAAGAAAAAATTAACAGTCAAATTATATTAGATCCTTATTATATTTTAACTAAAAATATATTGAAAACTCAGGGTCTTTTAAAAAATCCAACTTTAAAAAAAGATAAAGAATATATAAATTAAATATTTAAATTGTTATAATATATCTTAAGAGGTGAAAATTGGCAAAAAAATTCGAATCTAAAAAAACACTACAACAAAAAATATTTACTGGTGTTAATCTTTTAGCAGACAATGTGGCTTCAACTTTAGGACCAAAAGGAAGAAATGTAATATTACATTTAAAAAATAGCAATCCAGTGATAACAAAAGATGGAGTTACAGTGGCAAAATTTATTGAATTAGAAGACCCATTTGAGAATGTTGGTGCACAAATAGTTAAACAAGCTGCAACTCAAACAAATATGGATGCTGGAGATGGAACAACCACATCAACTGTTTTATCAAGAGCAATATTACAAGAAGCGCAAAAATATTTGGCAGCAGGAGTTCCACCTATTGATATTAAAAGAGGTATTGATAAAGCTGTGATTACGATTGTTGAAGAATTAAAAAAACAAGCGATACCAATTGCCTCGAAAGAAGATATTGAGCATATAGCTACAATTTCTGCAAACGGAGATAAAACAATTGGAAAACTAATTGCAAAAGCGATTGACTTGGCAGGAAAAGATGGGGCGATTACGATAGAAGAGGCTCGTTCCGCCGAAACAAGCCTAGACGTAGTTGAAGGATTTAGGCTCAATTCAGGATATTTAGCCGGTGCATTTATCAATGATGAAAAACGTAATGCAGTTATATATGAAAATCCGCTATTTCTTATTACTGATGGAAAAATCGAATCTATTGATGAGATAATGCCATTATTAGAGATTATTTCAAGGGAGGGAAGACCTTTTGTTATCGTAGCAGAAGACATTGAAGGTCAAGCACTAGCCGCATTAATTATGAATGCGGTGCGTGGTACTTTAAAAGTTGCGGCTATAAAAGCTCCTTATTATGGAAGAGAGCGGAGAAACATTCTTAAAGATTTGGCAGTGTCAGTTGGGGCAACATACGTAACAATAGAATCGGAACTTAAATTAAAAGATGTAGAGTTACAGCATCTAGGTGTTGCTAAAAAAATTGAAATATTAAAAAATACCACTACGATTGTTGACGGAAAGGGTGATCTTGAAGGGGTTGAAAAACAAATTGAATTATTGAAAAACGAGTTGGAGCAAACAGAGTCACTATATGAGTGTGAAAGAATTCAAGAAAGAATTACAAGATTAGCTAGTGGGATTGCAATTATTCGCGTCGGTGCAGCAACAGAAATTGAAATGATAGAGAAAAAGCATAGAATTGAAGATGCTTTAGGGGCTGTGAAATCCGCCCAAGAAGAGGGAATTGTCGCCGGAGGTGGTGTTGCCATTTTAAGAGCTTCCAAGGGTTTGAAAATTAAAACAAATAATGATGATCAACAACTAGGAGTTAATATCGTGCTGGAAGCTGTCAAAGAACCAATACGACAAATGGCTCGTAACGCTGGTGACTCTCCAGATTTAATATTAGCCAAAGTGCTTCGTATGCGCCCGGAGAACGGATGGGATTTCTCAACAGGAAAGGCTGTTAACATGCTTAATGCTGGAATTGTCGATCCGGCAAAAGTTGTAAGATGTGCTCTTCAAAATGCGGCTTCAACTATTTCTATATTAATCACAACAGATCATGCAATTGTCGAAATTTAACACTATTTAATAAGTAAGATAATAAAATAACAAAAGGAGTGTTAGTCATCATGGAGTCTTCTGTTGCTTATGTAGAACTAAATGGAAAATTTGAGCAAATCATGCAAAATATTAACACCGTAAAAGATAAGCAAGATGAAATGGCAGAAGACATTGCTAAGATTAAAGAAGCAGTTTACCACCCAGACCAAGGTATTTATGCTCGAATCAGAGAATTAGAGAGTTGGAAAACTTCAATGACTAGGCTAATTTGGCTTATAACCACAAGTATAATTGGCATGGGCACCGCACTAGTTTTTAAATATATGAATATAATATAAATATTTTTCTTGACAATTTTATTAGAAGTTGCTATACTTAAAGAGTATAATTGTAAAGGTGATTTGTGAGAGCAACAATTTCGTATTCAGTCAATTTCGATGATTTACCTGAAAAAATCGCAGGGTTAATCAGCGAAGCTATAGAGGAACTTTCTAACAAAGCGGTTAAAGACCTTAGTTGTGCCCATAAAGAAATACAACAAAATAACAATGTAAATGCGTCTGTCAAAAAAATTGACAATGTACGAGAAAAGTTAGCTGACATTGATACGCGCTTATCAGAATGCACAAATATCTTACTAGGATATCAAAAAGCCTTAATAGATTCATCTATGTTGGACTCACCTCCTGGCGTTCTTCCTCACGAAACAAATAATGTTACAGCCCAAGATTTTAATAAAATAGCGCCTACAGAAGACAATGAATAATAAAGGAAATCTTATATATATACCAGCTGAAACGGTGCTTTATAAATTTAGTAAATCGAAGACAGCCTACGCTACTCCAAATGGGTATTTACGTACTTCTGAACCCATAAACGCTTTAGTGGTAGATGATGAAAAAGTTGACGGAAAGTTTTTAAAAATTTTGCATAATGGCGAATCATGGTTTGTCCATGAAAAAGAAACAAGGAAATGTTATGATTAAATTTGTTGAAATTTATGGTACTGGATTAAGTTATTCAAGTATAGAAGATGTTGCAAATAAGCGCAATCCAAAACCAAGTTTTAAATTAAGAGAGATATATATTAATCCAGAATATGTAGTTTATCTTAAGGAAGCGGAGGACTTTTTGCAAAAATTTGTAGGCGGAGATCTACCCGAAGGGTTGGACAAAAGACAAGAATTTACTCGCCTTGGCTTAAGCAGGGGTCAATCAGGGTTTGATTTGGTGGTAGTGGGTGCCCCAAAAGTTGTTCAAAGTAAATTATATAAAGGGGAAAGCAAAAGTGTCATCAAGGGATGAGTTTTTTCATGTATATGTATTTAGCGAATGCGCAGAGAGTGATGAAATAATTTCTTATTTAATAGAGAAAAAATGTAGTTTTTTAATTACGATTATGGACTTTGCACCAAAAGAGCTTGAAAAAATAAAAAAATTATTTAAATTTAATGAAATACCTATTGTCTTGCACTATAATAATAATGAGAATCAAAAAAACAAAACATTAGATAATTTTATATTGGGCAAGCTCCCGGAATTAAAAAAATATATAGAAACCCAGTTTAATTTAAAAAAATATGGCTCAATTACCACCATCCCAAAAACTAAAGAAAGCTCTAGTCAAGAAGAAGTTTTAGAAAATGACTGGGTAAAAGAAAAAGCTGAGGATGTTGACGAAAGATTAGAAGATCTTTTCGATCAAGACGGCTACACACTAGAAGGTAAAGAATTCGATGATTAAATGTAGATTTAAACCACTTAAAAAGCATGGCTCTTTGATCACGACTAGCAATAAAAGAATTAAATACGGGATCTATTTAACTTCCTCTTATCCAATTAAAAAGCGTGAAAAAAGATGTTGGATCGTGGGGGTTAATATTGAACTTGATTATACGTGTCATATAAAAGATGGAAAAACAAATGATGAAATTGTAGAAGGATGCATTGAATATTTAAATACTCCACCTAAAAGAAAGAGAAAACCACTTTATGGCTTATTTGAAAGCAAGCCATATAAATATTCAATTAAAAAGAGCGAAGACGGAGAAATATATATTCAGCTATTGTTGTTGGCAAATTTACGTAAGAATAAGCAGTTTTGGGGTGTAGGCACCAACATAAAGAGCATCACAGTGAGAAAAAAACGAACAAGCAAAATAAAATAATTTACCTTGAGCTTTCAGAATTATCTTTTAAGGGATTTTATAAAATTGCCAGCAGCTGCGAAGTGGCTTTAAGGTCTTTAATCTCTCACCATGTAAGTTTTAATATTCATAATCATGAAATATTATCACTATTGTGTGAAGCATATGCGACGACAAGTTTAATGCTTAAGATATTAAATAAAGTTGAAATGACTATTGATGAGAGTAAAGAAGAACAAAATATATATTATATATCAGATGAAGAGATGGTAAGAGTTTCTGTTTACCTTGCTTCTTTGGCTAATTGTAAAAAAGAATTATTAGGTTATAATATTTCCATAAATAAAAATTAAAAAAAGACTTGACATGTTTGAAAACTTTCCTATATTTTTATAAGAGTGGCAGCCGACTAAGGCTGTCGAACGAAAGTGACTAAAACAAACAAAAAAAGGAAAATAATTATTATGAATAGTCTATCTCGTCGGTATCACATGCCCAGCCTTAGTCGGCACAGCCAAAAAAGCATTTTTGATGATTTTTTTAATTCCCCACTGTTTTCTACTAGTTGGCGAATTCTTGATAATACACATGCTTCCGAACGCGGCATAAGCGTAACGGAAACTGAAGCATCTCACAAAATTTCAGTGGCTGCTCCAGGGCTTGAAAAGAAAGATTTCAATGTTGAGCTTAAAAGTGATGTATTAACAGTTTCGTATGATGTGTCTGATAAAAGCGATAATAGCTTTGCACATTCACAACTTAAGCGCTCATGGGTAGTTCCCGAAGGGACACAAACCTCAGATATTTCTGCCGAATATAAATCTGGAGTGTTAAATGTTTTTGTTGCCAAACAAAAAGTAGAAGAACCAATTGTATCTTCTATCAAAGTTAAGTAAATAAAGGAACTTAACACGGCTTAAAACTAATTAAAGGCGAGCAAATTGCAATTTGCTCGCCTTTTTTTATTTTAAAAGCGTATTAACTAATTACTAATGGACTTATTATGATGAAACTCCTACTTGAAAATTGGCGAAAATATTTAAAAGAAGAAAAGATATCCGTAGAAGATATACACAAACGTGCAAAGGAGTTAGATATCCCATGGGACGACGATGCTCAATTTATGAATTGGACTAAGGAACTTACGGGTAAGTCTCATTTGGATGATCTGACCGGGGAAGAACTTTCTAAAGTTTATGGGGCTTTAAAAAAACGGGGTAAAGAAAATAAATGAAACTCCTACTTGAAAATTGGCGAAAATATATAAATGAGAAAAAGTTTGAAGATTACGAACCAAAAAAAGGTGAATGGGTTGACATATCTGCTACAGATTTAAAAAATAAGGAAAATATAGATTTAACAAAACAACTTTATGATTTAATTGCCACTGCTTTTTCTCACGAACCGGAAGGACATTTTGATTTCCAATCTTCAGAAGACGTTCCATCTGATTATACTTATTGGAAAGCTATCGATGTCGATGAGGATCCAGACCCTGATGCTCTTGTCGGAGGAAAATATAAAAGCGCAGGAACCAAACTAGCAGTTGTAGGACACGATGGAGAAAGAACAAGCAAGATGATCGCTCTTGACGAGTTTAGTAAGCTATTTAATACATCTGGATATTATGGGGAAGCATCAAAAAAGATAGCACACATAATGTTAACAAAACATGGTGTACCTTATATTGATAATCAAAAAGATGTTGAAAAAGTTTTAGGAAAAAAAGTAGAATGGATAGGAAAACACCCCGAAGGGATATATCCAGGATATGATGGATGGTACATCAGAAAAATTGGTGGCATACATGCAGATATGAAAATTATGATAGGGAGCCCCCACATATGAAATATTTTGAAAATTGGCGAAAATTTCAAAACCAAGCCGAAAAACAAACCCTTTATGAAGAAGTTTTAAATGAGATTTCTGATGAAAACTATAGTAGAATAAAAGACTGGCTAGCAGATCAGGGCGACGAGGCGCTGCCATTTAATAAGTTATTTAATGGAAAAATGCGTACTAGTATATCTTTAGGCAGCGCAATAAGCCCAACATCAGGAGTTGGCAAAATTATTAGATACCTTGATGATAATGGCTGGAAAGCGGATATTGGAACCGGACTAGCTACAAGGGAAGCATCAGCGCCGGATCTAAACATCCCGGCTCCGGTCCGACGTGTTACCGGAGTTGGCGCTGGTCAACCCAGAACAGAAAAACAAAAGATTGGTAAATTACTAGCCAAGGCACTTCGTTTGGGTCAACGAACGCAGGAAGCTTACAACAAACGATATAAATTTCATCAAGAACACATAGCTCCGATTCCTTTTGGAGATCAGGAAACAAGGGATAAAATAATTAAGTCTAAAGAATATCGTGATTTACAAGACAAAGAAGATACAACAGAACAAACCTTACAAAAGACTTTTCCTTCAATGCGCAAATCCACCGGGCTTCATCAACTTAATTCAATGATAGATTTCTGGAACAAAAAGTCTCAATTTTACCGTGAAAATCCCGACTCGGCGGGCATAGAATACTCAATTATTATTTCTCGCCATCCAATCGATGTTGTGCGAATGTCAGACTTCGCAGTAATTCACTCTTGTCATTCGGAAGGTTCAGATTATTTTCATTGTGCCATGGGGGAGGCAAGAGGGCATGGTCCAATAGCTTATGTGGTTGCAACAAAAGACTTAGAAGGTGTTAATCTTGATGACGAGGAAATATTTGAAGATGATGCGAGAGATATTGAAGGAATTGAACCAATTTCTAGAATTAGACTTCGAAGATTCCATAAAAGTGACCATAAATACGACTTAGCAATACCCGAAATAAGAACTTATGGTGTAGATATTCCGGGATTTTATACAAAATTAAGATCGTGGGCTCTTGAAAATCAGCCACAATTTAAAGAGGCAGTCAATGATGAAGGAGCAATTGACCCAGAGTATATGCGAAAGTTCACGCGCACCGGGGGCTCATACTCAGACAGCCAAGCATCAAAACTATTTAATAAGTTTTTTATGAAGTTCCAGCCACTTTTCACAGGCGATGTAACAGAAGACTCAGACGATGAAGGACCGGATCAACACGAAGAGCTATGGAACGAATATACGGAAGGGGCTGCAGAGGTTGAAAGAAGAGCAGATCTTGAACATTGCTGGGTTAATTACGATGTAGAAGAAGGAGATGAAGGATATCCATACGTAAGTTTCCATGGTGGAGTTAACATTATATTTAGTAAAGATCTTTTCATTGAGGAGATACCAGCATCTTACGAGGAAAAAAAAGTATTATATCATGACATTGATGAGGCACTAGAAGATGAATTTGGAGATCTTCAGGTCGAGGATACAGCAATAAATACTCTTGGCGACACAGTGGATATAACAATACAATTTGACCCATACGCGCAGGACTACTACGATTCTTCCCCAGAAGGTTTCGAAAGTTTTGTAGAAGATATCGAAAAAGTAGAGGCAGACTATTCTAACATTAGAAGAAAAATTAAATCAGTGTTTGCAAGCCTTGGATATGCTGAGCCCACAGCCACAGACGTCTTAGTAATAAGGCTTGAAGACGACGGACTAGAATTAAAACATTTTACAGAAATTGATAAAACAGAGGGTGATGTTAAAATTTCATTAGGTACTGAACGTTATCTATCCAAGTATGGGCTTGGTCCGGTTAAAAATACAGAACAAGATGAATTTTTTAAAATGGTTCAAAACATGTATGAAGACGGTCAAATTATTAATAATCGCTTTATTCAATCAACGCAGTTTACAAATGACCTTATAAACCAATTTCAAAAAGAACTTAAAGCATCTGTAGATGCAGCCAATAGACAGCTTGAGCTGTTTGGCAAGGGAGAAAAGCAAATAGAACTACCTCTTCATGTCGATCCTGTAACTCCAGACTACCTTAAAGACTATATAACAGACAATATTCGAATTCACCTAATTCCACCATCACTTAGGGACATCGATGTTGGCAGCCCTCTTCCACGGATTCCACACAAACATGGACCAATGGCAACAAAAGCACCTCGACATGCTCAGATTCAAGATATTAAATTTTTCTTTGATGAACAAATTGATCCTGCAACAATGCATGCAGCAATAAATTTTCTCCAACATATAGATAAAAATCTTGAAAAATTTGTTGAGAAAGCTTCTGACATGATACGAGTTGCAGATGTGGCATACTCAAAAAAATATGTAGAAGGTCGCGCAGGACAGCAAACAAAAATTGATGCAATTTTTAAAATGATAGATGTTATGCAAAAAGTTGAAATCGAAGACCTGCGAGGCAAAACAGTAGGTGAGGTCCCAGATAGTTTAGTCAATCAACTTGAAACATTAATGACTTCCATTGATGTCAAAAGCGCAATATTAAATAATGATTATTCAAAATTAAACAAAAAGAAAGTAAAAGCATTACAAGAACTATTACCAAAAATAGTAGGCATTTATAGAAGATTTAAGAATCTCGGTCGAGTCGAAGGAGAAATTCCAGACAAACAACTTACACTTGAAAAAAAGGTTCGCACAATGATTTACAAAGCTTTAAGATTAATAGAGGAAAGAAAAAAAGAAAAAAACATATGCTAATTACGCTTCACTTATTAACAATTCCGATTGCTTTTTTTTACTGTAATTTTGTAGAATGGTTTTCACATAAATACATTTTACACAAGCTAGGTAAAAATAAAAATTCATTTTGGGCATTCCACTGGCACGATCACCACAAGCTTGTTAGAAAACACAAAGGACTTGATCCATCATATAATAGTCCATTTCGTGGTTCAATCTTGAAAGAAAAGCTATCATTATCTTTATTACTTTTAGCACATTTACCACTATTTAGTATAATACCATTATTTTATTTAATATTGGTATATTGTACATGGAATTATTACAGGGTACATAAGAAATCCCACATGAATATTCAATGGGCAAAAAAACATGCACCTTGGCACTATAACCATCATATGGGTCAAGATCAAGAGAAAAATTGGTGCATAACTAGAGATTGGTGTGACAGGCTTTTTAAAACAAGAGCTAAGGAATAAACAATGAAGATCTCGAAGACCAAACTTAAACAAATTATTAAAGAAGAGCTTAAGCTTATTCTAGAAGAAAAAGAAACATATGTTTTAGAAAGGTCTGGTGTTACCTTTAACGAAAAATTTGTTACCGGTGGTAAACCTGATGATCCGAATTTTGGTACACTTGAAGACGCTAAAACTTTTGTATCTAAAGACGCCGCTAAAGAATACGCAAAGAAAGTAAAAGAAGGTGGTATGCATGTTAGCGTAGTAAACAAAAAAGGTACTTAAATAATATGAAACTAACTAAATCAAAACTTAAGCAGATCATTAAAGAAGAGTTAAATTCTATAATTGCTAGCCCAGGTGTTAGATTTGATTGGACCCAAGATGGGCTGACTATGGAAATGCACGTTTGGAATGAAAACGAACATAAATGGAATGTTGGCATGACCTTCTCTACACAAAAAGATGTTCAAAATCTTATAACACAACTGCAAAACTTGTTGACAGGACCAATGAGGACATCGCCATGAAAAGCACCAAATTAAAACTCAAACAAATTATTAAAGAAGTGTTAAATGAACGTCCTCAAATGAGCGATAAAGTATGGGATGCTCACAAAGTGGCTATTGAGAATATTCGTAATATGTCAAAACAAATGAACGATAAGGATTCTTATGCTTTTTTGAATCTTCTTAAAGAATGGTTTAATAAAAATGTATTAGAAGAGAAAGAAGAAAAAAACAACCCGTGGGCTATCTGCACAGCTTCTGTTGGAAGAAAAGATAAAGAAAAATATGAAAGTTGCGTAAAAAAAGTTAAAGGAGAAAAAAGGTGAAATTAACAAAAACAAAACTAAAGCAAATCATCAAAGAAGAATTAAAGACGCTCGGCGTGGTAATCCATGAAAATTTCATGGATTCGCCCGATGTCGAACTAGAAGATCCGGAATCTCAAAGCGAATATACCGCTGGAGATTTCGTTGTCGTAGAAATATCTGATGACAGACATGATAAGAGTATAGAGACGATCACCGATCCCACCGATGACAGACAGTGGACCCCGACTCATGGTTTTTATACATCTGAAAAATTCTTGGCTAAAATTATACAAGTTTCTAAATCGGGCTAATAGGAGACAATAAATGAAACTAACAAAAACAAAACTAAAGCAAATCATCAAAGAAGAACTTCAAAAAATAGTTGAAGGGAACAGCCTGATGGATAAAATTTTAAGTCTCGATCCCGGAACACCAGAAATTAAAGCTGAATTAACTAAATTAGCCGATGCGACCAACACGGGAGGCGAGTATGGTGATGCGGCACAAGAAACGTTGATAGCGCTTAAAAAACAATATGTGCCCAAGGGAACGCCCACCATAAATTTTCATGAGATAGCAGCTGCCGTATTTACTAATATGACTCGCAGAGAGGGGTAAAAATGAAACTAACAAAATCAAAACTTAAACAAACCATCAGAGAAGAGATAGAAAATGCTAATTGGCCAGATGCAAATGAAGCCAAAGCTGCAGAATTGTATCGTAGATGTTTGAAGATGGGTCCTGGTCGAAAAGATCCCCTCGGGTGGCATCATGGCGGAGAAGCTTGCATTGATAGCCTTTTATCTCTTGGAGAAATGTCAGAAGAAGAAGTGAACAAGCTTCGCTCATATATTTTAAACCTCGTTGGTCGTTGGCAGAATCATGATGATCCTGATAATCCCACTGGTGAAGGAAGGTACTTGATTGTAAAAAAGAGCGATCTTCCAACCACTCAAGGAGAAATGAAATTAACAGAATCAAAACTTAAACGGATCATCAAAGAAGAATTAGACGACTTTGAGCGGTTCAATGCCCCCGAATATCAGCTAAATGACAAATTAGTTTCTGCCGCTAGCGATGCTATTAAGAGTGCTGCTTGGGAGTTTCTAAAACAGTATAAAGGACCAACAGGACGTCCGCTCAGCCCCACTGTCATCAAAGATACAATGGAGAACATAGAACTTGACATCGAAGAGCCTCTCATGGATCTTCTTTTACCGGTGGCTCGAAGCTTACAAAGAAAAACAGGTGATAGTGAGCCCGAACCCGAAGGATTACCTTGGCAACCAGATTTAATGGAAGTAAAAATAGGCGATATTGTAAAACATAAAGAATATGGTCAAGGAATGGTTGCAGCGCTTCGAAGTGGTAAAGGTGGAGATCGACGAGCCGTCGTTAAATGGGACAGAAAAGGCGAAAATCGTGAAACAATTGTTGGTTCGCTTACGGTGGTCAAAAAGAGGGAAAAGAAATGAACTTAACAAAATCAAAGTTAAGGCAAATTATTAAAGAAGAATTACAAAATATATTAAATGAAGAAAATAATCGTGTTTTCGCCCCAAATCATTATTGCGCTCACCATGTTGCTGAGCGCCAAACTGGAAAAAAAGGTATTGTAATTGATCACAGTTGGAATAAAAAATTACAAGAAGTAACTCGATATGATGTAGATTTCGGGAATAATGATATTCGTACAATACCTGTTAAAGATCTTTATATTTTAGAAGCAAGTCTTGCAGAGGATCACAAAGAGCATTCTGCAAAACGCGACGATGATGAAGAAGAATCGAAAAGTTGAATGTAACAATCATAAGAATTCTAACTTTTTTTCTTGCTTTAATTTTATTAATAATTATTGGTGTTGAACTAGCAAACGCAAAACCGCCAAAAGTTCGATCCAAGTTTTACGATTTCAGCGAACACTTTATCAACGGAGAAATAAGAAAACCCACTGTGTTGTATCACAATACAAGAGAGAGAGTAAAATTTGAACGCCTATTAAGTCTAAAAAAATCTTTCTTAAGAGAAATGTTTGAAACCCACCGCAACCCAGTTTTTAAGTAAAGTTCGTATTTATTTAAAAAATTAATGAATTTCTATTCTTTTTAAAAAAAAGAACATATGTATTAACGGGTGTGAAAAGTTTTTCACACCAATCCCATTTTCAAGCATGTGGCTTTCTTTGAGATTTTTAAGAAAAAATAAATGGAGGGACCGGTGTAGTGCCGCTAAGGACAAAAGCAAAATATGTGTTAATGTTTTTGTTTTTAAATTTAATAACTTACTTTTCAATACAATATTTTATAACAACTGGAAATTACGATTTATTAACCAGTATAGACATAGCGATTCCTTTTGTTCCAGAATTCATATGGGTGTATCACACACTAATTCCCGTACTCACAATTACACTATTAATCCTTCTTCATAAAAAAGAAGTATTTCTGTCCGCATTTATGGGATTTATAATAGCAACAATTGTCCTCAGTTTATTTTATATTTTATTTCCTTCTTTTTATCCAAGATCTTTATTCGATCAATCATCAATGTCAGCATGGCTATTAGAAATAACAAGAGCAATCGATGGTCCACATAACACATTTCCGTCTGGACATGTCACTTTTTCATGGCTACTGGGATTTTTTATTATGGACTCATCTTTTGCAAAAAATAATAAATGGATAAAAAGCATATATTTTGCATGGGCATTGTTAATTTCAATTTCAACTCTTCTCTTGAAGCAACACTATATCATTGATGTTGCTTCTGGAATAATATTGGCAATTGTTTGTTATTTTATTGGCAAGAAAATCATCTATGGGCGACTACGTGAAACTATTTAATATAGAATGCACTTTGAATTTCCAGAAGAGATTGCCCAAAAAAAATGCGAAAAAATCGTAAGAAATACTTTACAAAAAGATTACATTAACGTGTATATTAAGAAATTTTCTTTAAAAGAAAATATCGAACAAAATTATACATCTGTGTCATATACATTAGAATTAGAAAACTACAAAGATGGCTCATTTCAAATTGAAGGAAAAGGCAAAGGTGCAGTAGATGCACTATTTGCTTCAATTATTAATAAACTCAATAATAAATTTATTTCTCTTAAAAATATTCGGTTTGAAGATTTTTCAATGCAAGTCAAGTTTAAAGAGAGTAGTTATAGAAGAAAATCAGACGCCCCAGTTGAAATTCGGTTAGCTTTGAAAAGTTCTAGGGAAAAGATTTTTTATTTTAAATCAAGCTCAACATCAATGATTTTGGCAGCAATAAAAGTTATTACCCAAGCTGTTGAATACTTAATAAATGCAGAACTTGCGGTGCTAATTTTATATGAAAGCATTAAAGATGCAGAAAAAAGAAATCGATCTGATTTGGTGAAACAATACACAATAAGCTTATCCGAGATGGTAAAGATTACATCATATGAGAAAGTTATTAAAAAACAAAAAAACAATTGACTTATTCTATAAACTATGCTAATATGGGGCGTGAAGGTTTAAAAAGTGCAAAGAATTGAAATCGGAGATATGGTAAATCAGAAAGAAGGTCCACGAAAGGCTGGTCTTGTCACTGAAATATTTCGCTTTGGCTCTTCTAATGATTTGCATGCCAAAGTTCTTTGGAGGGACGGATTTCATAAACTTTATAAGCTAACATGGTTAGAATCTTTTAGAAAAGAGACTAGTTAAAATATGCAGCCTTTGCTTGAAGCCTGGAGAAAATACTTAAAAGAATCCGCTGGTGGTACAATTATTGCTATTTTTGGTCCATCAGGTTGTGGAAAATCCTGGCATAAAAATACTTTAAAAAAAATGGGATGGAAAGAAATCGTTTCTACTTCAACGCGACAACCTCGTGGTAAAGAAGACATTGAATATAGTTTTTTACAAAAAGGCGAATGGCAAAAGATGAAAGAAGATGGCTTGTTGATAAACACAAACTATTATGAAGAAAATTATTACGGAACCAGATTTAAAGATTTTAAAAATGCAAAAAAATCTGTCATGTTAACGGACTTTACAAACGTTAATGGAAGTCGTGGATATGATGATTTAAAAAAAATTGCTGAACATAATGGAAAAAATTTAATTCTTGTTTACTGTGTACCGCCATCTAGCCAAGAATTAATCACAAGGCACCAAGAAAGAGGTACGCCTGAAAGAATCGAAAGAGCAGCAAAAGAGATGGGAGAAATGAATTACGAAGTTAAAACAAATATACCCGAAGCAATTTGGGTTGATAGTGATGAGGACATAATAGAATTGGCAAATTCTTTAGAAGGGAGTTCATAGTGTATTATAATATTGGAGATAAAGTAAAACTTAAGCGTTTCTCAAAAAACGATATAAGATTTAAGCCATTTATTAATAAAACAGGGAAAGTTATTGGCATACAAAATTGCATAGGAAATAAGCAATTTGTACGTGTATCTTATGGAAAAAGTAAGACCGTGATTGCAGAGCATTTTGGTGATTATATTGACGTTGGCAATTGGCGATTAACTAAAAAAAGTTAATCTTACTATAAAATATTAAAACCTTATTATGAAGATAGGCGATCTTGTAACACCAACACAAGTTCTTATAGGAGCGGAAAGTAATTTTCCGTATGGAATAGAAAATATATCAACAGATACATTAGGTCTTATTTTGGATATTAATGAATCTCAAAATCCAATAGCAAAATCAACAATGTATAAAGTACATTTTCTTTTTCGCGATGGCATATTGTGGTGGGTGCAAGAAAATGAAATACAAGTTATCAGCAAAAAAGGGGATTAACATGGCATGGTTGACAATTACAGGAATTGCATTAATTGTATGGGGCATTTGGTGGGCAGAGAAATAAATGAAAATCGGTAATTTAGTAAAAGTTGGTCCTTCTTTTATTGGGCTATACATCGTAACAAGTTTAAAGGCGCACAATCCACATGCTCCACACCCTGGCAATTACTATGCGCTCAAGGACTGTTATATGTTGGTGTGTCTAGATAATCCAAGTCCACCAGCGCCAATGAACAAAAAATGGATTAAAGTTATCAGTGAAGCCCGGTGATTTAGCAATAATTATACAGCCTTCGTTTGATTTTGGCGATAGCCAATTGATTATAGATATCTGGACTTATGGTAAGCCAGTTTTAATTCTCAAAGAAAGCCACATTGAATATCCAGGTGGCAAGCGCGAAAAAACAGTTTTAATTCAACTTGGTAAAAAAACCACATGGCTTCTTGAGCGAGATTTAGAGGTTATTGAACATGATAATGTTTAATAATAAATATTTTTATAATTAATGTCATATAAATTCTTGACTTTTTATTAAATTTTTGTTATGATGAATATATGAAAATTGGTGATTTAATAAAGTGGAAAATAAACAAGAAGTTAAAGTCGATTCCGCCCGAAGGTAGGGGCATAATTATTGAAATATGGGACATACCAATGTGGCGCAGGTTAAAAAAAGGCTCTGACATAAAAGAATATGTTATAATTACACAAAAACCAGCTACACATAAAAATAAACAGTTTTTACTATTAGAATCTGAATGCGAAGTGCTTTCAGAATATTAAAAAAATAAAAAGGTTTGAGGTTATTAAAATGAAAAATTTTATTGTAATTATTGCAATATTTCTTTTAGGACATTTCTTTGGTGATATTGTTATTGGCGCTTCAAAAGCGGCATACAATGCTATCGCCGTTAAAGTCGCAACTAAATAATTAATTCCAAGAAAGAAGAAAAATGAAAGTAAACATATATATTTTGATAGCAATTATATTTTTTGCATCGACCGCACATGTATACGCATATGATCAATGTGCCCCAAATTACTGTCCAGATAGGTTTGGCATTGGTATTGCTGTTGGACCAACTCATGGTGCAGGCTTAACATTTAAATATAAATTTTCCCAAACATTTGGGATTCAAGCAAGCGCTATGCCATATTATGATGGAGATAAAGCGCTTTTTGTCGGAGGTACAACTTTTTTTATCACTATTCACGAAAAGAGATGGGCTGAAGCATACGTTACAGCAGGGACTAGTATTTTATATTATTCCCCAGGACCATTCAAAAAGAGTGAAAAATACTTTATTTTTGGTCCCGGCATTGGTGTTATGTGGAAATTTGGAAATGGTTTGGGCGCTTCTATGGAATTTCCAATTTCATTCGTAGTTGGCAATAAAGGATTTTATGTGCTTCCAATTCCCAATATATCATTTATGTATTATTTCTAGAAAACGCTTGACATTCTAAAAAAAGAATGCTATCATTAATTAATTCTTTAAAATTCTTACAAAGGAAAATATTATGAAACCCAATGACTTTCTTTTAAAAAAGTGGTGTTTTGGTTTAGGACGTGGCAAAACTAAGGCTCGTGAAGAAGCGGTGATGAATACTCAAGGCGAGCTTGAAGTTTATCGTACATATCCAAAATACAGAACAATTGTATTTAAGGTTTCCAAAGCAATAAAGAAAGGTAATCAATGGCATGTTGAGGGCGAACAATATTCTTCTCTGAATGGTAAGCCTAAAACCACTAAATTAGTGCTAGATGAAAAAAGGGGACTTTACATGGTTCCAGGGCAGAAACGTCCTTTTTTCCAAATTGAAGATCCCGGCTCCTTAACAGAAAAAGGCTTGCCACCAGTTGGAAGTTTGATTATAGTTAATAAAAAGCACGCTATTGTTACGGCTGTTGGTCGCAATGAGTTAACGGTGTTTGTAAATAATAAATTGCAAAAAATTACATGTAAACCTGGTACAATTAAATGGCATTCAGACAAGATTTTAGCAAGTCTTGCAAAATAGCGTCAATGTTGAAGGAAAGTAAAATAACATTACATAGGGATTATAAGGGTAAAACTTCAATGGTTCTCTTGAAGAAGAGCATTCGCTAATTAAAAGGAACCTGGGGATGTGACGCACCGAGAATCGCGGCACTTTCCTTCAACATTGATAATCTACAACTTTAAAGGAATAGCAATGAACAACGCTAAAAGCTACAACATGGGAAAACAGAGCGAGAGAGACTCATGGTCAACAATGCGCCAACATGGTTTTGTTCGTCCCACCCCACAACAAAGAAAGAATCTTGTCGAAGCCTACGCGCAAGTAGGAAAAGAAATACGAGTGAAAGGCTTTGATTTGATTAAAGAATCTGACGCAGAGACAATTAACAATCCAGACCAATTGGTAGAAGCAGTTGAAAACATTACACTTTTTGAACTGAAAACTGCTGGTAGGAAAAGGAAGTCGCTTGTCAAGGAGAACTGGTCTGGATTAGGATTCACTTTGACAGGCTCAGAGAAACATAATGCGGAGACATTAAAAGATAAATTCAAGTTTATCTTTCTTAATTTGAAGAATGGTGCGCTGCGCGAATGCAAGCTGGATGATTTCTTTTCTTCTGGCGCGGCAAATACTTACCCAACATGGTCAGTCTTTATTACGAAAGGCTTGACAGACTAGTTCTTATATGTTATGATATAAGCACTATGGATTCAAAGGATATAAATATGGTTGATAAGATTATTCGTTACGAAAATGGCACAATGAATGAAGACGAAACAATTCAATTCTTTCAAGAATTGATTAATTCTGGTTTAGCGTGGCAATTGCAAGGTCATTATGGACGCACTGCCAAATATCTAATTGAAGAAGGTTTATGCGATTGCAAAATAGAATAAAAGTTGGCGATTTAGTATCACATATTATTAAATGGGATACGTCCCAATGTGGCGCAGATCATGGGCTTCAAGATATGACGGGTTTGGTGATTAAAATTTGCGGTCGCAAATGGATTAGAGTAAAATGGTCAGACAACGTAATCCACAACGAACATATTGACGATTTAGAAATAGTTAATAGCGTGACAAAATAAGTGAAAATCGGAAATTTAGTAAAGATAAAACCAGCGAGAAAGAAATTATTTATTATTACAGGTTTATGTAATGATTCCATAGTGTGCCACCCAAAACAATATGAATATGTAATGGTGGCTTCTGTTGATAATCTTTTCTCGTCCGTGGCGATAAAGAGAACGTGTGTCGAGATCATAAGCGAATGAAACTAATAAACGAACAAATTATCTGTAAGGATGGATTTGCAATGAGCGTACAGGCAAATCATGGCGCATACTGTAGCCCACGAGTTGACAATGCCCCTAGATATACCATGGTCGAGGTCGGATTTCCGTCACACTTCGAACCTTTGCTGTTGAAATGGGCAGAGGACGAAGATGAGCCAACCAACACAGTTTATGGATATGTCCCCGTGGAAAGAATTTCATTAGTTTGCGCCAAGCATGGTGGAGTCGTTTCAGGCGAATTGCCTGCTGGTATACCATGCATTGAGGCAGTTAATGAAGCCCGGTGACTTAGCGATAGTTCGCAATCTTTCAACGGGCGCGCCAAGTTGGGTGCGCGAATTATATCAGACACGCGCACCGGTCTTAATTGTAGCCGAGGGCGGGACTTCGAGTGACATATGGATATTACACCGAGGCGAGCGATATTTTATCCAAAAATTTAGACTCAAGGTGCTGAGAGAAGCCAATGAAAGTCGGTGATTTGATAAAATTTAAAAAACATGGCACACTAGGCATTGTTATACAAATTTGGGAGGCATCACAGGTTGATGATTCATGCTTTGATGTGATTTGGGTCGACAATGGTAAACGTGGCACTGTGTGGTGGAATGAAGCGGACCTTATCAGTAGGTGCGAATAGGAGAAAAATAATGGGAGCACCACCAGGCTGGGGTCCTAATTGTAAGGAACTCCAAGCAAACGAGCGGTACGCAACTTCACAACGCGAAGTTGAAGAAGCACATCGCCGCGATGATGAAGAAGAAAGAGGCAATGATATTTTCAGAGCCGGTGATCTAGTCAAAAACAGTGGCAACAATAAAATAGGACTCGTTATTGAATCTGGATACCGGGATTGGATCCAGGTGCACACCGAAGGTGAAACTCGCAAATGGCCCAGAGAACTTGTCGAGATAATCAATGAAAGTCGGTGACTTGGTTAGGGAAAAGACACGAATGAATCGTAAACCAGAAATGGGGATTGTGCTCAAAGTGGATTATGAACAGCGCGCAAAAGGACGTGATTATCCGTTCCAAGTTTGTTTCTTAGACGGTGAAATTAACTGGATGTGCGGTAATTTTTTGGAGGTGATTAGTGAAAATCGGTGATTTAATTAAAGAATCTGAGTTCCCTGAAGTGGGTTTGATAGTAAAGATTAAAGACCGTAGACGTCGTACACCGTATGGTGTTTTATGTCCTAACCAAAGAATTCAGTGGTTTACTAAACAGTACATTGAAGAGAAGTGTGAGGTTATCAGTGAAAGTCGGTGATAAATGAGCGTGATATTACGACATATGAAATTTCCTTTTATAGTCATTTATAAAGACCCGCAAAAAAACTGGGATGGCATTGTAAAGGATCATCTTATAGAGGAAATAAAAAAAGATGGATTTGATAAGTTTGCAATCCTAGATTGGGAAAAAGCTACTTCTTTTTTGGGAATTAAGGCTCCAAAAAGAAAAACAAAGAAGAAAAAGAAAGGAAAGAAAGTATAAATGAAAGTTGGTGATTTAGTACAATCACGTAATAAAGAAGACGTAATTGGCGACCACGACGATGATGTTGTAGGCGAACGAACCGGGGTGATCACTCGTCTAGGCAAAGCGGGCAGTTGCTTCTTCGACGACGGGTGCACAACGTACTACGTCTACTGGTTTCATGTTGGTCGCACAAGCTCTTCGTGTCGCTCCGACCTTGAGGTAATAAATGAAAGTCGGTAACTTGGTTAGTTATTTAGGTCACACAGCAGTAATAATAAAACTTAGTGAACCAACATTACAATTTCCATATCAAATTGCAACAATCTTATTAAATGATGGCACTCTTAAAGAAAGAGTCACCACCACATTAAAAAAACTTTAAAAAAGCTTGACATTTTCTTTTATCTGTGAGATAATTATAGTGAACAAAGGGTGGAGATTCCATGAGCAACACGTCCGAAAGATTGACAAACGCAATTGCGAAACCCGAGCTTCTTTCTGATTGGGAACGCGGATTCTTAGAGAGCCTACAGACACAATTTAATAGGCGAGGAAAGCTTTCGTCGAAGCAAATTAATATTCTTACGAGAATCGAGACACAAAAGCTTTCGTCAGAAGCGCAAGACACACACCAGCAATGGATAGACAGGTACGACGACGAAAAGCGTCGAATTGCTCACATATGTGCAGAATATTATTTGAAAAGCGGATACTTTACTAGACTAGCATCTTCTATCGTGGAAGACGTGCAATTTATTCCCTCTGAAAAAGCATGGCGAAAAATGTGCGAAAATAAATATGCTAAGAAAGTATTAGCTGTTTATGACGCTCCGCCAAAATATATAATTGGCTCTACTGTCATGTTCCGTGCCACTGCTGATTGGACTCATCGAGTGACTGTTGGTAACAAACCCTGTGTCGTTATTTCAACCGGCGGAACTATTAAGAGTGCAGCTAAGGGCGCGAAGCCATACAAAGTTTTGCCTTACGGTTTGGCAAAACCATTTGAATGTGAAGAACGCCACCTTAAAGCATACAAAAAGCCAAAGAAAAAAGAGATTTCCAATGACGTCCCCTTCTAAGCCAGGAATTGGCGACCTTGTAAATTGGCGTGGAGAAATTGGAATTGTTCAAGAAAGTCGTGGCATTGATATAAAGGTTCACTGGATGAAGTCTTTTAGATATGATAGTCGTTTGATTGGCTTTTCTTGGCTCCGTCGCACTAATGTAAAAGTTCTTTCGAAAGCATGAAAAGATAAAAAACTTCTTGACAAACCCTCAAATCTATGAGATAATACACATAGAAACTCGAAGCACGGAGAAAATATGAGTTGGAATGGAACGGTTAGATGTTCAAATTGTTACGACAAAGGTCACAATCGCAGCGGCTGTCCTAAACTTAAAGCAGAAATGCAAAAACGATTGGATGAGAATCCAGATGATTATCGCGCTACAAACTATTTCGAGAAGAAACAGCGGCGAAGCAAGCGCACTTGTGGATATTGCGAGAATGAAGGCCACAACCGCAAAACGTGTTCCGAAGCGAAACAAGACCAAGGCGTATTTATGCAGAAAAATCGAACCGCACGAGAAAAAGCCCTTACCTGGTTGAAAAGTTGCGGTATCGGTGTCGGCGCGCTCGTTGAGTATGAAACTTATTACAATGGTAAAGGTTTGGGACTGGTAGAAAGTGTGAACTGGACCGTTATCAATGCACAGCGCGTTATCGTTGATGAAAACGGTGTTGGTGTTCCTAACGCATCATGTCTCCGTGTTGCAAATGTGGACGGTTCAAAGGAACGCAGTACCGTCAACCCACGTCGCGTAGAAATTCGCGGTACTATCCCGTGTCGTCTCGTCACCGCGCAAGTCCCTTGCGGTTGGTTGGAGAGCACGGACGAAGCAACACTGAGCGAAATTGACGCAGAGTTGAAGTCGAATAACATGAGCTACATTCGTCGCTACATTCTTAAAACTGAAGCACTTCCCTGGTAAAAAAAGATAAAAAAGTTGTTGACATTCTTATCAATACATGAGATAATACATATAGAAACAAGTAAAAAAGGATAATAGAAACATGGCAATTGATTTCAAAACGTTTCTTGAGTGTGTCTCCTTTGTTGTTGATGATCGTAAACCAGTAATGATTCGCGGTCGTCACGGGGTTGGTAAATCTGAGGTTGTATATCAATTCGCCAACGAGGCACAAATCCCTGTTGTCGAACGCCGTGCCAGTCAAATGACAGAAGGTGATCTAGTTGGTCTACCTCGCCCTGAAGGCGTTGATATTAATGGTACGCAAGCTACTGCATTTAATCCCCCGGATTGGTTTGTAACAGCATGTACGGAACCGGTTGTTCTTTTTCTAGACGAAGTCGACCGAGCAACAACAGAAGTTCGACAAGGTATCTTTGAACTTACTGATTCTCGCAAATTGAATGGTCACTATCTTCATCCTGATACGATCCTTTTTGCTGCCATTAATGGCGGCGAGCATGGTGATCAATATCAAGTTAACGAAATGGACCCTGCGGAACTTGACCGCTATGTTGTATTTGATGTTGAGCCATCAATTGAAGATTGGTTGTCTTGGGGTAAAGAAAATGTTGATTCTTTGATTTGGGATTTCATTAATCAAAATCGTAATCATTTGGAGCACGATGGCGATTATGAGCCAAACAAAGTATATCCTTCGCGACGTTCTTGGAAACGGCTCAATGACTGTCTTGCAAGGGCTGATTTGCTAGCTGAAGCTTCGTCCACGCTTTTCAATCTTTCAACTGCTTATGTCGGTTTTGAAGCAGCAGTGGCATTTAACGATTTTGTCGCTAATTATGAGCATCAAGTTACTGTTGAAGAAGTCATTGACGAAGGAAAGCTTGAAAAAACATCTGATTTTGATATCAATGCGCATAGTGCGTTAGTTGAAAAAATGGAAGCCAAAGAAATTTTTAAAGAAAAATTGTCTGATGAGCAAATTCAAAATCTATCAAATTATTTTGTAACACTTCCTTCTGAAGTTGCTATGAAACTGTGGACGGTTTTGGGTGCTGGGGATCTTGAGAATACCACTTCACTCCACCAAGCAAAAGCAACGGATGGAATTCGAGTATCTGACTACCTAGTTCAAATTCTAACCGGAAATTCCTCTGAAGACGAGGAATAACAGCTTCGCAAGAGAGGGGAGAGATCCCCTCTCTTTTTTAATTATAGTTTAAAATATACTTGACAAACTCGCCTAAATTTGAGATAATTAAGACATGAGTAAAACTAGTAATTTCGATTTGAACATACACACGGCGCGATTGCTTATGCAAGAGCCGTTTTTTGCTTCATTGTCTCGTCGTATTAACAAGCGTGCTACTACTACAATTCCAACTGCGGGAGTACGAGTTAATCCCGAGACAGCACATTTTGAAATGTTGTACAATCCAGAGTTTTTTGAAAAACTTTCTGATGTTCAACGTCTTGGGGTACTCAAACATGAGTTTTATCATTTGATTTTTGAACATGTCACTTCTCGAAAACCAGATGCAGTCAATCATACAATTTGGAACTTTGCAACAGACCTTGCTATTAATTCGCATTTGATTGGCGAATTGCCTGATGGTTGTCTTGTGCCAGGTGTTGATCGATTTGAGGAATACCCAGTCGGTCTAAGCGCAGAAGCTTATCTTAAGCGTTTGAAAAAAGATGAACAGTTCGAAAAGAAGAACAAAGGACAAAAACGTAACGATGGAGAAGAAAATAAATCTGGTGACAGTGGTGACGGTGAAAACGGATCTAGCAGCAGTAGCAATAACGATTCCAGTGAACAGTTCGACTCTCACGAAGGTTGGGGCAAAGTCGATTCTACAACGGGCGAGATTGCTAAGGAACGTATTAAGGACTTTGTAAAAAAGGCAGCACAAGAGGCTCAAAACGCATCTAATTGGGGTACCGTGCCTGCTTCGTGTCGAAGAGAGATTCTTGAACGAATTCAAACCCATATTGATTGGCGCAAAGTACTTCGATACTTTGTAAAAACTTCTACGCGCTCGAACAAATCTAGCACAGTAAAGCGAATCAATAAACGATATCGTTACATTCATCCTGGTAAGAAGGTTAAGCGTGTTGCCCGTATTGCAATCAGCATTGACCAAAGTGGTTCTGTAGGGGATGATATGCTCGCATCGTTTTTTAGCGAGTTGAGCAAGCTTTCTAAACTCGCTTCGTTTACTGTTGTTCCTTTCGATACCCGAGTTGAGGAATCGCTTATTTACGAGTGGAAAAAGGGGCAGAATCACAAAACTGAACGTGTCATGCATGGTGGAACATGCTTCGATGCTCCTACCGAATATGTGAACAAGCATGGTTTTGATGGTCACATTATTTTGACAGACTTGATGGCTCCAAAGCCTAAAGCTTCTAAATGTCAACGAATGTGGATGACAACAAAATATTACGCTCATCGCCCTTATTTCCAAACTAGCGAAAGGATTATTGCTATTGATGGTTAATCAAAAGAAAATTAGACAAATCATTGAGGAAGTGCTTAGTTGGCGCAGTGACAATGGTGCGCACCTCGATTTGAGGCTTGTGCCAAATCGAATTTATGTAATCAACGAACTTACCACAAAACTTACCGAGGCAATCACTCAACACGAAAAAGATTCTGTGAAAAACGTTGATGTCTTTGATACATTTTCTGTAATAAAGAATGAAGACGAATGGTAGAGGTTTTTTGCTATCGTGGTGGAATTGGCAGACACAACGGACTTAAAATCCGTTATCCGTATGGATGTGAGGGTTCGAGTCCCTCCGATGGCACCAGGAGACAGTTTTGAAAAAGAAAGTTCATATAAATCAACATATAATTCGACGCAATCATAAGACTGGGGAACGAGAGCCTGTAATAGCGGTCAAAACTTATAAGTCAAATGATTATTGCCACGAAGCGATCATTATGGGACCATGTAAGGTAATATACTCACCAGATAAACCATTATCTTGTGGTGCAAGAGTCTGGATTGAAACAGATTCAGAAATTGTTTGCGTTGGAAGCAAGTCATAAAAGAGAGCCCAAAAGAAATGAACAGGTTCACAAAAGATATTTTGTATGCTAGCGCAATATCGGGTTTGCTGTATTTCTTCGCTCTTTTACTCCTTGTTTTTAAGAATTAAAAAAAGAATAAAAAGTATTGACAAATTCTTAAATTTATGAGATAATATATATACAGTGGAGAAAGAAATCAACGATTTCTTGATTCGCTCTTTGAAAATCCGCGAGTACCAAACTGGCATGTTCAGAATATATGCCGTAGGACTAAACCGGGCTGATACCTCGTTATTTAGTCAGAGCAGAATCGGCGGGAGTGGTATCCTGCTGCATGGGTGCAACTCCCATTACGGATGAAAGGCTCATGCCGACCTCGCGGGTTTTCTTAAAAATTCGCAAGGTCGTTGTTCGAAAGGCTCATGCCGACCATGCGGATTTTCTTTTCGTGGGAGACACGAGCGAGATTGGCTAGTCTAAATCACCGGGCACCTTGTAATGCGCGTCCTGTTGGAGCGAATGGGTGGCATGCCGGTTGCGACTAGTCAGGTCGTTGCGTAAGCGTTTAGGTCGTGTTTAGTGCGAGGAAGTTGGGAACCTCGCACATTTTTTTTGAAGAAGAAGGGTTAAAATATATGGCAAACAATCTTTATAGCGTAATTACTTGGAAAGAAGCAGTCGAACAATTCAACGAGAATATTCTTCCGCAAGTTCAAAAAGAGTTTGAACAAGACGGTATCAAAGACATTCCAGCCCGTAGCGAAGCGTGGAATAACTGGACCGATTCTCTTTGCAAAGACGAACTCATTTCCGACTGGCAATACGAAAACTGGTCGCACCCCACCGCATGTAGTTAATATCGAAATCACGAATCGAAAAAATTTTTCACTTTATCCTTGACAAATCCTTGTTTTTATGAGATAATGTATATAGAAACAATGGCAAAAGGACTTAATCACATGACAACCGCTTTCCCCGCTCCCTCTGCAACCGTCGTTGCTGAAGCTCGTTCTGGTCGTCGCATCAGTGCAGCACGTTCTTGGATGAAAGAAGCTCGCGTAGTCTTGCAGGATGGGCGCGAAGTTACGCCAACGATGCGTGTTGCCTATAACACCACTCAGGCAATTGCCAATGGCATGCCCTCGATTGCTGTTGCTGTTGCGGAAGGCTGTTACGAGTTAGCGTCATCGTATGACAACCGTGAAGCTGCGAATAAGCTTAGGTCTGAGCGTTTCCAGCATTTTATGGCAGAGGATTGCCCCCCAGAGCATGGCATTGGTGTATGTGACGCCTGTGGATTGATTGGTGCTTCGGTACGCAATCACTATGCTTCCGATGGCATGGGCTATCCTACTTTGGTCTTACAACAATGCGCCAATGGTTGCGCGGAGGATAATTAACATGCCAGTAATTCCAAAATCAAAAACATCTGAAACCGTGTATGTCGCTCAATGGGACCACAAACACGGTCAAGACATTTCCATCCACACAACCGAAGACGGTGCGCGAAAGCAACTTGCTGCATGGGCGCGTGGCGCACTTGAGGATTGGGAAGACGATTCTTACAAAGACGTCAACGACGAGGACTTGCTAAACAATTGGAGCGAGATTACCGGAGAAACCGAGTTTTTCAGCGTCGAGGACCATTTGCTTTATAACGCATCTGTTTGGGGCAAAGTATCAGGAAAGTCAATCAAATGATTAGCGTCAAAAGCACATTAAACCCAGCCATTTTTGATAGCCTGACTTCGGGTAAAACGTACGTCGTCGCAGGCAACCAGCCGTGGATTGAAGTTCCAAAAGGAACAACACTCAATGACGTACGCTGGATTCTTTCTTATAAACCCGAGAAAGGCACCCCTAACGCACGGAAAGAAACATTCGAGGTTGAGGGATCAAAAAAGAATAAGTACACCGTTAAACGCTCTGCTAGCGACACATGGAGTTGTACTTGCGTTGGGTTTGGTTTTCGAAGAAAATGCAAGCACATTGAGAACATCAAAATAAAGGTAGCTATATGAAGCCCGGTAATTTAGTTAAGATTACGAGAGCCGGTATCGGCGTCCCAACAGATATGGTTGGATTGATTCTTAAAACTGTTGAGCCACGACCCAACGAGTACGATATTTTGTATCACGAAATTCAACTTTGTAATAGTAAGAATCGCGTGATTCGACGATTGGAACGAGACTTAGAGGTTGTAAATGAAAGTCGGTGATCTAGTAAAAGTCAACAAGCGAACGATTAGTGCCCTTTGGCATAAAGTTGGCGTTGTGATAGGACGGGACCGACTGGGTACAACCGGCGACCACATTGTCCGCGTCCTCTTGGATGGACGTGCACGTCTTCTTGACGAACGTGCTTTGGAAGTTATCAATGCAAGTCGGTGATTTAGTAAAGTTCAAAAATAATGGTATGCTTGGCTTAGTCGTGAAATTGGCGATGGATCATCTTGGAGACAAAATGTACACAATCTCGTGGATGGATGGACATGTCGGCAATCGTTGGGTTGACGAATTGGAAGTTATTAATGCAAACCGGTGACTTAGTGAAACATAATTCGGGAAAATATATTGGAATAGTTTATAAAACTACAAAAATGGCGCTCGGCGATGGAGTTTTACATCATATTCGATGGAATGACGGATCACAAGGTTCTCACTGGAGCAGTGAAATAGAGGTTATCAATGCAAGTCGGTGATTTAGTAAAGTATAAAGTGCATCACCAGCCATATGCCGCGCATGGTTTAGTGCTCCAAACACCAGAACAAACGAACAACGGTGATTACAAAGTTTTGTGGACAAAGGATGGTCGCGACTCCACACTGTATTGTCGTGGAGAACTGCTTGAGGTACTAAATGCAAGTCGGTGATTTAGTTATTTACAAACCTCATGCCAGCACTTATGAAGGTACAGGCTTAATACATACAAAAGAACAGGTTTCCACTGGTGTTTATCGTTATAAAATCAGTTGGCCTGCAAAGCCAGCGCACATTGGAAAAACGATGACTTGGGAAAGCCCACGAGACGTGGAGGTTGTCAGTGAGCGACAATAATAGATGGCCACAAGTTGGAGACTTGATAACAGCGAAATTTGCCACTAGAGACAAAGCACATATAGGACTCATTTATAAAATTGAAACCAATCCATATGGAATTGGTAGTGGACGAGTGTTTGTAGAGTGGTCGGGACCCGCACCATACGATTATAATCGTCAGTACGGATATTCGCCAATAAACATTCATAATCAGTACAGCGTGTTTAGTTTGACAAAAGCACGATGTACCAAATAAGAGAGAGTAAAAAATAATGACGAGAGAAGAAGAATTAAAACAACTTAAAATGTATATCAAAGACAATGGTGTAATACAATTACCACCAGATGCAAGAGGTCCAGAAACAGTATTCAGCGCATGGCGAAAGTCTAAAAAGAAGGTAATAAAGAAAAAGAAGAAATAGTCAAATTCGCATGGACTTAAAACAAGTACAAATCGGTGATCTGGTACAGTTTGGAGAAGTCACACATTGTTATGATCTCAGTGGTAAGATTGGTTTATATCTAGGTAAAGATAAAATCATTTATTCCCGCAACGGACATGAAGTCACAAACCACTTGGTTCATATCATTGGTCAGGATCATATCACCACGCTTAATGCGACCATGTTACAGTTTTTAGAAATTTATAAGAAAAAAGAAAGGAAGAAAAACAATGTTTAAGAAAGTACTAAATCAATTCGACACAACAACCCTTCGAGACGCATCAGGAGAACTAACCAACAAAGGTTGGGTGTATCTGATTGTTGCAGCACATGTAGGTATTTTTACTTTTGCTATGGCAATTTTCTAATGATTTTTAATCTTGGAAAGAAAAGTACTTCGAAGCCAAAGAAAAAGAAATTAGGCAAATGTGCTCAATGCAAAAAGGGAAATATTTACTATAAATCCTTTGACATGTCTGCGGTGCGATGGTGCGATTCTTGCGACCTTCACTCATCCAAAGGCATGGCAGTGTTCACAACCCGTGAATCAGCGCTGTGGAAGTAAAATGGGTAGTGGTGGTACAGAAAGCTTACATAAAGCTTTTATAAATGAAAGTAAGTTGAATAGGGTGGGGCAAAGTGGGATGATATGGGGAATACTAAGTACATAGGTACTTCCGCTAATTGTCAAGCATTTTCTATTTGAGGAGATAATTATTATGAGTGAGGACAGCAAAATTAGTAAATACGACGAAGCATTGAAACGTCAGCAAGACTACGAGCAACAGCTTGAAGATGCATTGCAATCTGAATTTGAGAAAGTGAAAGAGATTGGACCTTTTAGCCCGTATACCGGGCTGTGTTGGTCTGAAGCTAGCGCGATAGAGTATGCAGCTAGCTACAAGCTAGGAGCGCTGATAGTCTATCTGAATGAAATGTTGCGCCTAGAACCCAAGAGAGTCTACAAGCAATAAGATATACTGGCGAGAGTAAAAACAAAAAATAAAGTACTTGACAAACCATTGAACATGTGAGATAATATACATGTACAGTGGAGAAAAAAGGTATAAAGCTATGACCAAGAAAGACTTCCAACTTATCGCAGACGTACTCAAGGCTCATGGCACTTCGCCAATGAATCGTTGCGTCGTCCAAGACATAGTGGTTAGCTTTGCTAATGAACTAGCAAAAACTAACCCGCGTTTTAATGCACAACTCTTTATCAATGCATGTACGGAGGCTAATTAATATGGCAACAGCAACAAAAGATACAACGCAACCAGAAGATTACAAAGACGCGCTAGATGCCCTTCAAGAGCAAACGCGCAAGAACTGGTGGAACACCGGCAAGTGTACTAAAGAGAATGCCACCACCGGCAGCATCGACCGCCCCTTCCCATCCAAACGATCCCAATAGCATATGACCAGCCCCGTAAGAAAAAGGGGCGAGGATATAAAAAATAAATGTTGTTAACAAAAGAGATAGGTACATGTGCTAAGTGTAGTAAAGGTAAGGTACAGTACACTACGAATACATTACGTATGGGAGTAGTAACGCGCTCATGGAGACACTGTAATAGCTGCAAGGTTAGTACAGTCAAAGGTGATTCAGTATGTACACTAGAAGAGTTAAAAGGTTTCCTTAAGTATAGATAAGAACAAGCGCTAACAAGCTACGCTTTGTGGGGTACCCCCCGGGCCCCTCCCCCCCTCTACCGGAATCTATGTCCCAATGAATACAGGTACTTAGGAGAGCTGACTAAGTACGTTCGTGATACCGCTGAAAAAATATGAGATTTTAAGGCATTCTCAATGATTGTAACTATTTATTAATACTAAACAAAGCTAGGATTCCTATATGAAACTAACCAAATCTAGACTTAAACAACTCATTAAAGAAACTTTGGAAGAAGCCATTGATCCCGATAAGCCAAGGGGTGAGCAATGGTGGATTACTGAGATGAGACAAGTGATGACGAGCGCGGATAAACTGTATAAGGTAATGCCACCCGTAGGTAAACGATTTTTAACAGAAAATTTCGAAATGTATGTTAAGGAGTGGAAAAAAGAACAAGCCGGATATCCGGAAGAGGAAGATCTTTCCGGAACTTCTGTAGAGGAAATCTAATGAAGTTAACTAAATTAAATTTAAGACATATTATTAAAGAAGAAGTACAAAAATATGTTAACGAGGAAGATCTTGCAGCAGAGCCTTTTTCAGATGAGGAGCAAACGCAACATAGCGAGGCTTATTACGAATTGTGGGATTTTCTTGCAACGTCTAGTTTACCAGGTAATAAGCCTTCGGAAAAGTTGGAATCCGCATTACGTTGGATCGCTAAATTTGAAGAATACGACGTAGATCTACGGCGTACGACGTAGAGGAAGCAAAAACAAGAGAAACAGACTATCTAAAAAAATCACAAAAATAAAATTTTAAAAAAAACAGCTGTTCATTTATAGTTATATATGAATGAAATTAAGCAGAGAACAGCAATATACCAATGTAGAATACTTAATGAAAATAATGCTCGGTATGATATTGGTAATGAACGCTATCGATGCCGTGTTATCAATCTGGTTTATACAGCACGCAGCTGTATTAGACGAGCTAAACCCTATAACAAAGTATATGATGAGCATTGGGGATATCCCCTTTGTCATATTCAAAACTTTTATTGTTGGGGTAGGAGTCTATTTGCTGTGGAAGTATCGCCATACTTCGATTAGTAAGATTGGTATATATATATGTTTTGTTTCATATTCAGCTATAATGTGGGCATTTTTTTTGTTTCTTTTTTGTTGATATTTTATCGATAATAGTATATAATAGTATGGAAAAAGGAACCTGAATTATGCATTATTTATTAATCATTACAGCCATGGCTATAAATATACTCAATGGATGCGCACCCGTTACTAGCGTTAAAACAACCGATAAAACTGTTGAGATTAATACCAAAACATTTAATTTAGATAATCTAGATAAGTATTACAATGAAGCATTGCAATCTAAGAAAGAGGCAATTAAGAAAGCAAATAGTGGAGAGATGCGAGAAGCGGTTCTAGAATATAATGAAGCTAGAAGCCAATTCGATAAAGTTTATGAAAATCTTAAAATTTTTCTTTCTCTCGAAAAAAACAAGAGAGCTGCCACGCTTTTATATAAAACCAAATTTGAACTCGATAACGTAAAAAGAGACCTAGCACTTATATTATACTTCGAAAAAGAAACTGAGAAGATATTTGGCCCGAAACGTGCAACAATAAAGTATATAGATAATTAACATTAGGAGTTTATTCTATGAATTGTATAATTTTCATCATCTTAAGTAGCAATATCATGTTTGCTACACCATCTTGTTATCATGTAACTGACGCAATTAGTTCACACGAGGTTGTATATGTTTCACACTTACCGTATGAATATCGCGATAATGTAAAAAGATTTTCTCTCAATATAGACAGATGGTCAGACGAACATCTAGATGCATATTACTATTGGGATAATTATTTCAACGGTAATCAGGTATATGTGAATGTAAACCCATATCAATATTATAATCATTATCAATCTGTTAGATATCACCGTCATCGAAATACTTATGTACGACATCACAATCGCCATAATCATAAACGACACAATAATTCATGGGGATTTTGGAAGCCCAACCATAATCAACAGGGTAAGCATTATAAGAAGAACAACAAGCATCATAAAAAGAACAACAAGCATTACAAGAAGAGATCAAACAATAAGCACTATAAAAAGAGATCAAATAGATCGAATAGAAGATCTAGGTATAATCGCCATAATAGTCAAAACAATCGACAACAAAAGCGACATCCTAACAATAATAGGCAAAAACGTCGCAGACATTGAAAAATTTTTTTAAGTCCCCGTTTTACGGGGACAATTTACCACTTTACATACTCAACTGCTAGTTATAATGCAATGAAACTTACACGAAATCAATTAAAAAATCTAATTCAAGAAAGCCTTGTCGAATTAGACTATAATGATGATAAGTTTAGTTATTTTAAAAACCCCCCACAAACAGATTTCGCCTCTGCGTTGTATCAAAAAGAATTATCCAAAGCCCATGAGGGAGCGGCAGAGGAATTAAGAGAGTTAGCACTACGATTAGCACAAGATAGCATAGATCACACTTCGCCTGAAGTAGATCCAAGCAAGTTGGCAAAAGAACTGCTTAGACATGCTATTAGAAAACTTAATGATAGTGACCCAAGTAGAGTTAGTGAAGATGAATCAAGATAATCAAAATTTAAATATTAATTTAAACGATGCTGAAGATGCCACATGTGAAGAGTGTGGCTGCTTATTTTTTAAACAAGTATATGCTATTAAAAAATTGTCTGCGCTAATCTCCCCCACTGGTCAAGAAATGATGGTACCTGTTCAACTATTCCACTGCTCGTCATGTGGACATATGAATGAATCTTTCTATAATCTATAAAATAAACCATACATGCAATTTATTAACTAATTAACTTATGAGATGTGTTTACCAACTGGAACATACATTAGACAAAAAATTTATTTAGATAGAGGTATTAGTATATGGCGTTATGGTTTTATTATTAGAATAATTGATAAACATCCCCCAAGGGCAGATGTTATATGGTTCCCAAAAGGTGAACAGAGTTTAAAAAAAAGACCATATATGGAGATAATAAAACTTGAATTAATTGAAGTGCTGTCAGAAGCTTAATCAATTAAAAACTATTTATATATTGTAATTATGGAAAAATATTTAAAAAATTGGCAAAATTATTTACAAGAAGGAAATGAAAGTTTTCCATATCAAATTTATTGCGACATGGATGGAGTGTTGGTAGATTTTGAAACTGGCGCACTTGAACAAATAAATTTAGATTTAAAAGATAAAAACATTACTGACAAAAAAATGGAGAAATTAAGGCACGTACTTTCTAAACTTGGACGCGATTCAGTTACTCCGCAAGATTTAGATAAAATGGATAAAGAGAATAGATTACAGGCTGCAAGAAAATATATGTATAAACGACTTGAAGATAATGAAGATTTTTGGGCAAATCTCCCCTGGGCTGAAGGCGGAAAAGAATTATGGTCTTATATAAGCAAATTCGATCCTTATATTTTAACAGCACCGATGAAAGGTGAAGGATCAAAAAGAGGAAAAGAAATTTGGATTAAAAACAATCTTCACCCAGAACCAAAAAAAATATTTATGTCGCACGAAAAATATAAATGGGCAATTGCAGATGAAAAACCTAATGTGCTAATTGATGACTTCACAATAAACACAGTTCCATGGGAAAAGGTCGGCGGAATTGCAATATTACATACATCTGTTAATAAAACAATTGAAGAGCTAGAGGAATTAAAATATGCGAAAACTCTTTGAAAATTGGGAGATTTACCTTGAAGAATTAGTCAATCCAGAATCCGTTGACGTTTCAAGCTTTGAGATACAAGATGAGCTTAATTCAGATGTGTGGGAAAGAGGCAAATTAAAATCAAAAATAAAAAATAAACTTTATAAAGTAGCAAATGATTTTTTTGAAAGCCTTGGGCTGCATTGGGTTAAAATTTTAGATATTACAATTACGGGGTCTTTAGCAAACTATACTTGGTCTAAATATTCAGATATAGATTTACATATTATAATTGATTATAAAGAAGTTGATGAAAATTTTGAATTAGTTGGAGATTTTTTAAGAAAAAGCTCAAGTATATGGAATAAAAATCACAATATAAAAATAAAAGGATTTGAAGTAGAACTATACGTACAAAACTCAGGTGAACCACATCACTCAACAGGAGTATATTCAATAATTGATAATGGATGGGTAACAGAGCCCTCAAAAGAAAACCCAAAGATTGATTATATAAATGTTAAGAAAAAAGCTGCAAGATTAATGGAAGATATAGATGAAGTCTATGAGATGTTTTCTAACAAAGAGTACAAGTTAGCATTAAACGCTTCAGAACAGCTTAGGGAAAAAATAAGGAAATTTAGACAGTGTGGGTTAGAGACGAGAGGAGCATTCTCAGTTGAAAACTTAGCATTCAAAGTCCTAAGAAGAAACGATTATCTTCAAAAATTATCGAGCTTAAGAATATTATCTTATGATAAAATGATGTCAATTAATGGAAATAACATAGTATAAGGAATACTAAATGAAACTTTTACTGGAACATTGGCGAAAACTTCTTGAAGGTGAAGTTATACAATTTCCTCATCGCCCAAAAATCAGTGAAGATAATTTACAATATGTTATTCAACTTGAAGATGCGCTAGGACAAAAATTAGCAGACATACACTATAATATGGCGTCAATCCCCGTAGAAAAGATTGAAAAACTTGAACAAATAATGAATGATATTGAGGAGTTACTAAAGAAATGAAACTCCTACTTGAAAATTGGCGTACATTTATAAATGAAGCTGGGACTACTGGTCGACGCTTAGATCGTTATGCAACTGATTTTTCAAGAGAAATTATTAAAGCGCTCAAAGATGAAGATCTAAGATCATATATTGAAAGTAACGGAGAAGCCACATTTACACTAGTAGCAGATCTGCTAGAAGATTTGAAATGGGTTAGAGATATAATTGTTAATGTTAAAATATCTGATTTAGAAGACGATCACAGTATTATTGTACATGGAAGCTATGATTGGATTTTAGACGCACCAGAAGAGGATCGACAATTATCAGATGTATATGTTAATATTGAGTTCCCACAACTTTATACCAATAAAGATTTTTCAGAATTAATTCCAAAACTCAAAGAAACGTTACGCCACGAGTTAGAACATAGCGGACAGCCAACTGAAATGCTTAAAAAAGTTTACGAAAAGATTCCTGACAAAGAAATATGGAAAACTTTACAAACCGCTAAAGATTATTATACAAGCGAATCTGAAGTAAAAGGACACGTCGCAGGAGTTTATAAAAGAGCAAAAACAGAAAAACAACCAATTGGAGAGCTTCTTGATAACATAATTAATGAAATTTATTACACTGGATTAAATTATGGATATGCAGAAGAAGAATTGACCCCACTAGTAAGAAGAATTAGAGAATTATGGAGATATTATTTAATGAGCAGATATCCCCACGCGAAGATTGAACTTGAACCACAAGAATATATAAATGAAGCACTTTGACTTAAGGAGGATTAAATGAAACTCATACTTGAAAACTGGCGAAAATATAATGATAATCCATTTCAATTAATATGCGAACAACATGATAAACGATTGATTTCTGATAATCAATTAATTGAAAGATGGCAAGATATTGTACTATTCGAACTTAATTCTCTAAATGAAGAAATAGGAATAGATTGGGAAAAAGAAGCCGAATTAACAGCAGATCCTGATTATAAGCCTCCATCTGAACGTTCAGGCTTGTTGCAGAAAGGGTGGGAAAAGATAAATGATTGGATTTTAGAAAAATCCGTACAGCTTGTCGACTTGGCTAGAAGGGCAGGTATGGCAGCATTAAAATCAATAGGATGGTTAATTAGGAAGGTACAAGGATTTTGCGGCAGCCACCCCACAGTATGTAAAGTCGCGACTATGACGCTAACTGTAGTTGCTTTTTATATTGCTTTTGCTGTACTATTTGAGAACGAAGCCCAAGCGAAGCTTACTTACGGCGGTAAGCCTGTATCTGATAATATTGTCGATGGAATGAAAGGACAATTGGTCGACATTATTGATATACGTCAAGAGAAGGGTAAAACTCCCACTCATTTATATAAACTATTAGCCAGCATTGACGATTTACACCAAGCAAAAGGTAAACATGATTTTATGAACTCTAAGGAAGGGATCGATAAAGGTTTAAATGTCTTATATGATGGGCTTAAAGATGTGGTCCGAGGTGAAGATTTTGCGAAAGATCTTCCGGAAAGAGACAGAGTAGAATTACTTGACCGGTGGATTGATATTGGCGCTCGTACAGAAGCTTGGTACCGTGAAGTAACTATTAAGTGGGAAGGTAATTTGCAGCAAACCTTGGATTATGGTAAATCCCTAGCTAAAAAAGGCACAGAATCGAGTAAAGAAGTATACGATGTTTATAAAAAAACGAGGAGACAATAGTGAAACTTTTATTTGAAAATTGGCGACAGTATACATTAACCGAAGCAATTGCTTATTCCGGTGTAGTATTAGATGAAGAATCGCGTAATAAGCTTCTAGAATTAGATATCCCTGAAGGCTGGGAGCCGGTTGTACATCATATGACAATTGCTCCTTTTGCTTCGCTAGTTCACCCCAAAGGCAAACATGATTTTTCAAAAGATTACCCTTTGGGATCTGAAATCACATTATCAGTTATTGCCGTGGGGCGAGATGAACGTGCTATGGCAGTAAAGGTCCAAGCTCCTGGTGAGATTAGTAAAAAGATATCTTTTCCTCACGTCACGGTTGCTGTAAATCGCGAAGGAGGTGGAAAACCTTTCCATTCCAATAAAATACCAGAAGAAAGTTTTGAACCTTTGAGCGGGATTAATATAAAGGGCATAGTAGAAGAAGTCCCACAGTAAAACATATACTTAAAAACTAGTAGAGATATTTAAATGAACATTACAGTAAAAGCAATTAAAAAAGTACAAGAATTAGCCAATCAGCAAGGGTTGGAAGGCTATGGTCTTCGGCTGATGGTCGTCGGCGGTGGATGCTCCGGGTTCACCTACGATATGGATCTGGAAAACCAAGAGAATGCGGGCGATTCAGTCATTGAGCGTGATGGCTTGAAGGTGTACGTCGATCCCATGAGCCACCAATATCTGGATGGCACGACCATCGACTACATCGAGTCCTTTAAGTTCTCCGGCTTCCATTTCGAGAACCCCAACGCGACCCGCACCTGCGGCTGTGGTTCTTCCTTCGCGGTCTAATATAAGAAGAATTCAATATATTTGAACTAATTAATAATATGAAACTCCTACTTGAAAATTGGCGGCGATATTTAAACGAACGAATTGATTCTTTTCCTCCTCCTAAAGATGAACCATGGGATATTGGAAAAACTTTTTCACAAATCACAAAGTTAGATATCATTAAGAACCCATCCAAAAACATTCACCAGACAAATACACTATTAGATTTTTTTGATAAACTTAAAACCACAGAAGATAAAAATGAAATTAATAGTATTTTAAAAACAATGTATATTTACAGCGGCAATTCTGATGATTTTAAATATAAAACAAAAGAGGTGGCATTACAAGATTATATCGATCCATATCGATATGGTGAACAATCTTTAAAGGATTATCATAATCGCATCAAGAATGTAGTAACTGATTTAACGCGCCATAGAGAACCAGCACAATGGGAGGATTAGCAATCAAACTCCTACTTGAAAATTGGCGAGAGTACTTGCTAGAACAATCAGAGCCATCCCGCCCCAAGAAAATGCGAAAAATATATAGAGGCATGGCATTGGATATGCCTTCTGCAACTTTGGCATCTCAAATTAGAAAGATTGCTCGGGACAAACCCGCAGGCTTAAGCGCACCAGAAGCCGCACGGATTCTACTTGCCCAGGCGGTTGATCGAGGCATTGGAATTTCTTGGACTCTTGACCGAAGGGTTGCCGTGAGTTTTGCAAGCCCGTGGGGCGCTAAAAATCGCGGGAAAACACTCCATGTCATTCTCTCAGCAATGGTTGCAGAAGATTTTGGTTACGATCCGCAGGCAGCTGGTGAAGAACCTAAAATGTTTTATGATGAATCGGAGGTGGCTTTTAAAAAGGGCGAGGAGATCCCGGTGACGAATATCAGCGTTTATATTGACGACGGCGATCCGTACAAACCCTCTCTTAAATTTCGATATTTGTGGGGCGGTGCACCTATGGGGGTACAGGCATGAAACTTTTACTTGAAAATTGGCGAGAATTTATATTAACAGAAAAATTAATGCTTAAGCCTGGTCCAAATGGTTGGGATCTTTATGGAGAATTAGTTACACAAGCGTATGAAAATGCTCCGGAGTTTGACCCCACTGCAGTTTCTTCTTTTGAAGCTCTAGAGCCATTTGTCAATAAAATGTTTCAAAGAATCCAATCTAGAGTAGATGTTCAGTTTGTAGAAGAAGATCCTTACCCATCTGAGAAAGAAATGTGCGCTGATGCCGCACAAAATGGCGTTTTAAAAATTTGGACTGGCGGGACGGAGCATCCTATATTTGAGCCCGAGTTTAATTTAAAAACACGAGCAGTACACGATTACATGACACACTGTCAAAGAGGTGCAGATTTTACATTACAAGGAGAAATAGCAGCATATAATGGACATATGAAAACGGTCCCTCCTAAAGCCGCAGGAGCATTGTTTACAGAAGTTATAGGTCAAGCTAGCTATTTTATAAAAAGAGGATCCTTTCCAGAACAAAAAATAGCAATATTGCCTGGTTTTGATTTTTTTAACGTAGGTGAAGTTGATCCTGAAATAATTGGATACAAACTAGACCTTGAAAAAAAAGAACTAGTTAAAGTATGAATCATTTTAAGAAAAATAATGAAACTTATTTGAGCCATTTAATTTTTGCTAGCAAAGTTGGTTTAGTTTTAATATTTAGAGGTATTGTTTTTTTATTGCATGCTATTTTCCCAATGTGTTGTGTTCCAAGAAAATGGAACCTTGAGAATTTAATTAAAAAATTACAAAAGTGGAATAAACATACTATTAAGAGAGAAAATAAATGAAACTCCTACTTGAAAATTGGCGAGAATATAGAAATATGAATAAGAGCCCATATGATTTTTTTTATCACATCACAAAATCTTCAAAAGATATAACCATAAATATACTTGATATAAGCACAAAAGAACCAGTAGCAAGTAAAAAAAGTGGTACAAATGCCTATATTTCTATTGAAAAACGCATAGATGTACCTAATTGGGAAGTATCGTGGTCATCTTCTCCCAAGAATAGCGAAAGGGTGGGTACAATCATGTACTTAATGGCTCTAGAATTGGCAGGAGAAAAAGGTCTTTCACCAGATAGCTACGAAACTAGCCCAGATGCAGTTCGAGTTTGGAAAAAATTTATACCAAAAAATAATAAATTTGGGGTATTTAAAGAAAAAAAAGAGGAATTTAAGTACGAAGGTGATGAAAATCCCTTCTTTTTCGTGTTTTTTAAGCAAAATATGTCAACTTTGCAACAATTTTCTAATAAAATTATTGAAAAAACACCTGAAAAGCCTGAAATAACAGAGCCGGATGTTAAACCGTTTGACCCGGAAGAAGATTGGGAAGAATACGTTGATTTATATGAGGGGATATAAGGTTAATGGATAAACTAAAAATCGATTTTAAAACACTTATTTTAATTATTACAACAACTTGTGTGATGGCGGGTCTTTATTATACAATGGAATCTAGATTAAACAGTCTTGAACTGGAAATTTCTTTTCTCAATGGTCAAGTCCGCGCATTGAAAAGCCAAGATAAACGCTTTAATAGATTGATAAGAGATATGAAAAACAAATAACTATTTATAAACAAAGAGGAGAGTTATAATGTGTTTGATTTGTATTGAATATGAAAAAGGTAAATTAAATATTACTGAAGCATTTGACAATTTAGCCGAGATGAAAGATTTCCTCAATGAAGATCATATAAAAGAGGTTGAAGATATGCTCTGGGATGAGATGTATAGAGCTAATGGTGACTGGGGGTTTTTTAAACCCTAATATTGGTTTTAGTGAGGAAAAAATATGATGAAATTATTGATTGAGAGTTGGCGAAAATACATAAAAGAACAGCCAGAGTCCACAGGAAACTGGAAATATAGGGATCCATTAAAATATGGAGGCTCGGGAGAAGAGTCTTGGCAATATGCTGATGCTTCTTCTGTGCCTGATTCTGAAACTAGATTTCCAGAGGAGGGTGGTGATACAAATGAGGTCTCAAAAGTTATTATTTTTAATGAGAAGAAGCAATTTTTACTTTTAAAGCGTGCTGACAAGAATCATGATTGGGATCTCCCCGGAGGTCATGTTAAAAAAGGTGAAAATGTAGCAACAGGTGGCAAAAGAGAGGTTAAAGAAGAAACAAATTTGGAAATTAGTCAATTAGAGCTTGTTAAAAAACATAAAAATGTAGCTTATTTCAAAACAGACAGGTATTCCGGGGCAATAGATCTTGATTTAGAAGAGAATTTAGAATATGAATGGGTAGATATTCATGAGATAGACGGATTTAGAGGTCTTCTCCCCGATCAAAAAAAAGCAATACATTTAGCTTTGCAAGAATTAGATGAAGATTATCAAGCTTCAGTTAAGAAAGGGCACGAAAAATCAAAGAAAAAAAATATTGGCATGGGTGGAAATAGGTCAAAAAATCCTCCATATATTAAAAAACCTTCTTACGAGCGCTCAAAAACAGCCCCTCCGGGATTTCAAGGAACATAAATTCAATAAAAAGAACATATGACAAGTAACTGGTACTAATTACTAATATAGGAGTAATAGAAATGCCATTTAATCCAAAAATATGGGATATTGATATAAATGATCTAAATTTAATCAATATTTTGATCAAAAAAGAGCAAGAAGAACAAGAAAAGCAGAATATTGATCAAGAACAAGATTTTTTACGACTTCCAATGTTAGAAAACTTACAAATCCCACCCACACAAGAAAAAAAAGATGAAAAAACAGATGGAGTGGTCATAATTGACCTTTAAGAACAATTATTTTGGAAAAATTATTTGAAAATTGGCAGAAATACCTCTTTGAGGAAGAAAAACACTTTGAAATAGAGATATTAATAAAATATTCTAAAGATTTGGCATTATATGCAAGCGTTTTTAACAAAATAAGGGCAATTGATGGGGTTACAATTGTCAAATCAGAGGCAGCGACGAGAAAGACCGGTCCAACTCAAAAAATAACAGTTTTAACTGTTAGATTCATGCCAAAAAACATACCAATAGCCACATATAGAGATTATTTAAGATCAAAAATATTAAAGATTAAAGATGAAGAGGGAGATAGAATTTTAGGCGTAAAATTCACTACAATACCAAAAAGAACATAATTTTTTTATTTTCTCGCCCGGATATCTGGAAAAAACATTTGTTTTTAATTTTAAATAATTGTTTGATATAATTATAATATGACCTATAAAAAGTACTTTTTACTACTATTTTTAACATTTCTAGTGTCATGTAGTAAAAATCATGGCGGAGGTGTCGGAAATTCGCAGCCAATTGTATATAATCTCCCTGATGTAGTCTTATATACCCCTTCCGACGCTATAATAGTATTATTATTGTCCCCCTTTAAATGAAGTTTGGCGCATGAAAGTAATTGTAGATATTTGTGATGATGACAAAGTTATCGAAATGAGTGAATGTGAAGAAATTTTAGAGTGTATTCCCACCAATGAAGTCATTAGAGAAGAAGAATGTGTCACAGAAGACGGAATTAATGGCTTTGTAAAGGTTTATTGCCTTAAAGGTTATTTTGAATACGGCATATGTGATCCTTGCGTAGAAGAAATCTGCGATGGTATCGATAATGACTGTGATGGTGCCACAGATGAAGGCGAGTACCCTTGTAGTACAGAATGCGGAGATGGGAATGGTCTTTGTGTTGAAGGAAAGGTTGTGGCATGTGATGCACCACAGCCAGCAGAGGAAGTTTGCGATTATGTTGATAATGATTGCGATGACTTAGTTGATGAGGGACAATTAAATGCATGTAATGTATGCGGACCCATCCCAGATGAAGTTTGCGACGGATTTGACAATGATTGTAATGGCAAAATAGACGAAGGATTAATAGAAAAATGCAATACGGCGTGTGAAGAAAATTTAAACGTATGTGTAGATGGTAGTTGGTTTTGTACTGCGCAACAGCCCGAGGAGGAGGTATGTAATGGTCAAGACGATGATTGCGATGGGTTAGTTGACGAAGAATTACTATGTTTATGTACTTGGGATCAAATTGGCGTTTTATATCCTTGTGAGGAACCTCCTCTTTTGTGCGGACAAGGCTTTAAAACGTGCGAATGTGTTACTGAGGAATGTAAAGCGCTCCAAATGTCACCTTGCCAAGCTTTATGTACATATATCCCCACAGCGGGACCAAATCCGTGCGATCCGCTAGTTGGACAGATCATACAAAATGAAGTTTGCAACAATCATGATGAAAACTGCAACCAATTAATCGATGAGGGTTTAGCTCAGGAGTGTTATACCGGTCCGATAGATACTCTCAATATTGGAATATGTCTACCTGGTGAAATGATCTGTGATGCCGGGTATTGGGGTAACTACGACGGTAATAATGATTTCATTCCAAATTTATGCCTCGATGAAAAAACGCCAGACGATAAAGACGCTTGCAATGGTCAAGATGATAATTGTGATGGATTAATTGACGATGGCAAAGAAATGCAAGATACTGATATAATTTTTGTTGTCGACGGCTCTGGTTCAATGGAAGATGAAATTAGTGGTGTTTTAGCGGCACTAAGCATTTTTTCACAAGAATTCGCTGATCAATCTGCTGTTAAATGGGGTTTTATATACGCTCCCACATATAATCTGGGGTGGGGTGAAAAAGCGCTTCTTGTTTCTGATCTAGAGCCTTTTGATATTTTTTATAATACAATTGCCAGTACTGGTTTTCAAACACAGGGTGGTTATGAAATGCTTTATGATATGATATATCTTCTTATGAAAGGAATTGTACCGCAAACTTCAATGCCTTATCAAATATCCGATCTTCAATGGATTCCTTGGGTTGACTCGGTTCCTGATCTCCAAAATTTCTCGGTAAGTTGGCGACCCAATGCGAATCACGTTATAATTGTTTTTACAGATGAAGAGGGACAAAGCTATATGAATTCTCCCACGATAGCCCCGATCAACGGGAAGACAGCATATGGCAATGGTTATATTACTCAACCTATTTTATTAGACTTGATTAAACAAGATCCTAAACTATCAATCTATACATTTACTTCATTATATTATAAAACATATAATTTTCTTGGTAAAGCAGGTGGTTGGGAACCTCTTTCTTTAACCAGTGCGCTAGGAAAATGGTATGAACTAACAAACTCAGCAACAGAAATATATGCATATCTCTCAGAGATTTTAAATGAAACTGCTTGTGGTGAGGAGGGTCCGTAGAGAATATTACAATGCGAGAAGAAACTCCACCTCTATGAAGATAAATACCGACACAGATATAACAAAATCAAAAAATAAATTTAAAATTGGAGATTTAGTTCAATTTGACTCTGATAAAGTTTTAGGAATAATAACTGATATTAAAATAGCTAAAGAGTTTAAACCTCATGAAAAAGTGTTAGATGTAAAAGTCAATTGGATGGATGGAGAGGAGTTCTGGTGCTTGGAGTTCACATTAGTGCCAGTTTCAACTATATAATGGGAAATATCATTTATTTAAGGGAAGTAAGAATTAAAAAAGACTTAATAGCGGCGGAGAGGGCACTTGGAGAAGCTAGAGAGCTTGTAATAAGAGGTGTTGATGTACCAGGAGATCTTTTAATACGATTAGAAAATGTAATTAAAGTTTTAGAAGAAGAGTTAGAAAATTATATTACAAATCTTTCAGATTAGAAAAAACAATGATTAAATTTTCTAGCGTTAAAGGTATAATATACTATTTATAATATAATTCTACATAAATATAGGATATATTGGCATGCTTAAGCAATCACTTAGAGAAAAAATAAAAAAAGCAATTTTAGAATACTCTCTACCTTTAAAAGAAGCTATAGCTGGTCAGCGTCTTGGTTATGCCAAAGGAGGTCTTGCGGCAAAAAAATATGGCGCACCGGAATTAGCCCTCGGCGGCGCTGGTGACGGTGGTGAGGATGTTGAAGCACAGGGATATGCAAAGATTTTTAAAAAATTTAAAAAAGGAGATCCCATTGGTGACGAGTCAAAAAATATCACAGTCGATGATATTAAAAGTGAAATAGAACAAAGGATGCAATCTGGAGATTTAAACCCAGATGACCCAAAATACGGAATGGATCAAGCTGAAAAGACTCGCTATCCAAATTTTGAATATAGGCTCCCTCGTGGAGATTCTCTAGAAAAGTGGAATACTTGGGCTAATAAACTAGGACAGTCAAAAGAAGATAGAATAAATTTCTATATGGATCATGTTGTCAAGAATAAAAGACCAATGCAATTTATAAAATATATTGGTCAAGTGCCAAAAGGAACAGGTGGGGGGGGCGCTCCTAGCCCTGATCAGGGTGACAACGGCAACGGCGGTGGCGCTGGGACTCCATCTTTTGATCAAATTATAGCACTTGTTGCCGCCGCCCGAGGTGGAGATCCGAACATAACAGTTCAACAAGTTTCACAAAACATTAATCAACTAAGCCAAGGTGGGGATTTAACGGTTGGAAATTTGCAAAACATACTAACAACGGGAGATATCGGGAAAGAAACCGGGGAAGAAGAAGGCGAGGGCGAAGAAGAAGCACCAGAAAAAATCTCCAACGATTTAGAGACAGGATCTTTTAGAGACAAATTATATCAGGTTTTTAGAAAGTATGGTACAGAAGATCAAGTAAATATGCCCAAAAGAGGACCCTCGGAAAGCGGTCCTTTCGTTCACGTTCAACAGCGAGATGGAAAACAACCGTATGGGGTCGGAAAAATCACTAGATCAATGGCTAGAAATTTAGCAGAAATGGTTGCAAAATATTTATCAGACAAACATGGTGCCGGAGAAGAAGTAAAAAGAATTGGAGAACGAGGTCCCACCCCGCTCAAACCCACAGAACCGCCAGAGAAAGAAACTACACAAGCACCAGATGAAGAACCAACACAAGATACAACAGAAGATGTACGTGGTTTAAAAGCAATAGAAAAAGAATTATCAGATGGAACTTTTAGAAAAAGTATACAAAATATGATTTTTAAATATGGCACGGGAGAGCAAGAATATAAACCAGAAAGTGGAAAAGTTGGTAAACCAATTGTAGCCACAGGTGCGCAAATGAAAGAGTTACCACTAGGTGTTGGTTTATTGAGCCCAAATCAAGCTAAAAATTTACCAAAATTGATGGCAAAATGGATAGCTTCGGAATATAATGTTGGAAAATCAACTAAAAGATTAAAAGAAGATCAGTTAAAAAGAGTTGTTAAGGAAGCTCTTGTCTTGAAGAAAGATAAATTAATGGAATATTTTTACCATGAATATTCAAAATAATGCAAAAAAAGACATTTCTGAACTTGAATCATTAGTAAAAGATTTTTATCCTTATGCAAAAAAACAATTAGGCTTTGATAAACGTCCCGAACTTGTATTCAATTCAGATATTGAAAATGCAAAAAAAACTCTTGGAAAGACAGGGTATTACAACCCATCGACATATACAATTGTTATATATGTTGATAAACGACATCCAAAAGATATTTTAAGATCATTTTCACATGAATTAGTACACCACTCTCAGAATTGTGAAGGCAAGCTTGCTGGGGATATTGCCGCTGAAGAAGGATATGCACAAAATAATACTCATTTAAGAAATATGGAAAAAGAAGCCTATTTACAAGGAAATATTATTTTTAGAGATTGGGAAGACACAAGGAAGATGGCAATGCAAGAAACTAATTACAACAATGGGAGAAATGATATTATGTCTCTAATGACAGAAAGAAATAAAAAACTAAGTGCCGCTCTAGCAAAGAAGTTTAATTTAAATAACTTTAACTTAGCCGAAGAAAGAGGTGGAGCCTCTTGGCATGATGATTATAAAACTGAACTCATTACATATGATGAAGAAGAAAAAGATGATGATGAAGAAGAAGTAGAAGAACAAGAAGAACATCCAATGAGCCCAGCTTCAAAATTAGCTCACAATCCTAGCAACAGGGAAAAAGAAGTTAGCGAATCAGTGGATATCAAAGAAATTATTGAAGAAGCAGTTTTAGAATTTCTAGAAGACATTAAAGAAGAGCAACCAGGCGAGCAAGAAATGAAACAGGATAAAATTGCACCTCCAGAAAAAGGAGATGTTAAGAACGGATATGATAAATTAGTAAAAGCAGGATTTTCTCCAGAAGAGGCAAAAAGCTTACTCCAATATTTTGTTAAAGATCTTCAAGAAGTCGAAGATGAGCCAGTAGAAAACCCAGAAGAGGCAGAATTCGAAAAAGATACACCATATCCTGGTCGAAAAGAGCTTGAGGACTACGGAGAACACCCAGGTTTAGGCAAAGGGCTAGAGCCTGCATATAATCGCGATGAAGAAGAGGAACTTAATGGTTTTCCTGAAGAAGAACATGAACCTCTCAGCGAATGGCACAATAAAGAAATTTATACAAAACTTAAAAAATTATGGACTAAATAAGGGGGAAATATATAATGGGCTTAAGAAGAAGATTGCGAAAATTGGGTTTGCTCGAAGCTCTAGATAATCCTGATCAATCGAGCAATTTAGAAGAAAAGAAAGAGAGTGTGGTTAAGAAAACTGCAAATAAATTGAAAAAAGCTCTTGGGTTTTCTTCTAAAGAAAAAGCAAAAAAATAAGGAACAAAAATGAAAATAGATTTCCGCAAATTAACACGAAACTTTTTACTTGGTGAGCAAAGAACCAGGCCAACTGTTCGTAGTTATATTCAAAATTTAAAAGAGATTCTAGATAATTTTGCCCCAAAAACGCAAACAGAGTCTCGAAGATTGGAAATCGCAAAAGCACAACTCAGAGAAATTAAAAATCTAACCAGAAAATTAGAAAGCCGCGTGGTAATGCTTGAAGAAGAGCTTAAGATATTAGAAGAGAGCAAGTAACATGGGCGGTGTCGCTAAGCATTTAATGCATCTCTATGATGATAGAGACCTAACTTTTAATAAAATTAAAAAAATCCTTTCAGCTGCCTCAAGAGGAGAACTTCAAGGCACAGAAAAAACTGATGGCTTTAATATCTATTTGGGAATTAAAGGTAATAAAGCTGTATGGGCTCCCGCTTGGGCAAGAAACAAAGGCGATATGAAAATAGGTGGTCGCACATTCGCTGATTTAGCGGCAAGAAAGTTTAAGGGCGGCGATGAAATTAAAAAAGTATATTTAAACGCTTTTAAAGCCTATGAGAGAACATTAGATAGTTTATCGCAAGGCGAATTAGACATTATTTTTGGAGAAAATAAAGAAGTCTTCTATAATGCTGAAATACAAGGTCCATCAGCTAAGAATATAATTAATTATGATGAAGACGTTATTAACATTCACCACGTTGGTCATAAATTTTATAACGAAGAGAAAAATACATTAGAAACGGTCGATGCATCAAAAGGTTCAAATTTATTAGATGATTTAATTGACAGATTTGAAGAAGCAACTAGTGATATACCATTTTCAGTACGCCGTACCGCATTTTTAAAACTCAATCAACTTGATAATGATTATGATCTAAATATTGCTTTACAAAAAATACAAAAAGCTGGTTTTTCTAAAAATATGACGATTGAAGAATATATGGAAAACTATTTGCGCGGAGAGGTAGAAAGAAAGTTAAATTTTTTAAGCCCTGATATCCAACAAGATGTGCTTAATAGAATATTAAAAAAAGATGGAGCAAAATCTCTTACTCAAATATATAAAGGTTTTCCTATTGACATAAAACAAAGAATTAAGCAATTTGTAGAATTTGCAGAAATTTCACTGATTAATGATGCTATATGGCCGATTGAAGAAGCGATTCATACTTTTTCTGTTGAACTTTTAAAAGGTTTAAAAAGTGCTTATATTTTAAATAATGAAGCAGAGCTTGCAAGGCAAAAGAAAGAAATTTCTACAGCTATCAAAAATATACAAACATATGCCGGACCCGGTGCGAGCAAAGCTCATGAAATTTTAGCAAAACAGCTTCAAAAAATTAAACATTTAGATAACATTAATACAACAGTTGAAGGGTTTGTTTTTCAATATGGCGAACAAATGTACAAATTTACTGGCAATTTTGCGCCAATAAATCAACTATTGGGTCTTTTTAAATATGGAAGAGGAAAAATACCACCAATAAAATCTAGTAATAAAAATGAGGAAGAGATAACAGAAATAACAGAAGAAGAAACACACCAAACACTAGCAATAATTCCGGGAGCATTTAAACCACCTCATGTTGGTCATTTAGCCATGGCAAAACATTATATAGACTTGGCAGATAAAATTATTATTTTAATTTCTCCGCTAGAAAGGAAAACTCCAAAAGAGGGAATCCCCATAACAGCAGCACAATCTAAGAAAATATGGAACTTGTATTTAAATAATTCTGGGTTAAGTGCGGATGTGGAAGTATCTGAATATAACTCCCCGGTCCAGGCAGCAATTGAATATGGAAATAAGCCAGAAGTGGCAGGATCCAATATTATATTAGGCGCTAGCACAAAAGGAGGTGATGCCGCCCAAAGGTTTGGAAAAAATATACAAAAATATACACCAGATGTAAACATATTAGATCCTATTACGTATGCCGCTCAAGCAGATGTTATCACCCACAGTGATAATTACATTACAATATTAAGAGAAAATACAGAAATATTAGATAATTTACCCAGCTTCAAGGAAGGTCTAGATATATTAGAATTTCATGGTTCTGATATGCGCTATATGGCTGAATTAGCTACAGAGAGCCCTATTGCGCTACAACTTTTTGAAGATTTTATGCCTGCGGGTTCCAATCCGGATAGTGTGCTCGGAATACTCAACATTAAATTAAAAGATCAGGACATGATAAAGGAGGGCGGCTCACTTCCAGTGGGTATATTTCTGCGGCTAGTAGAAGAGCAGCTGGAGAAAAATATTAAAAACGATGAGGTGAGAACCTTAAAAGAACAAGAAGAAGACGAGGCTTCTGAAGATGCTATATTAGATTTATCAAAAGAATTTGATTCTGGTTTTTGCAAATATAACCCTCTTATAAATGAATATGCACAGTATTCTCCAGACCAACTAGCTGATGTTTTGATGTTTGTAATTGGCACTCAGCAAATGAGATGGTATGATGTGGTGCCAAAGTTCCCGATATTATTAAATTTTGTTCATAAAAACGATGGTTTAATGACTGACAGAAATTTATTAAACCCAGGCGAAAAACAACCTAAATATGATTTTTCAGGGTTTGGTCAATTGGTTATGGGTCCTCGCAAACATGCAATTGATTATCTATGGAAAAACAGGGAAAGCATATATTCTAGTTTTAGTGGTTTGTTCAATGAATATAATAATTCTAGTGGATTAAGAAAAGAAGAAGCATTATTTAATATTTATTTGGAAGCAATTAAATTACCTGGACTTGGTTTACCGAAAGCGGCATTTGCAACCCAATTAATCATTGGTCGATTGGGTTGTATTGATTCGATTAATCTAAACATATATAAAGGAATCTCAAAAGAATTTAATATACTGACTCCCGGCGATAAAGGATTTAGGACACCTTCAGTTACTGCATCTGGTAAAAAAGTTATCCAGGCTGGAGAATTCGACAGTAATATAATCAAACTTACTTCTGGTGGTATTGAATTAGCTCAAAAATACGTAGAGTTTCTAAGGCAAATTGCAAAAGAAACTGGCGCCGAAGATATTTCGCGAAAACTATGGGATTCTTGGGTAGAATTAGTGGCTAAAAAAATTAATATAAAAGATGATCTCAAAGTAACAATGCCAGATGGCTCTGTACATGTTGTGCCGAATGATTATTCAAAAAATATTAAAGGAGTAGAGACCAACCCATCAGCCGCGTTCAGAAAAAAATATATAGGTAAAATAACTGGTCGAGATGTTTCTAGACAACATCACATACCAACGATGAATGAAAACAAAAAAGATCAACTATTATTTGAAAGTTGGTCCAAATATTTTTATAATTCCTTAAAAGAACAAGATGCAAATTTTTTTAGAGATGCTAAAAAAGACAATTCTAATGTAAAAACAATGGACTTTAAAGAAAAAAGTAATTTTGCAAAAGAAAAAACTAAAGAACTAATGCAAGATCAAAAATTTCTAGAAGACGTATATAAATCAATTGAAAGTTTGTTTAAAAAACAAGAAGAATATATAGAAACGTTTAAACAATTAAGCACCGAATTTGATCTACAAGCAAAAAAGACAGAAAAAACAGAAAAAGAATCTGAACAAACTGCCCGCGAAGTTGAGCGGGCAACAGATATAGCATCGGCAGAAGCAGCAAAAAGAATGGAAAAAGAAACAGAAGAAGAAACAGGGAAAGAAGAAATAGAAGAAATTTCTACTATGGGTGGTGGGAATGTAGAAGGCGCTTATACTAAAAGTCCATGGCCAGGCATCGATTTTGATAAAGAAAATGAAAGAGAAAGAAGGAAATCAAAACTTAAGTTAAAAGAAGCTAATAAAAACGAGCCAGTTAAAGAAGTCTTAGACTATTTACTACAAATATCAGGTATAAATATAAAAGGATAAAATAATGTATATTGATAGAAAAGAATTAATTAAAGAATTAAACGAAGAACAAAAGCTACGGAGCAATATACAAAGAGCAATCAAGATAATTTTTGAAAGAAAACAACACCAACAAGAAGAATTGATATTTGAAGAACAAAAATTACGCAGCATTATACAAACCTTGATTAAAGAAGCTGCAGCTGATGTACAATCAGATGTACCTCATCAGAAAACCGGAATAAACGTGCTAGAAACACTTTTGAAAAAAATTATACCTGTTTTAGAAGACGATTATAAATCACTAACTACAGATGAAGAACAAAGAAAATCTTTTAGAGCGCATATCGTACAAGCTGTAAAAAATTCATTAGCCCCTCAAGATGTGTTGGATGCGGCAGGGGAAGAAGAAGATTTAGATGAGCAAAATGTTAAAATTAGCGTTGAAGACGAGCCTGAAAAATTCATTCCAGTTAGAGGTGTGGATATAGAAACAGATACCGACGAAGAAGAACCTGAAGAAGAAGGTGCATTTACTATACCTGGTGAAGATATGACAGGAAGAAATTTTGCATATCAAAGTTATAATAAAGTTGAAACTCAGATATTAGATTCATATGGAAGTCTTCAAAATGATGAAGATAAAGAATTATTTTATGATTATTTATTAACAAATTTAAAACTTTATTTTGATAAATTTGAAGACGAATTGGCAGCTTCAATTGAAGAACCAACTACACCAGAATATGAAAAAGAAAAAGAAGAAGAAGCAGCAGAAGAGATGGACGCAGAAGAAATACCAGAAGAAGAAGCAGAAGAAGAAGCAGACATGTCTATTTAAGCATTAATTGCCAACCATCCGACCAAGAATATCATAAAATTTTATAAAAATTAATATATAATTACAATATGAGATGGAAAAAAAGAAAATATTTCGGTACTAATAAAAATTATAGTATGTCTAGAAAATTACGAAACGATAACAAGAGTAATGACGAGTTCGAGGTGATGTTGAGCGCTCTGAGTTTAGAAGATGTTATCGCACTTAAATTAGAATTAGCAACAAAGCCATTTGGAGGTAATTGTTATGGAATACCGATATGGTATTCCACCAGAGAAATAGTACAGGATGCTGTGCTTAAAACAGCTCTTTCTATTTGTAGATCAAAAAAAGAGGCAGCAAGATTTTTAGGATTAACATATGGAGAATTTAAAGCTTTGCTTAAAAAATATAATACAGAAAATTTTTTCGAAAAAAATAATGAAAATAATTTGACAAATATACTATTATAGTTTATAGTTACATGTAATAATTATACATGGGACTTGTTCTTTTAAAATATGGGGGCGAAACGGTTTCGACAAAATACGAATAAAACAACGTGCAAAACTGTGTAAGTAACACAGTAAAAATACTTGACTTTTATAAATGCCAACGATAACGTTGAATTTGATTATGCCATGGCGGCATAATCGGAAGTTGTTAATAGCTTTCTAAAGAAATATTAGCCGTTTCCAATTTTTAGAAAAATTGGTGGTGGGCGTAGTAGGTATTTAGCCATTTTTATGACTATATATTCCGGTAGTCAACACCTTTAAGTTGGTAAATGGATTCCCTGATAGGAATATCAGGTGGTTGACGCTTCGGTGGTGAATGCGTCTATTTTTGTGAATGATCGTGTTTTTGCAGTCTTTTGGACCTGGGTTCGACTCCCAGCGCCTCCACTTAAAATATAATGCGGAGAAAATAATGGGTAAAATTACAGAAGCAATTACAGAAATTCAAAGAAAAGAAAATTTGACTCTTCCAGAGTTATTTGAAAAATATCCGCACCTTGTAAAGCTTCAATATGAAGAGCAATTAGAAGAACAAAATATTTGCAAAAACAAAAAATATAATAAAAAATTACTTTGCGATTAACTAGAAAGGAAAATATTATGGATAGTTTAATAGGATTTATAGTTCCACTGGTGGTGGGATTTGTTGTAGGGATGGTATTGGCTAAAAAGGGAGTAGTATAATGAACCAGGAACAGGCTGTAATTATATTGGTACAAGCAGTTAATTTAGCTCAAGATAAAGGAGTTTTTTCTTTACAAGAAGCCTCTGTTGTGGCACAAGCAGTTGCTAGTTTTATACCAAGTGCAGAAACTGAAAAGAAAAACACTTTAGAACTCAATTCTGACGATAAGAGTGAAAAAGAAAATGGTTGATGTACAAAAAAATAAAACATGGAAAATAGCTGCAACTTTTTCAACCTATGAAGAGGCAAGTAATTTTAAAAGACAGTTACATGAAAAATGTACAGAAGTTAAAATTAAGCGTGGTTCTAAATTTAATAATGATCATAAACAAGAAGTTAACTAAATTCAAAAAGAAAAAAGTACAACGCAACTAGGGGAAGATAACTATGCCAATGTTCGCGATTGATAGAAATGGAACAAAAACCTATATTGGAAACCTAGTTCAATATAATAATAAATATTTTTATGTTGAAAATATGGAATTTATTTCATGGAATAGAGAGCAGTATTTGACGTTAAAGTCGATAAATAACAAAAATAAAATTCTACAATATATCTCACCAAGAGACGTAGTATTAAAAAAGAAAATTATATAATGCCTCGTTCTCGTATCATAAAAGATATTAATAAACTTGCCATCCCCTGTAAAAAAGTTAAAACTTTTAAAGAGGGCGAGATTATTGCAAAAAAGCTATTTAAAGTTTTATCAAAATCAAAAAATGGAATTGGATTAGCAGCCAATCAAATTGGCATAAATAAAGAGATTTGTGTAATAAATATACCATATGATAATCCATTATGGCTTATGAACCCAGTATATATTGGCGGATTTGAAAGTATTATTTTTCAAGAAAGTTGTTTATCCTTTCCAGATGTAACCATAACTACAAAAAGATTTAAAAATATTATTGTAAAAGCAGATAATTTTAATAGAGAGTTAACATTCGGATCCCCTGATATATTAAAATGCATCTGCATTCAACATGAGATAAGTCACTTAAAAGGTAAAACAATGTTTGATTATGAGTATAAAGTGGATAACAATGAATAAAAAAAATGCATACTATGCACCACGTTGTATACTTGTTGTTGGGACTGGAACAATTGGAGAGCCTTTGATTGGACTTTTGGCAGATTTAAAAAAGAGATTAAATATTGATGAAGTTATTTTTCACAAAAGAACACCTATGATAGATGAAATAGCAAAAGTTAATAGTTTGATTAAAAGAGGTGCAAAATTATCTGTTAATGAGGACAAAGCAATTGCATTTCAAAAATTGGGACACAAAATCTCTTACGATTTTCAACGGGCTCTAGAAAAAGCCGATGTAGTTATTGATTGCACCCCTGCTGGTAATATTCATAAAGAAAAACATTATATAAAGTACCCAGAGAAGATATTTATTGCGCAAGGTAGTGAAAAAGAATTTGGATTGCCATATGCTTATGGAATTAATGATAAAGCACTTTTAGAATCAGATTCTCACTTTATTCAAGTTGTTAGTTGTAATACACACAATATATGTAATATTTTGAAAAGTTTATCGCCAAATTTTGATAGTATCGTTGATTCTGATTTTGTTTGTATCCGCAGAGCAAATGATATTAGTCAGAATAATAGTTTTATTGCCTCTCCTGAAGTTGGAGTACATAATAACGTACATTTTGGAACCCACCATGCGGCTGATGCTTCTAGAGTATTAAACACGCTATATTGTCATTTACCAATTTATTCAAGTGCAATGAAAGTGAATTCACAATATATGCATGCAATCAGATTTAACATTGTTGTCAAGGGCAATGAGAACGTAAATAGAATAATAAATAAGTTTAAAGAAAATCCATTTGCAGCGCTTACTTATAAAAATTTAGCCAATAAAGTATTTTCTTTTGGTCGCGACCATGGATATTACGGAAGGATTTTTAATCAAACCGTTATTTCTATACCCACTTTACACGCTTTTAGCGTATATAATGGTACAAGAATAACTGGATTTTGTTTTACTCCACAAGATGGAAATTCACTTTTAAGCAGCATAGCTGCAGCACTATACGGGATATGTGGAGAAGATTATATAAAGTATATGAAAATATTTGATGAGTTTTTATTCAATGAGATATAAAAAAAGAAGTATTGGAATAAGAGAGCGTCGCTATGTTTGTGATCCAAATGAGATTCATATTGTGGCAAAAAGTGCCACTACTGCGAACAGAAGAGTTACTATAATATTATATGTTAATAATAAAGAAGCTATAAGTTCATTATATTCGATTGATACATTAGAATCCGGAGAAATAAACAATAATGTCGCGATATTTTGTAATGAAGTAACAAAATTAAAAGATGATTTAATTTATAAATGGGTCGCATCTGACAAAGTTGCAGTGGCAAGATATGCAGTAAAAAAATTAAAAGAAGCAAGAGCAAAATCTGGACTTTTAGTATGGAGAAAATAATTTAACTTCACGGTAAATTGAGATTATGACAGCCTGGATTACCAATAAGGTAGTAATCATCCATAATTTGGTTAATAAACTTTTTTACATCTTTATATGTTACAGCAATCGATATATTTGGAAAATAAACATACACAGAATGAATAACTCCAATTAATTCTCCTTTGTAGTTGAAAATTGGAGAACCAGAACTTCCAGGCGCAGCAGGAACTGAATATAGAGCATTGGTATCTTTATATCCAATAAAGCGCCCCTCCAAAATTGGAATAGTATTATTGGTAAATATTCCCAATGGGGTAGCTAGATTATAAACTTTATCACCCTCTTTCGGAGCGCGTTTTGATACAGATACGGGTTCCAAATCCGCCTCGGGAGCATATAGCATACATATATCAAGCTTTTCATCATTAATATATTTTATCACCTTGGCGGGATATTGATTTCCGTCTATATCTGTTATTTTAAAACTTGTTTCCACTTTTAGATTTGGGTTTTTAGTTTCGGCATATTTGGTATGACAAACATGCCCAGCAGTAAGAACAAATGATCCATTTGTATTGTTTCTAACAACCGCACCAGAACCTAAAAATTTTCTAGTTTTTTGTAGGCATAAATCATCTTGACATAACTGTATTGACACTTTTTTATTAATAAAGAGAAAAGATTTTCTTGGTAAAATTTCATTTATACTTGTTTCATGGTTATTTGTAGAAGTAGTTATCCCACAAGAAAGAAAAATAAATAAAAACAATGCAATTAAGATAAAATTAAATATTAATTTAAGCTTTCTCATAAAATAACTAGAGCGGGAAGTAATAAAATTTAAATCAATATACAAATATAAGTTATAAACTAGTTATATTATAATATGGCTAAAAAAATATATGTTCTAGACACAAGCGTTTATTTAACAGATCCTAGTGCGTTAACCTCTTATTTAAATAATGATATTATAATACCTTTTAAAGTTTTAGAAGAAATAGACAAACATAAAAAACGTCAAGATAGTGTTGGATCAAATGCTCGTAATATTATACGCAAATTTGATTCTTTAAGAGAAAAAGGTAGTCTACATAAAGGTGTGCGCTTGGACAAAGGTAAAGGTTTGGCTTTCGTAAAAAATTGCGATCATTTATCAAAAGAATTAGACATGTCTATATCTGATAATGAAATTATCGATGTAGCGTTAAATGAAAAAAGAGATAATCCGAAAAAAAAAGTGATTGTTGTATCTCGGGATATTAATATGCGCGTTAAGTGTGATGCGCTAGATTTGTTAACTGAAGATTATATTTTAAATCAGATTGTTGCAGACACTACTGGATTATATACTGGCTTTAGTAAACATTTAGTTGATGAAGAGATGATTGATCAATTTTACAGCGGAGAAGAAATATTTCTAGAAAAAGAAAATATTTTAGCTAAACCGAATGAATTTTTAATGCTTGTGTCAAATGCAAACGAAAAGAAAACAGCGCTTGCGAGGTTTTACAATTATTCAATCCCTCTTAAAAGAATTAATGGAGAATACAAAAAAGGAATGTGGGGTGTTAAACCGCGAAATAAAGAACAAAATTTTGCTTTAGATTTATTATTAGATGAAAATATTCCAATTGTTACACTTGTTGGAAAAGCTGGAAGCGGGAAAACTTTATTAGCATTAGCGGCAGGTTTGGCGCAAGTAGTTGAAAAAAATGTGGAAAGTAGATATAAACACCTAGTTGTATCCAAACCCATCCAACCTTTGGGAAAAGATATTGGATTTTTACCTGGAACGTTGGAAGAAAAAATGACCCCATGGCTTGCGCCAATACAAGACAATCTTCAGTTTTTAATGGGAAATGATAGAGAAACATTAGAGATGTATATATCACAAGGTTTAATAGAGATTGAGGCTTTAACATATATAAGAGGTCGTTCGATTGCAAATGCATATATTGTTATTGACGAAGCGCAGAATTTAACTGCCCATGAGCTTAAAACAATTATCACAAGAGTTGGAGAAAATACAAAAATTGTTTTAACTGGCGATATCGAACAAATTGATAATGTTTATGTTGATGAAACGTCAAATGGATTAACGTATGCAATAGAAAAATTTAAAAATTATGACCTTACAGGACATATGACTTTAATAAAAGGTGAGCGGAGCGACGTTGCGTCATTAGCAGCAAAAATACTTTAAATATTTGATATATTTGTGTAGAATTAGAATTGGTATTAATGAGGAAGGGGCAATAATATGAATAATGATGAAATTGATTATGATGACAATCCCGATATTTTTAAACCAGTTGAGAAAGATAACGAGTTAAAAACATGGATAGTAGATTACGTCGGTTCACAACTTAAACCAAAAAATGATGAAGTGACTATTGAGATGGTAATTGAAGTAATGGCGAAGGAGTTCCCAGATTTCTTATTGCCAATAGCTGAAGAGAACTTTATTAGAGGCTATAAACAGGCATTGACCGATGTCGAAGTTGGAGAAAAGCTATATAAAGAAAAACACCAAGAGGAAATTCTTGATTAAATGTTTGGAAAATATAAGTGAAAGATTATATAAAAAAATCATCAAAAAAAACAAAAAAAGAGTTGAACGAAAGGCATTTTTATGGTACTATAAATGTATATATTAAGGATAAGTTACCTAAAAATGTTGATATAGATTTTGTATTATTAAAAATTGAAAATATTATTCCAAGGCACTTTGTTTATTTAATTGATTCAATATTTATTGGAGATTTTGATGTTTTTAAAGAAAAACATGTCAATGCTGTATATGAGGATGGTTCTATTTACCTAACAAACGAACAGAGTGACGATAAAGATATGATTGATGACATTGTGCACGAAATAGCTCATAGCGTTGAAGAATTGATGCCAAGTGATATTTATTCCGATGGCATATTAGAGAAAGAATTTATTGGCAAAAGAAATAAATTAAATTTTATATTAAAGGAATATGGTCATGATACTTTAAAATATAATTTTAATAAAACAAATTACTCCAAAGAGCTAGATGACTTTCTTTATAAAAAAATTGGATACTCTGAATTATTAATGTATGTAATGGGACTATTTATTTCACCATATGCAGTAACTTCTCTTAGGGAATATTTTGCTAGAGGATTCGAAGAATATTTTTTAGGAGACAGAAGATATTTGAAAAATGTCAGCCCACAACTTTTTAATAAAATAAGTTTGATCTCTAATTACGAATAGGGACAACAAATAGGAGCATAAAAAATGTTAAAAGACAGTGAATGTACACTAACACACAACAAACAAGATAATACGGTATGTCTTTGTGTAAAATTGCCAGTATATAATGGTACCAACCCATCCGAATATAGAACATATTACACATCGGATATCAAATCTTTTCTACACAACAAAAATATCACTTTTGGTGCTTGTCTAGAAAACAATACGATCTCAAACAGAGGTCGTTATAATAACAACGAATGCATGTGGGTATTTGAAGTAATTTCTTCGAGCAGTCAACAATCCAAAAAAACTCCCACCCCTCCGAAAGTAGAGTCAGTTATGAAGACTTCCTCTAAAAAAAGTTCGAACACTTCCAAATAAGAAGGTAATAGATGCCCCACATATCATTCTCGGAATTAAAAATATGGAACGATTGTCCTTGGAAACATAAATTAGTTTATTTAGATAATATAAAAAAGTTTAAAGGCAATGAATATACTGCTTTTGGCAAAGCCATTCATATTACATGTGAAGGGCTTGTGGAGCAGAATATTCAAAATGCACCCTCCTATTTTCAACAACAATTTTTAAAAGAATTAAAACAGCTACCAGAAGATTATAAACTAAATAAAAAACTTGTAAGCGACATGCGGGTACAAGGGTGTTTCTTGATTGGATTTATAATACCAGCAGTAAAAGATTATTTTGGAGAATATGAGATAGTTTCGATAGAAGAAAAACTATTTGAGCCGATGGCGGACGTTACAGAATATAACTTTAAAGGCTTTATTGATCTAGTCATCAAAACTGTGGATGGTGGGTATCATATTATTGATTGGAAAACTTGTTCTTGGGGTTGGGATGCTCGTAGAAAAAGCGATAAGTTGACAACCTATCAACTTACTTTATATAAGCATTTTTTCGCATTAAAGCATGATATCGACCCAGATTTAATAGAAACACATTTTGCTTTGTTAAAAAGAACTGCCACCAAAAATAATGTTGAAATATTTAGAGTCACAAGTGGAAAGAAAAAAACAGATAATGCCTTAAAATTTCTTTCTAAAGCCGTGTATAATATTAATAAAAAAAGATACCTTAAAAATAAACTATCATGCCATAAGCCATATGGCACATGTGAATTTTATAAAACAAAACACTGCCCTTGATTAAGAGGAATAGATGACCAAAAAAATTAAAATTTTAACATTGGGGGACCACCCACTTTCCCCCTCCGGGATTGGAACACAATCTAAATATATGATCGAGGGAATGCTTCGCACAGGAAAATATAAATTTATAAGCCTTGGTGGAGCAATTAAACATGAAAACCACCAACCTGTTCGAGTCGAAGAATTTAAAGATGATTGGATAATCCATCCAGTCGATGGATATGGCACACAAGATGTTGTTCGTTCTGTAATACGTAATGAAAGACCAGATATTCTTTGGCTTATGACAGATCCACGATTTTGGGGGTGGTTGTGGATGATAGAAAACGAGATTAGACCTTTAATCCCAATGGTGTATTACCACGTGTGGGATAATTACCCATATCCAGTTTTTAATAAGAAGTTTTATGAGTCAAATGATTTAATCGTTAGTATATCTAAACTTACGGACAAGATTGTTAAGAATGTCGCACCAAAAGTTAAAAGCATGTATCTTCCACACGCGGTTGATACAAATATTTTTCGAACAATACCAGAAGAAGATATTTTAGGATTTAAAAAAGAACATTTTTCAGATGATTCAAATCCAGATAAATTAGTTTTCTTTTGGAATAATAGAAACGCACGAAGAAAACAAAGCGGCAGTTTAATTTTTTGGTTTAAAGAGTTTTTAGATATTGTTGGACACGACAATGCTTGTTTAATAATGCACACTGACCCTAAAGATCCAAATGGGCAAGATCTAGAAGAAATATTAGAGTACTTACAATTAAAACAAGGTCAAGTTTTATTTTCAAAACAGAAATTATCAATTGAGCACTTATCAATGCTTTATAATATGGCAGATTGTACTATAAATGTATCTGATGCAGAGGGTTTTGGGCTATCAACTTTAGAATCATTATCATGCGGAACACCAGTTATTGTTAATATGACTGGAGGATTGCAAGAACAAGTAACTGATGGTGAAAATTGGTTTGGTGTCGGCATTGAGCCAGCTTCAAAAGCAATAATTGGCTCCCAGGATATTCCATGGATTTACGAAGATAGATTAAATGGTAAAGATGTGGTTGATGCTTTACTTAAAATTTATAACATGTCAAAAGAAGAGAGAAATAAAATTGGCACACTGGGTCGTAAACATGTTACAAAAAATTATAATTTTGAAAATTTTATTAAAAAATGGGATGAAGTTTTTACTTTTGTATATAATGAATATGGATCATGGTCAACAAGAGAAAATTATAAATTATGGACTTTTAAAGAGATAATATGAGAAAAAAAGCTTTAGTAAGAGGTCCCGCTTTAAGTAGAAGTGGGTATGGTGAACATACAAGGTTTGTTTTAAGAGCTTTAAGGGCGTATGAAGAACACTTTGACATACATTTAATAACCACAGGATGGGGACAAACCGGCTGGTTATATGAAGATAATGAAGAAAGAAGGTGGATGGATAGTATACTAGCCAAAACTATCGAACACCAACAGAAGAATGGTCAATATGATATATCGTTTCAAGTTACGATCCCAAATGAATGGGAAAAATTAGCTTCCATAAATATTGGTGTGACAGCAGGGATTGAGACAACAAAAGTAGCCCCAGTGTGGATAGAAAAAGCCTCTCTTATGGATCAAATTATAACAATTTCAAATCATTCAAAATCTGTTTATGAGAATACAGTTTATTCTGCTAAACATCCACAAACAGAGCAAGAAGTACATTTAAAATGCAAGACCCCGATTCATGTTGTACACTATCCAGTTAGAAATCATAAATCAGCAGATATATCTTTAGATTTTAAAACAAATTTTAATTTTTTAACAGTTGCACAATGGGGTCCAAGAAAAAATATTGTAAATACAGTTAAATGGTTTGTTGAAGAATTTATCGATAAACAAATAGGATTAGTACTTAAACTTAATATTAAAAATAACTCAAATATCGATAAATATCATACCGAACAAACAGTTGAATCTTTATTAAAAGAATATCCGCAAAGAAAATGTAAAGTTTATTTATTACATGGAGATATGACAGATGAGGAAATGACGGCTCTTTATTTGCATCCAAAAATTAAAGCTTTGATTTCGATAACTCATGGTGAGGGTTTTGGTTTACCACTATTCGAAGCTGCATATAATGCATTACCGATTTTAGCTGTTGACTGGAGTGGCTATTGTGACTTTCTTTATAAAGCAGTTGAAAAAAATGGTAGAATGAAAACTAAAGCGTTTTTTGCAAAAATTGATTATGATTTGGCACCCATACCAAAAGAGGCTGTTTGGGAAGGAGTTTTGCAACAAGATTCACAATGGTGTTATGCGAAACAAGGTAGTTATAAGATGAAACTTCGCGAAGTTCGAAAAGATTATGGAAGATTTGTAAAACAAGCAAAAGAACTACAACAATGGCTTCTTGAAAACTTTACTGAAAAAAAACAATATGAGAAATTTGCACAATTATTTATATCCGATGAAAATGATGATATTGTCATTATATGAAAAATAAAAATGTTAAATTTTTTAGTTGTAATTTATTTGAAGACGAAAATTTTATTATAGAAAAAGAATTTGAAACCCACCAAGATGAATTAGTTCATGTTGCTGATTCTAAATATTCTAAAAAAAATATTTTATATATATGCATATGGAAACAAAAAAAGCAATTTGACAACACAAAACCGCTTGTAATATTGCCGATTAAAGATAATATAAATTTACTAAACTATACACTTTTAAATTTTAAAATAAATAATTTTTTTGATACCATCAATTTAATAGTCGTTGATGATAGATCGGACGAAGATATTGAAAAAGTTTGCAACAAATACGATGTAAACTATTTACGTATTGATAATGATAAAGGATTTAATTTTTCGATGTTGAATAATATTCCTGCACTATTAGCTTATAAATCAGGCGTGAAAAAAATTATACTTTGGAATAGTGATTTGTGGATAGATAAACTTGAATACTTCGATACTTTCTTAAAAAAACACATAGAAGCCGGAGCAGTCATCTCAGGGTCAAAATTATTATATCCACATGAAAGTCTGCATAATGATAAAGATAGTATAAATATTTTAACGCATTTCCCATCAATGAGAGACGGGAAATCCAAAGGAACAGTTCAGTTTGGCGGCTCAAGATGGATTTCATCACCAAATGGTTCTTTTGTGCCAATACACTATCGAAGGTTTACGAATAAAAATGATCCACGAATAAATTGCGACATTGGAACTGATTTTGTTACTGGTGCTTTACAAATAATTGATTTGGAGTGGTTTATATCCATTGGGGGGCTTAATCCATCTTTGTCAAAAATTTTGCAAGATGTGGATTTATGCTTGCGAGCATTGGAACAGAATAGAAAAGTAATGTATTTTGGAAAAGATATTCATTTTTTCCATGATGAATCATTTAACCATTTTTCAAATAAAACTGAAAAAAAGATAGACAACCAATACAGAAGCGACAATGCATTATTCACAAAGCTATGGAAAGAAAAAATACCTAGCTTGATTTTTTGAAAAAAGGGCTGCAGATGAATAAATTTGAAATTAAAAAAACTAAATTCAGAGGAGTTTTGATTATTATTCCGCGCATTTTTGATGATGATCGTGGATATTTTTATGAATCTTATAATGTAGCCAATCTTTTCGATCTAGGGTTTACAGAGAATATGCAACAAGATAATCAATCAATCTCAAAAAAGAATGTCATAAGAGGGTTACATTACCAGTGGGACGAACCAATGGGAAAACTTGTAAGGGCAACAAGGGGATCTGTGAAAGATATTATTGTCGACATAAGAAAAGATTCTGTAACTTATGGAGAATACATGTCAGTGACATTAACAGATAAAAATCACAAACAATTATGGGTACCACCCGGATTTGCTCATGGAATCCTAGCACTCGAAGAAGATACTGTTGTTTTATATAAATGCTCTAGTGTTTATAATCAAAATGGAGAATCTGGTATTAATCCATTTGATAAATTTTTAAATATCAAATGGGGTATAGATAAAAAAGATGCTGTTTTGTCCTTGAAGGATCAAGAAGCACAAAATTTTTTAGAATATGATAGAGACCCAAAGTTCTATTAAAAGGAAGATAAAACAATAAAATGAAAAAGATTCTCGTAGCCGGTGGCGCCGGATATGTCGGCACCCACCTAGTTCATAAATTAGTAAAAAGAAAATATGATGTTACTGTAGTTGACCTTATGTGGTTTGGTAATTTTTTACCAAAAGCGGCAAAAATTAAAGAAAAAAATATTATGAATGTCTCCCACCAGGAGTTGAATGCAGAAAAATATGATGTAGTTGTTTTTATGGCAGGGCTTTCCAATGACCCAATGGCAGATTTTAATCCATCAATGAATTTTGTAGAAAATAGTGCAGTACCAGCATATTTGGCATATGCAGCCAAACGAGCGGGAATATCTCGCTTTATTTATGCTAGTTCGTGTAGTATTTACGGATATACAGCAAACGAACTAATGGATGAAGAATCCCCAGTTGCTCCGCAATACCCATATGGTATTTCTAAATTAATTGGAGAACAGGCTATTTTAAATTTGACAAGTAAGAATTTTAGACCAATTATTTTAAGAAAGGGAACTGTAGGCGGCTGGTCTCCGCGAATGAGATATGATTTGGTTGTTAACGCTATGACAAAAACTGCTTTAACTGAAGGGAAAATAGTTGTTCATAATCCAAATTTATGGAGACCGCTAATCGATATTGATGATGTTGCAACGGGTTATATAAGAGCAATTGAAGCAAATCTTGAAAATAGTGGTATATATAATTTATGTTATGATAATTATACAATTGGTCGCTTAGCTGATGAAATAAAAGAAGAATTGAATAGTCATGGATATGATATTCAAATAGAGACATTAAATCGCCAAGACATTAGAAACTATAAAGCATCTAATGTAAAAGCAAAAATTGAACTTGATTTTGTCTCCAAGACCTCCCCCCGCGAATCGGTACGGAAGATATTAGCCAATATTGACCCAATAGAAGATTATAATTTTTTAGACAAAAAATATTACAATATTCAAACCTTTAAAGAATTAGAAATGAAATGAAAAAAATATTATTAACTGGGGGTAGTGGTTTGTTAGGGCAGGAGATACAACACTTATATGATAATATCTTAGCCCCGTCTCATAAAGAAATGGATATTACAAATAAGAAAATATGTGAAAAGCATCTTTTAAAATACACGCCAGATATAGTTTTACATGCTGCTGCCTTCACATCTCCCCCTAGATGCGATAATAGACCAGACTTGGCAAGACAAACAAATATTCTCGGTACAGTAAATCTTATAGATCTGTGCCAGGAACACTCAACTAGGTTTGTATATATTTCGACTGATTATGTATTTGATGGAACAGAGGGTAGATATAAAACAACAGATTCTATTAATCCAATTAATATATATTCTATGACGAAGGCTGCGGGAGAGTTGGCAACAAAGACTTACAATAATTCATTAATCATTAGAACCAGTTTTTGTGAGCATATTTTTCCATATGAAAAAGCATTTGTTGATCAATATACAAGCAGAGATTATGTTGATATTATTGCACCAATAATTTTAAATCATACCCTGTCGGAAATGAAAGGAGTTGTTCATGTCGGGACAGAAAGAAAAACAATATTTGAACTAGCTAGAAGAAGAAAAATAAATATTGGCAAACTGAAAAGAAGCGAGATGGGCTTTAAAATACCCAAAGATACGTCTTTTTTTATAAATAAAAGAGGTGTATATGAATAAAAAAGTTGTTTATACTGCGATATATGGGAAAAAAGATACATTAAAAAATCCTCTTTTTATAAATAATGATTTTGATTATATATGCTTTACAGATAATAAAGAGGTAAAATCAGATATATGGCAAGTTGTTTATAGAGCATCGGCTCATAAAGATCCTGTTAGGGGCGCTAAGATATTTAAAGTAAAGCCTCATGAGTTTTTGAAAGAATATGACATTAGTCTATGGATTGATGCAAATTTTTTAATTAAAAAGGATATTAATTCGTTTCTTAAAAAAGTAGATTTTTTAAAAAACGCAAATATGCTTCTATTTGAACATGACCAGGGTCGGCAGTGCATATATGATGAAGCTAAGATGGTTGTGTTAGATAATAAGGACAATCCTGAAATAGTCCGAAAACAGATGGAGAAATATAAAAAGGAAGAGTATCCAAAAAATAATGGACTTTGTGCCAATTCAATTTTATTAAGAAAGCATAATTCTGATGATATAATAAATTTATCAAATATGTGGTGGGATGAAATTAGAAACTTTAGTCGCCGCGACCAATTGAGTTTTTATTATTGCAAGTGGAAGTTGTCTACAAAATCGTATCTTCTTAAATATCCGAATGTAGATATACGAAACAACTATTGGTTTCAATGGTTGCCACACAATTATGAATTACAAAGGTGGTAAGATGTTATTATCTGTAGTTATTGTTACATATAATCGCTCCGACGTACTTAGACAGAATTTAGATAAATTTAAAGAGCAAGCAGCCAAAAATTTTGAAGTAATTGTTGCTATAGATGGCTCAACAGATAATACTATTAAAATGTTGGAAAGTTATAAGTCTGATTTCTCCATTAAGTGGATAGACACAAAAGAGACAGATAAGTATTGTCTTGCGAAAGCAAGAAACATGGGAATATTAGAAACATCTGGAAAAGCTGTTGTTATTTTAGATGATGATAGTTTTCCAACCCCTCAGTTTGTAGAAGAACATAAAAAGTCCGTTAAAAATAGAATATTAACTGGAGGATACAGAAATTCTCACGATTCACAAGATCCCATGCATTTTAAAATGTCTCATTTGTTGACTAAGTATGGCGACTGTTCTCCAAAACAAATTGGTGAAATATTGGTCGAGAATAATTGTTGCATGTTACGGAAAGATTGGATTGGTTGTGGTATGTTTTCTGAAAGATTTGAGGGGTATGGCGGCTGCGGACAAGAATTTTTTACGAGATTGTCTTATTTAGGATACGGATATCAATTTAATCCCAGAGCTATGATTTTTCACCATAAAGAATTTGAAGGAGATAATGGATTAACTAGAGAAGATAAAGACAGACAAGCAAAAAAAATGTCTGTTGTAATTAAGAAACACACTTGGAGTTATAATGCCTGATTTAATTGAAATATTATATGATAGATTTGACGATATCACTTTACCATCTCGATATCAAAAATTATGGGATGATATAAATTTACCTATTCAAATAAATAAAGCTACTTTTCACCATTTGAACCTACAAGAAAGAGATGCAATTTTTGATAAAATATCTAAAAGGGCATATTATTTAACTTTGATTGCGAAGAAGTTCGGAGCTAAAAACATTGTTGAGGTGGGTACGGCAGAAGGCTGGCAATTTTATAGTTTTGCTGAATATTGCAGAGAAAATGATGCTAAAGTTTGGAGTTGTGATTTAAGAGATGTGCATCATAAAAAATATGCAAAAGAATATCAAGAGGAAGCCACCTTTATACAAGGAGACAGCAAAGCTTTAGCGGACCACCTTGAAGATTTGGGAGTAGAAGTTGACCTTTTTTATATAGATGGGTCCCATGAAGAAGGCGCTGTAATTAATGATGTTTTAAATTTAAAAAAACTACAAACAACTAGTAGAATACCCATATGGGTATTTGATGATTACGATAAGAGATTTGGATGCTTTTATGATTTGAATAAAATTACAAAAGCCGCTAGTCAATACATGGTCTATTCTCCCGGAAAAACAGCAAGTAATAATCCCACCCATCAGTTAATTATGCAGGGAAGGTTTGCGTGAAAATTTTATATATTGAAAAGCACCACGGTAATTCTTTTTCATATTATAATGAGATGATGCGCGCCCTTATGAAATATAATAAAATATATCAATTTGCAAACTGGGCTAACAGTTCCACTATTAGCGATATTTTGTCAAATTGCCCAGAAAAGCCAGATTTAATTTGTTTTGGTTTTGGCTGGACAGACTGTGGCGATAATTACCCTAAAGAAATAAAAGGCATAAAAGAGTGCAATATTCCTATAGCAATTATTTTAAATAAAGAATATACAGGGTTAGTTAAAAAGTTAGATTGGATTAAAAACTTAAACCCTGTTGCAGCATTTTCTGTTCATCACAATTGCGAAATATATGAAGAATATACCTTTATTCCTTTTCATAAAATACCCTTTGCAGTGAATGAGACAATTTTTAAAGACTATGGACAAAAAAATGAATATGATTTTGGTTTTTCTGGTGTTGTGCGACCGGAGCAAATTAGTAATTGGCGAGAAAAAATACGAGAAAGTATAAAAAGTTGGAAAAACATAAGAACTTTTTTTACATCACACCAACATGATAATTTAACTTCATATGCAAAAAGGATTAATTCAACGAAAATATGGCTAAGTACTTCTGGACCCGCCAATATTATTGGTCCTCGCTATTATGAAGTAATGGCATCTGGAACAACGTTATTAATTTGCAATAGGATGAAGGAAGAATATAATGATTTATTCGAAGAGGATACTCATTGCGTGATGTTTGATTCGCTAGAAGAGTTTGAAGAAAAAATTACATATTATTTATCACATGATATAGAAAGAGAAAAAATTATTAAACGCGCACATGAACACGTATTGGGCAATCATACCTGGGCGCACAGGGGACAAAAAATTACAAACATTTTAAATAAAGCCTTGGAGGGTTATCATGGGAAAGCATAACGCTTGTGTATATATATTATCTTCTAGAACAGATTCGCTAAAAACAGCACTAGAGTTATTTTATGAAAATTGGAATAATGAGTTTCAATATCCTGTTTATATTTATTATTTTGATGATATTTATAGCCAAGAGTATATTGATGACGTCAAAGAGAATGTTAGTGTTGATATAAACTTTAGGCAAATAGATTATGGTGTTCCTTCTCATATTCCCGAGAGTGAGCTTTTTTATAATAGAAGTTACCTAAATTATGTCCGTTCTTCATTTCCCTCCTCTCGATTGGGATACTTACATATGGAACATTTTTCATCTAATTTTCATAAATTTGGAGAAAAAGGTTGTGTGGGTAAAGAACTGGAAGAATATGAGTATATAATGAGAATTGATGATGATTCTTGGTTTAAAACAAAAATTAATTATGATTTTTTTGACGTTATGAAAGAATACCCACTTGCCACTGGATTTACATGGTCTCACGTTGGACAAAATCATCTTGAAACTAGGGAGAATCTTTGGTCATTTTTTAAAGAATACCTAGCAGAAAATAGCTATAAACCGAAAGATGAGCAACTAAACGCCGCCATTCAGGACAATGATGAAATGAAGATGCACAGTTTACGCTGGTCTTGTGGTAATTTTAATATTTATAATGTAAAAACATTCCTAGAGCATGGCTGGGCAGAGTGGATGAGCAAAATAAACGAATATGGTGGTCTTTATAAGCATCGTTGGGGCGATTTAGAATCACTTGGCTTATTTGCCTATACACATTTTGACAATCCACTATATGATTTTGATTTAAGGAACAAGGGGTTATATGAGCCAAAATTACCAAATCTTCCACCTTTTGCTCCCTCAGTAAAAGAATCAGACAATCAGATATGAGGTTTTATTAATGAACTATGCGTATATAACATATTTATGTAGTGATAATTTTATACCTGGTGCAGTTGCGTTAAAAAAATCTTTAGAATATGTTAAGGTTAAATTTCCAACATATTGTATGGTTACAGAAGAAGTGACAGAAGATGGACGAAAACAATTGTTAGATAGCGGATTAGAACTAATCGTAGTTGATAAGATTATTCCTAATAGAGTAGATGGAATAATCGATAGATATAAAGATAATAGTTGGATGATGTTCACAAAATTGAATATTTGGAATCAAACTCAGTTTGATAAATTAGTTTATCTAGACGCTGACTGTATCGCGATTGAGCCAATTGATGAGCTTTTTGATTTTCCACCCATTTCTGCCATTAAAGACCCTTCTTATGGTGGATTAAGTGGAGGGGTTTTAGTACTTAAGCCAGATAAAGAGTTATTTGATGATATGTTAGATAATATAAATCACAAAGATTATGATAATAGCTATAGTGATCAAAGTTTTCTAAATTGGTATACGAAGAAACATAACTTATTTAATGAGATCCCATTACAATACAATGTACATCAAAAAAGATTTGTTTTATCCCCCGGAGTTAAAATTTATCATTATAATGGTCAAAAACCCTGGTTAACAGATCCAGATCACAGTTGCAGATGGCGCATGGGAGATAATGAAATATACAAAGTCTGGCATCATTTTTATAACATATCAAAGTTGCAGCACTGCAAGTTAAAAGGAGAAAATAAATGAAAAAAGTGTTTATAACAGGAATAAGCGGGTTTATAGGAAAATATTTAGCCAAAGAATTAATTCGAGATGGCAGCTATGAAATACACGGCTTGGTAGAAAAAGATCCCGATAGAAATTTAGGATTCGAATATACACCGTGGGTTGGCTCTTTAACAGATTTTGAGCAAGTTGGTGCGCACCTAAGAGAAGCAAACCCACATTTTATTATTCATCTAGCAGCAAGAACGGAAGTAGAAAAAAGTTTTTATGATCCAATTCATTTTCAAACTGTAAATTATGATGGAACTGTTAATTTAATAGAAAAATCAAAAGATTTAACAAATTTAGAATTATTTGTTTTTTCGTCGACCATGGAGACATATGGCGCAGTGCCAAAATCAGAATGGAAAGCGTTTAATGAAGAAACAAAACAATACCCCAATGCCCCATATGCAGTAGCTAAAATTGGATGCGAATATTATTTAAGCTATGCTGAAAGAGCATATGATTTTCCATTTACTGCACTTAGACAGACGAATACATATGGAAGATGGGATAATGATTTTTTTGTTGTTGAGCAAATAATAGTCCAAATGCTAAAAAACCCAAACGAAATTAATTTAGGATACAGACAACCATATAGAAATTTTTTATTTATTGATGATTTGATTAATTTATATACAACAATTTTGAAAAATGTTGATTTAGCAAAAGGAGAATTCTTCTGTACTGGTCCGGATAATGCCATTCAAATAAAAGATTTAGTAGATTTAGTCGCAAAAAAACTCAATTGGAAAGGGAAAGTTAATTGGGGAACGAAACCACCCCGCGCAGGTGAAATCTATTATCTTAATTCAACTTCGGAAAAAGCCAAGAGAGTTTTAAACTGGGAGCCTACAATTTCATTAGATAGGGGTTTGGATATAACAACTGAATTATGGAAAAAACAGCTGAAAAAATAAAGATATTAATATGCGGCAGGGGTAACTCACTAGAGCGCATAGATCATTCAAATTTAGATATTGATTTTGATCATGTAATATTAATAAATGAATTTAATTTATTTGTTAAAGAAAATCAAAAAATACATAATTTTTTAAAAAATAAAAAAATAATTCAACAAGTTAATATTTGTGAGTCAGGCTTGGATCATGATTTTGTAAATAATTTTAATGTCCAAGAAGTCTACATAGCCAGATTGCGACCAGATGGAAATACAAATTGGTGGAGAACTGGATACAAAGGACGCAATTTCGAAAGCCTGTATAAGATACCGTATAATTATCATTCAGATTCTCTAGAGAAATATATGAATATTGTTGAAAATTCCTCTGATATGGCTTTATTGCATGCCGCCCTAGAATTAAAAGCAGATGAAATATATGTAATTGGAATTGATTTTTACGAAACAGAATATTTTTTAGGACATAATGAGGCGGATCCTCAAGATGAGATAGTTTCAAATAAGATAAAAAATTCTCATAAGACAATAACATCTTTATTTCCGGAAATTTTATTTCATTATTTTACTTACTCTTCTTTTGATCCCGGATTAAAAAATCTTAAAGTCTGTAGATTTTAAAGTTATAATTACATTAGGTTTTTACAATGAAAATAAGAATTAAATCACCACACCCTTATGAATTGATAAAGAATATTTCTTATGATGCTTTTAAGGGGTTGAAAATAACGTTTATTAATATGCCATTGAGAGAATCAGCTAAGCCGAACGTGCCCCCAGAAGGACCAGGTATTCTTGCTGCAATTGCTAGACAATATGGAGCCGAAGCTTACATAATTGATTTAAATGCTTATCGTGTTAATGACGATTTAGCCAAGAAACAAAATCTTATTAATGGTAGACATTTAACTTATGATGAAGCTGAGAAAATGATTATACGTCACTTGAATAATGTTGGGGATCAAGATGTCATTGCATTTTCAGGTAAAATAACAACACTCCGATGGCAAGAGAAAATCGCAAAAATAATAAGAAAACACCAACCTGATACTTTTTTAGTATCCGGAAATGGACTGGCAACCGAAATTAGTGGCGGTCTTTTCGAGTGGATTCCTGAACTTGATGCTGTTGGGCGTTCAGAGGGAGATGATATTATTTTATTAATAATGCATGATTCTAAAGTTATTAAAGAATTGGGAATTAGTCGGGCTATAAAATCTACAAAACTAAGTCCATTTTATAGAGGCGAGTTTAATGATAAACATCGATTTATATATGAAGGTAATAGACCTATGAATCTAGATTCTTTACCATATGCTGCTTTAGATTTATTAGAATCTGATCCTTATGGTTATAACGTCTTAGAAGATTATATCAAAGTACCAGTTTGGGGCTTGGCTGCAAATAATAGCTCTGCTACTTCCTTTTCTATGAAAAGAAGTTTAACAACAGTAAGCAGCAGAGGATGCCCATATGCATGTGCATTTTGCTATCGTGGCGCGCAAGGAGAAAGAAATTATGGAATGCGTTCTTGTGAGCACATAGCAAAACAGATAAGAAATTATGTTGATAAATATAATTTAGATTTTATCGGTTTTCCAGATGATAACTTTGCAGTTGATAAAAGACGCATTAAACGTATGGTTTCTGTTTTTAAAAATTATGATCTTGATCAAATCAGATGGGGTACTCACACTCGCATGGATGAAGCTGATGAAAGATTGGTTGATATGTCAGCATCGGGATGTGTATATATTGGTTTTGGTGCAGAATCAGCTAGCGAACATACACTGAAAAATATGAACAAGGGCGGCTTTATTCTCAAAAATGGCTCAACGCCCACTGTTATAAATGGAAATACTTATCAATTTCCAACTACCATGGTCAATGCAATTAAAAACTGTAAATCTACTAATATACATCCAAACTGTACTTGGATTATGGGGTATCCAGGTGAAGAATTGCAACATCTTAAGACAAGCGTTGCATTTATTTTATGGCAGCGCGACTTTTGGCGCGAAGGGTTAACGCAAGGAACCTCAGAATATGAACTAGCAACACTGGCAGTGAATCAGAAAATGTTTACAGCGACTGCTTATCCTGGCACAGCGATGTGGAATGTTGTGCGACCGAATCTGCAAAAACATTTTGGAATTTCATTTGATAATTTCGGAGATCCTATTTGTGATGATTCTTTTCATAATTATGTTTTAGAGCTTGATGATGCTACAAAAGTTTTAAATGACAAAGATGGAAATCCTGTTAGTTTTGGCGCCATGCCATTAGAACAATTTTTAAAAGCTAGAGAATATGTAGACAGTGATCAAATTGAAAAAGTACTTGAAATGTAGTGGAGGCTTTATGACAAAAGGAATATTTATTACAGTTCGAACAGGTTCAACCAGGCTTCCAAATAAAGCACTTAGAACAATTTGTGGCAAGAAAACAATTGAATTTTGTATAGAGCGAGCTAAAAAATCTAACAAAACAAATAAAATAATTTTATGTACTAGCGCTATGGATGAAGATAGGGTACTTTGTGAAATTGCTAAAGCTCATCATATTGATTTTTTTCAAGGAAGCTTAGAAGACAAGCTTGATAGATGGCTAAAAGCCGCCTTACAATATAATATTGATTATTTTGTCAACATTGACGGCGACGATTTATTTTGCGAACCAGAATTAATAGATTTAGCCTTTGAACAATATGAAAGAGAATTACATGATTTTGTTAGAATAGATGAGAAAAATATGATTTGTGGAGCATTTACGTTTGGTGTAAAGACTGATACGATTAAAAAAGTGTGCGAGCTTAAAAACACTAATGATACAGAAGCGGCATGGCTTACTCTTTCAAGTATGAAAATGTTTAAAACAAAATTACTTAAAAATGTACCAAAAGAATATAACAGACCAGAAATTAGAGCAACTTTAGATTACGAAGAGGATTTAAAATTCTTTACTACTATTTCTGAATATTTTTATAATATGGGAAATTATAATTTCTCTTTAATGGATGTGATTAGGCTTATAGATGAGCAACCAGAGATTGCATTAATTAATAGGCACAAACATCAAGATTATTTAGATAATCAAAATAAGCTCAACAAGCGATTAATTTAGGAGATGCATATGTCCAGTAAAAAAGAAAGAGTAACATATCACTCTGGAGAGTGGGTGCCCGAATCTAAAGCTTCGATTCACATATACGATTCACAATTTATGTTTGGAGATGCTGTTTTTGAAATGGCAAGAACTTTTAATAATAAATTTTTTCTCTTAGATGAACACATCGATAGACTTTTTAGAAGTATGAGATATTTGCAAATACCAATTACAAAATCAAAAAAAGAAGTTTATAATTTATGCCAAGAGACGCTCCAGCGCAATATCGAGCACTTTTCTTTAGGGGAAGAATGCCGTATTTTAATTAATGTTTCTAGAGGTCCTCTGCCCATTTATAAAGAAGTTTTTGAATTACAAAAAGGAGAAGCGTGGAGTGATCCAACTTGGATTATAAATGTATGGCCATTGAATAAAACTGCTGGATCTTTAGGGCATTTTTACGACACAGGAGCGAATGCTGTTATACCATCACAAAGACAAATACCATCGCGACTTTTAGAAAACAAGGTAAAAAATAGGAGTAGGTTACATTACCAGATGGCAAATTTACAAACAAAGACATTTGGAAAAGATGCTATGCCTCTTTTGCTCGACGAAGATGGATTTATCACAGAAAGCACTGGTGCGAACTTTTTGATGGTAAAGAATGAGAAATTAATAGTTCCCGAATTAAGAAATATGCTCAGGGGTTCGAGCATGATGTATGTGCTTGAAGTTTTAGCACCACAGATTAATTTAGAAGTGGTATATAAAAATTTTGAACCATATGACGTCATGGATTGTGATGAAGCAATGTTTACTAGTAGTTTTATTAATTTATTGCCATGTAATAGACTAAATGGTGAGTATTTTAATGATATCGTTAAAGAAAACCCTATGGGTACAATTACTCAAAAAATATGTAATACTTGGTCAGACAATATTGGTGTTGATTTTGTTAAACAACTTAGAGAATGGGCTAAAGATTGCTCGCAGGTAAGCCTTTCAGGCGCAATGTTAGGAACTTCAAGTGAATAAGAAAGTTATTATAACTGGTTCAGAAGGGCTAATAGGAACTGAAACTTCTTCTTATTTAATTTCTAAAGGATATGAAGTAATTCACTGCGATCTTCAACTAGGACATGATTTAACTGATGAAGGGTTTGTAAAAAGATTTTTTAAAGACAACAGAGCCGATTATTTAATCAACTTATATGCTTTAAATCCACATATTGATGCTGCAGATGACTCAACAAATTTATTTGATATAACACTAGATTCACTCAATTCTTATTTACAGGTAAATTTGTTAAGTTTATTTTCGGTATGTCGCGAATTTGCCAGAAACAACAAAAGCGGTTCTATTATAAATTTTTCTTCAATTTATGGAGTTGTTTCACCAAACCCCGCCTTATATGAGGAAGGAAAAGAAAAACATATTGGATATTGCGTTTCAAAGTCTGGAGTAGTTCAATTAACAAGATATTTAGCTGTACACTTGGCACCCAATATTAGAGTTAATTGTATTGCGCCAGGTGGGGTAACTTTTAAACCATCAACAGAACAAAGTAAAAAATTTATTGATCTTTATAAGAGCAAAACTCCTTTGAAGCGTATGATGAAAATTAATGAACTAAACGGAATGATCGAATACTTGTGCTCTGATAGTTCATCATACGCGACTGGAGCTGTATTCAATATAGATGGAGGTTGGACGATATGGTAGATTTTGAAAATCTTAAATATCCATATTTTATTGGAGAAATTGGAATCAATCACAATGGGGATATGCAAGTGACAAAAAAACTTATTGACGCAGTTTCAGCATGTAATTGGGATTGTGCCAAATTTCAAAAGCGTAATCCAGACATATGCGTACCAAACCATCAAAAAAATAAATTACGAGAAACGCCTTGGGGTACCATGGCTTACATAGATTATAAACATAAAATTGAATTTGGTTACAAAGCATATAGTACTATAAATCAATATTGTTTAGAAAAACCCATTGACTGGACAGCCTCTGTGTGGGATTTGGATAGTCTTGAGTTTATTATGAATTACAACGTACCATTTATAAAAATTCCCTCGGCACTAATAACAAATACCGAATTATTAATAGAGACAGCGAGAACAAATAAGCCAATTATAATGTCAACTGGAATGTCTACTTTAGAAGAGGTTGATATTGCCGTCAATACAGTTATGAAGTCAGGTAAGAATCCAGTAATTATGCATACAAATTCAAGCTACCCAACTCCAAAAAAGGAATTAAATTTAAGAATTATTCCATTTCTTAAAAAAAGATACGGATGTGTTATTGGATATTCAGGACACGAACAGGATTTAGAACCCACAGTTATAGCAGCTGTGTTAGGCGCGAAAGTAATTGAAAGACACATTACTTTATCACATAATATGTGGGGAACTGATCAAAGGGCTAGTTTGGAAGTTATAGCCATGGATATGCTCTATAAAAGAGTTAAAGATATTGATATAATACTTGGAAGTGATGAAAAAAAAGTAACAAAAAGCGAATTAATAATTAGAAAGAAGCTTAGAGGATATTAGTGAAAATTTATTATATTGACATTGATGGTACCATATGTATGAACACAGATGGAGATTATAAAAAGGCTATGCCGTTAAAAGACAATATTAAGAAAATAAACAAACTATATGATGAGGGTGAGACCATTATATATTGGACGGCAAGGGGCTCGGTAACAGGAATAAATTGGCTTTCTTTAACTAAAGCTCAACTTCGTGCTTGGGGCGTGAAATATCACGATGTTCGGGTAGGCAAACCACATTACGATTATTTTATTTGTGATAAAGCAATAAATTCTGAAATATTTTTCAATACTAAAGGTGAAAAATGATTAAATTAATGCATATTAATGATTATGTAGTAGATACTTCACAATTCCAACCGCTTTTACACGATGAGGTGGTTACAGAATTTGAAAACAAGATCGCTAATTTTGTTGGGGCAAAATATGCATGTTCATTGAATAGCGCAACTAGTGCAATTTTTCTTTCTTTATTCGAACAAAAAGATATTACCATTACGATACCGAGCATTTTACCTCCTGTGGTGGCGAATGCGATTCTATGTTCAGGAAATAAAATTAATTATAAAGATGATATAGGCTGGGTAGGAAATTCTTATATTTTACATAGATTTGAAGATTATAAAATTATTGATTCTGCACAACAGCTATGCAAAGATCAGTTTGCACAACAAGCCAATGATAAAGACATAATGATTTTCAGTTTTTATCCCACAAAACCAGTAGGCAGCTCTGACGGCGGCATGGTAGTATCAAACGATAAAAACAAAATTGATCAATTGAGAGTATTATCTCGAAATGGAATTTCTTTAGAGGAAAATAGTTGGGAAAGAAAAATAATTTTACCAGGATGGAAATTATATATGAATTCAATCCAGGCTTTTATTGCGAATGAAAACTTTAAAAAACTATCTAACAAAATGGATCGACTTAAAGAAATGCGTGAGAGATATAATTTAGCTTTTGAGTTAAATAATACAAGTGAGCATTTATATAGAATCAATGTGGAAAATAATAATAATTTTTTAAAACTTATGAAAGGAATTGGAGTGCAGTGCGGTATACATTATAATGCATTACATTTAATGGACTGTTATAAAGTTGAAAATGCGAGTCTTGAAAAATCTGAATTTGAGAATAAAACAACAGTAAGTATACCCTATCACGAAAAACTTACCAACAAAGAAATTGAATATATAATCAAGGAGATAAAGCCATATGTTATCACATCACATAGAAGATAGAGGAGCTTTAAGTTACGTTGAGTTTAAAGATTTAAAATTTCAACCAAAGAGAATGTATTTCATTTATGGTGTACCACAAGGCGAAGTCAGAGGAAATCACGGACACAGGCAGGATCAACAATATTTAATTTGTGTCAAGGGACAAGTGCGAGTTAAATTAACAGGAAAAGATCTTGAAGAAGAAAAGATTTTAAAAATAGGCGATTGCATATTCATGGATCAAATGGTTTGGGGCGAACAAGAGTATATGACTGGAGATGATGTTCTTTTGGTCCTATGTTCAACAAATTTTGATAAAAATGATTATATTTATGATATAAATGAAATTTTAAAGTGAGGCAAACATGACAAAATGTTTAGTAACCGGTCATAAAGGTTACATAGGTTCACATCTATATAAAAAATTAAAAGAATTAGGGCACGAAGTGCAGGGAATTGATCTCAAGGAGGATCATGATATTCTCAAAGACCTCAAGGAATATAGTGACGGTAGTGGCAGATTTCACCCACATTACTGGGAGTTTAAACCAGAATATGTTTTTCACCTAGCATGCATCCCAAGAGTTCCATATAGTATTGAAAACCCTGTATCTACAATGCAAAATAATGTTTTAACAACAAGTTATGTTTTAAATTTTGCTAAAAAAGTTGGGGCAAAAAGAGTGATATATTCAGGATCATCATCTGTCGTTGGGAATGGGAAAGGACCAAATAGTCCATATGGGCTACAAAAATTAATATCTGAAATGGAATGTAAACTATATTCTGAATTATATCAACTAGATACGGTTTCTTTGCGGTATTTTAATGTTTACTCTCCTGATCAACAAGCAGAGGGAGCATATCCAACAGCTATAGCAAATTTTATGGCATGTATTAGAAATAATTATTGTCTTTATATTACTGGAACTGGAGAACAAAGAAGAGATATGGCTCACATAAAGGACGTTGTTTTTGCAAATATATTTGCCATGGAACACGAAGAAAATTTTTGTGGCGAACATTTTGATGTAGGGACAGGTTCAAATATTTCTCTAAATGAAATTAAAAATATTGTTTTAACTCATTTTCCAGAAGTAAAATTTCAATATATAGAAGAGCGTAAAGGCGACGTATTATATACACAAGCCAATACACTGCCATTGAGAGAGTTAGGATGGAAACCTAAAGTGAATATAATTGAAGGGATCAATGAGTGTTTTAAGAGATTAAAAAATGAATTTTAAAAATATTGGGATTGTTGGGCAAGGCTTTGTTGGAACTGCTATCAAAGAGGGATTTAAAGAAAAATTAGAAGTAGAAACTTATGATAAGTTTAAACACTCTACATGCAATTCATTAGAAGAGCTTTGCAAGAAAGTTAATATAGTTTTTATTTGCTTGCCGACTCCTATGAGAGAAGATGGTTCTTGTGATTTGTCTATTGTTAAAGAAGCTGTATATGAAATAGATAAAGTATCCGAAACACAAAGAGCAAATCATGTTGTGATTATTAAGTCGACTGTGCCACCAGGAACAACACAAAATTTGAATAGAGAATGCAAAAATATTCAAATTGTATTTAACCCAGAGTTTTTAACAGAAGCAAACTTTATTAATGATTTTAAAAACCAAACAAGAATTGTAATCGGCGGACCCCGACCGGCTTCAACAAAAGTTAAAAATTTGTATCGAAAGATCTTTCCAGAAACTGTTTTAATTAAAACCGGATCTGATACTGCAGAAATGGTAAAATACTTTACAAATTGTTTTCTTGCTCTGAAAGTAAGCTTTTCTAATGAAATCAAACAAATATGTGAAAAAGTTAACATAGATTATGATAAAGTTATAGAATATAGTTTATACGATAAAAGACTAGGTAAAACCCACTTTTCAGTACCAGGTCCAGATGGAAAAGCTGGTTTCGGCGGTTCTTGTTTCCCAAAAGATTTAAATGCATTAATTAAAACTGCAGAAAGCTTAAATATTGACCCAATTGTGCTTAGGGCTATATGGTATAAAAATTTAGAAGTCCGCCCAGAAAAAGATTGGGAAAAACTTAAAGGTCGTGCGATAAGTACGACAAATAAATGAAGGAGATTAAAATGACAAAAGATATGTATATGACAGATCAAGCAGTCGGCGCGTTGATGTTAGCGCTTCAAAAAAGTTTGATGGAGCAGAGCGATATTGTTCTAACTTTGAAAGGATTCAAGTTTAAACTCTCTGAAGAAGGTTTGGTAATAATGAATCCTCCTATTGTTAAATTTGATAAAGATTTTGAAGAAAAATTATCAACATCTACAGATAATCCAACAGCAGACACGAGCATTGGAGGACAGTCAGAAAAAAATGCCAATCTATAGTTATGAGTGTAAGTTATGTAATGCTTCGATTAAAATAAAACACTCCATAAAAGAAAAATTAAAAGATTGTCCAGATTGTAAATCTTCCAATAGTTTAATGAGATTATTAAGTAATTTTACAATTATTAACAATCAGAAAAAAGCGGGTAAGATTGTCAATTCGTTTATTGAAGATGCAAAAAAAGAAATCAAGAAAGAAAAAGAAAATTTTAAAAAACGGAAGATTGAAGAATGATTATTTTAACAATTTTGATAATATTTAATATATTTTTAATATGGTGCATAGCACAGCTACTCAAAAGGCTTTTATATATTTCTGACAATATAGATGAATTACTTGAAATGTTGGACGAATATTCATCACATATAGATAAAATTTATAACATGCAGACATTTTATGGTGATCAAACATTAAAAAAACTTCTAGAGCATTCAAGAGCCGTTGTCAAAGAAATTAAATCCCACAGGAATATGTATGCAATAGTCGATTCAGAAGAAGAGCTTGAAAGAGAAATGGATCTGGAAGAAGAGGATATAATTGATGATTAGGCGAAGGAGAACAAGTAACCACTATTTTACAAAAGTACATGAAAATGCCATAATTCAATATATGGCAACCGACGATTTAAAAACGAGGACGGAGTTATATATTACATATATAAGACCGGCTTTCAGCGAACTGGTTGATAAAATTGTTTATACTTATAAATTTACTAATCTCCCCAATATAGATCTTCTTAAAGAAGAGTGTAAAACATGGCTTACGACGATATTGAATAAATATGATCCAAATAAAGGCTCTAAAGCATTTTCTTATTTTAGCGTTGTAACAAAAAATTGGTTTATTCATAAAATTAAGAAGAATGCAATGAGGCACAGAAGAGAGATTCAATATAGCGATCTTAAAAAAAATCTAGAACTTGAGCACATGGTTGTCCATAATAATTATTACGAACTAAGAGACGAAAAAGAGTTTTGGAGTTTCTTGTGGGAAGAAGTAAAAATTTGGGAACAGGAAAAACTTAAAGAGAATGAAAAAAAGGTTTTAGAGGCTGTAAAAATACTTTTTGAGAACTCTGAGAATATCGAAATTTTTAATAAAAAAGCTATTTACCTATACATAAGAGAGATCACTGGTTTAAACACAAAACAAGTGGTTAATAATCTTAACAAGATTAGAATTAAATATAGGAGCTTTAAAAAGAAATGGGACGACGTATAGGAAGTGAAGATGTTGAATCGTATCTAGAAGAAGCAATTTTAAATATTAGAAATGATCGCACTGTGACAGCAGACCTCCTGTCCGATGTCATCGTACAAATTAAAAATTCCACTACTTCACATGAAACACACAAAGATCTCGGATCTATAGCCGCTAAATATGTAGAAACACTACAAAGATCCAATGAACAATTAGTTAAAATAACCTCATTATTGCATAAAAAAACAAGTTCTTCTGAAGACCTCACAGAAAAAGACAAAAACGAACTATTCGACTTAATTCAGGAGTCTGGATAAGTGAGTAAAGCAAAAAATGAGTCAGCAAAGATTTTTCCTTTTGGCGTACTTAATGATGTAAACAAACCCCTAATAGAGCCACTGATGGATAATAAACGGCATAGCCTATGGGATATTACTGCGGCAACTGCGCGAGAAACTTTTAGACCAAAAGGGCTAGAAGGCACTGGTCCATATATTGGACAAGTACTTAGAGTTGATGTTGGAGCAGGGGAAAGAACAGCAAATAAAGGAAAGCCAACACGCCAAGGTTTCGATCCAATAACAAAACTTTTTAGAGCCCTAGCAGGTCTTATGCCAGAACGAACCGAAGAAGCCGTACAAACACATTTAGTAAAAATAAGGGTACGAATACCAGAAATACACGCTATGTATCCGGATCCTTCGCAATATGGAGATATCAGGGCTGCCGAAGGAAATCATCAACAAATAATTGAGATGTACCCAACTTTTATTGCTCAAAGTAACAGAGTAGAGGAACCAAAAGTTGGAAGTTTGGTTTGGGTCGATTTTAAAAACAAAACAGAATTTCGCGATGGAATATATATCAAACCCATCGCCGAGGTTGCAACAGCTGGAGCAGCCCTGACTTCCCCACAGATTGGCTTATGTACGCAGGGTTCATTGCAGACAGTACCAACACCGACAGCAACATGGTCACAAGTGCCAGAAAATTTAAGACACACAGGATTGCCAAATTTAAATGTAACAAAAAATGAAAAAGTTGTATTATTTGGCGATAGTCAGTGCTCTGGACACCTCGGCAAGGCTACACAAGCATGGTTTAAATCAAAAGGGTGGAAAACTTACCGCCATGGCAAAGCCGGGTCAGGTCACAGACACTGGCTCCCAAGCACAAAAAATCGTGATTGGACTAAAAGCAAACTCGGACATCAGTGGAGTAAAATCCATCTTCAGTTAAAAGATCCAACTACGAGATTGGTATGGATAAATCTTGGAGGCAATGACTCACTGTCTTTTTCAAAAGGCAAAGGGTTAGAAAAAGTTAAAGAGCTTTGCCAAGCAGTTAAAGCCGCAGCCCCAAAGGCAACAATACTTTTTAATGGTGTTGTCCCGGCAGGCGTCCGCCCCGCCTCTCTAAGCCATAAGTGGGCATGCTGCCGCAAATACACCCCCCCAGCCGGAAGCGGGATAAAGCCTGGAAATAAATATAGAGACGACCCGAAATATATTCCATACGCTAAAAGTCGGCAAATTGTAACAAAAAATATGTTTGAACAGTTAAAAGATGAAAAATATGTTGTACTTCTAAATTTAGCTCAAGTGCACTCTCTTGTTGGTCCTGGTATGATACCTGGTCATCCAATTGGAGATGGGATACATTGTGGCAAAGCCGCTGCGGAGGCATACACAAGAACACTAGAAACGATATTTCAAGCTAGGGGTGCTGGTCAAACAGTTATGCCCGGTTCTGCTGAGAAAGCAGTACCCGGAGTAGATCAGATTGTAACGAAACCCGCCGAAGGCATAGCTAGCCCCGCCGCCGATACCACAGCTGCAACACTAAAAGCTAAAGTAAAAGAACACAAAGAGCAGATCGCCGGATACAAAACCGAGAATGACCCATTAAGGGACATTGTTAGGAGAGCTAATATGTACCTGCTCAAAAGAAAGGAATTCCTCTCGCAAGCCACCCCAGACAAGTCCTTAGCTGACAGCGATGTGCACGCTGGAGCGCTCCAGTTGATGGGCGGCACCGCTACGCCCACCGACAAACAATACAAAGATGCTCAGCATTATCTTAAGGAGCGAGAGCCTACAGTTCTAAAGTTGAAATCTCAGTTAAAGCAATATGAGGAGCAGTTAAAATCACTAGGTGTAGCCAAGGTACCAGAAACAACAATCGAAACAACACCAATCCCTGCCCCCCCTGCTCCAGTAGATCCTGTCTCTATATTAGCTGCAGCATTGGGCTCGCTTGCCTGCGGACCAGGTAGCGCAACTGGCGGCGGTGTCGGCGGTATTGCAGGCGCAGCGGCCGTGGCATATCCAAATGCAGCTTCTAGAGCTTTGGTGCCAGTCGTTGAAGACGCTATAGAAAAGGCGGCAGTCTGGGCTGCCCCCGGCCTCGGCATGTCCGCCCCCGACGTAGCAGGCATGTTACGAGTGAAGTGCTTGATTGAATCAGGAGGCTATATAAACAGTATGGGCAAAAATGGATATTCCGGACTGTGGGCACATGGCTATCCATCGTGGGTATCAGGAGGTCCAGGATCCAAGGCGCAGAATAAAGTCCGCGCTGTAAAAGATCTAGAGCATTGGCTAAACCCACACAATCAGGCAATGATGACAGTAAAGATGATGATGGGTAGTAAAAGAATATTATTGGCGATGGGGTATGAGGTAAATGGAGCACACCTGTATATGTTACACCAACAAGGACCAGCAGGAGGTCCAAACTTCATGAAGAGAGCTAAAGCAGGTCAGCCCTGGGGCGATCCGCTTGGTACTAGTGCCTCGCCTGGTTGGAGTAAGGGTTGGTCAGATTGGAGAAATGCTTATTCCAATTACGGGCAGACAGCAGTATCGACTGGGGTAGAAGGTGTTAAATATAGATGTCATGGCGGGTGTAGATCTAAAAGATCAAAGCTGCCTGCGACTGGAACAGGTTGTCAGGGCATCAACGGCATCACAGCTGCAGAGGGGAAAAGAAATGGTCAAATGTCTAAATATTGTACACCTGCGGTTTTTTACAATAAATGGATGGGTCTATGGAATTACTTTTCCCGCAAAGTTGATCGATATTCAAGCAAAGGTCAAGTAAAGGGTGGATTCCTACTGCGCAGTCACCTTTATGGTAATCATACTGGAAACGTGCAGGGTTGGACTAATAAAGGAAAGCACTTTCCAGATTTAGCCTCAATGGAAGTGCAGCCAATAATAATAACTAAAGAGTATATTAAAGCCCTACCAGACGGGTGGCGTCAACCTGGATTAAAATTATAAAAAACATAAAGGATACAAGAATATAAATGGCAGCAGACTATCTTATAATAATTAGCAATTTTGATATTGGTTCTATATCTCGCGCCGACATACGAGTAGTTGAAGTAGCAACTTCTCTTATAGTACAAGCATGGGGTCTTACTGGTGAAAAAGCCTCTGTTCAGAAAATAGCAGAAACCGTCATCTTACCCAACTATAAAAGTATGTATCCAAATTATAAAATTCAAGGTGCTTTATTGGGCACACCTGGAAGTGGCGGAACCCTGGTTCCAGACGAAGCAGTAAAAAAAGAGATGGAAGCTTTAGAACAAGATATAAAGAATCAAAAATTAATACTAGAAGAAAAGGAGGCTGCCCTAAAAACACCATCCGCAGCGGCAGTTATAGCAATTACTCCTAAAACCGAAGAAGAACTATCAAAAGTTAAATCCACAGTTAATCCGAACGTTATAGTACCTGGAAGTGCAGTAGAAGACGTTTTTCCTGACAAAGCGCAATTTCACGATGATGCTATTGACTCTATAAAAGAAATTAAAAAGCAATTAAAAAGCGCAAGCCAGACAATGAAAGGGGAAGACCCTGTAGCTTTCGACATACCAACAATAGATATGCCACCAAATTACGATCCAAGAACGTTTAACTCAAAAAAAGCTGTTTTAAAAGATGGCTTACCTGCATCTGTTTTAGCAATGGAAGAAAATACGCCGCAAGAATTAAAAGGCGTAGATAAAGGTATTGCTGGAGATAAGCTTAACGAGCCAGTTCCATATCGTATCGATACCCCATCAGAAAATGTTATTAAAAACGATCACAACGCCTGGATAATTTTGGGGAGAGATAGACCAGCCAGTAGAATGAGCGGCTATGGCGGACTAGGACACACCCAGGCTGGATGTATAGATCTTTGTGTTGGAATGATGGGGGCTAGACCTAGATCTGTTAATTTAGGCGGTGAAAAAATATATGCGGATCCAAACTTTAAAATTGACTCTGCAAGGATTTATATGAGTCAAAAAACTAAAATTGATGAACATTTTGGGCTGGTTGCTGGTAGTGTGGGTAATCCGATACCTCGTTCAGCAATTGGCTTAAAAGCCGATGGGATTAGATTAGTTGCACGCGAAGGAATAAAACTTGTTACTGGCACAGATGCAAAAAATTCACAAGGCGGAAGAAAGTTAAGCGTTGCTGGAATTGATTTAATCGCTGGAAATGATGATACTGATCTAGAACCATTAGTAAAAGGAGAAGCTCTCGTCAGAGCATTTGAGAAATTAGTTGAATATATAGAAGGACTGAATGGAATACTAGACTCTCATGTATTATATCAAATGAAGTTTAATAGCTCCGTAGCAACACATTGGCACTTTTCTCCTTGGTTTGCTCAGCCCACCACTCCATCGACGGACTGTGCGAAGGGTGGCTCATTGGCATTAATAAAAGCCGCATCGGGCACAAAAACTGCACTTGCGACAAATAGAAAAAATTTAATAGCTTGGAAAATCAATTTTACAAAGCAAGTCGGAGCAGATTTTATTTGTAGCCGATTTAACAATACGAATTGATAGGAATATAAAAAATGGGAATGTCACATAAATTTATTCGTGAGAATAAAAAGCCTATACTATATGTAGTTGTTTGTCCAAAGGGGTTGAATGGTGTAAAAGATGAAATAGTATATTCAATTGGCGCCGGAGGAAAGAAAAACAAGGGACAGAGCAGCTGGATAGCAAGAAATGGCACCACGCCCGGTCAGCCGCTCACCAACGACTGGGCTATAGCGACGGATCTCGCCCCTGAGACGCCTATCGATTTGGAATACCAGCCGTCGTCTGCCGATCACATGCTTGAGGATATAAGATCCACACCAGCTGGTGACAAAACATTGGAAACGTTTAAAGAATATTTTATGTGGGCTGATGGCGCAAAAGGCGCTTTTAACAGCCCGGTTGTACATGGTGTTTATACCCTATATAAAGAAGATATTGGCACGAAGATAAAAAGCATTATAGAACTTCCAGAAACGGCGACACATTATGCGACAGCTCCATCAGTAGTAAATGCAATAATAGCGAACAATTTAGATACAATTTATGATACTTACGAGGAGCTATTTACACTTATAGCCGAGTTGGAATCAGTAAGTCTTTTAAAAAATCAATTAGATAGCTTTTCACCTACAGGTAAATGGATATCAAAAGCACAGAAAGGCAATCCGAAGGTAAAAGGGAAAGTTTATCAAATTATTGAGTACGATAACGACAAAGTTTTTGCACATCTTAATTTAATTCGCTCACCCAAGACAATTTGGGATGGGTCCGCCGCAATCTATGCCCTCGACCCCGAAGAAGGCTCAGAAGGTGAGCCCACCGCTGCGGACGCCGCGACTGAAAACGAGGTGCGGATGGATGGAATAAATTTATATATAAGTCTTATATATAAAACGCTCGGATTTCAGCCACTACCAGATACCCCTGGCGGAAAAACAGTTACAGCCCTTATGGTGTGGAAGTTATTAACAAAAGGCGAGAAAAAATATATTAATTTTATAAAAAAGTATCCAAACGGAAAGATGTTTGCTTATTCTTTTTGGCAAAACGTTGATAGTCAAAAAATACTTTCAGCAGGATTCCCAGATAATATCCACTTGTCTCACCCACTGGTGCCAGGAATGGGCTTTGAAAGCCCAGCAGCTGCTAAAGAAGCAGGGTTGATATTAAAGGATACTTTTGCAAGCTCCATTGGAGCGGGTCCAGACGACGTCCAAGTAGGCGCAAAGAGCAAATTAAAAGGTTGGGGGGGTACATATTGTCCAAATTTAGACGTTCAATGGACAAACCAAATAAAAGCGTTAAAAACGAAAATCAAAACCAAAAAGGGTATCATTGACACACAAAAGAAGAAAATTAAAAAAGACTTTAAAACAACGATCCCCGATTTTTTCGAACCAGGGAGGGTTGATATATATGCAAGCCCGGTAGATACGCAAGGCAATAAAATTGGAACAATTCCAGCAGGGATGCCTTTATCTATTGGAAGTCTTTATGTGGGTCCAGAACTTAATTTTCATAGAATTTATAATGATAAACTTTTTATGAAATCTATTGCAACAAAAAAATTTGGAGTAACAGTATCTCATGACGATGATCCAATCGCGATGCCCAATCTTTATGTTAAAGTTAGCCAAACAAAACCGCTTGGACAAGCTATATTAGGACGATCATCCAAACCCAGGCTTCCTCTTGCTAAGCCAACTGCCACTGTGAAAAAAACAACAACTCCAAATTGGATTAATTTAGATTCATGCCAACCTTTTTATGATTCTAGAATTAATAGATATTGTATCACAGTTGAAGTAGATTTAAGTAATACCCCAGAAGAGATCGCAGCAGAAATCGAAGCTAAGGCTTCATATAATGAAGCAATCAAAGCTGCTATGTCTAGAGTAAAAGCAATAGATAATGATGGAATGATCACCTCTGGCGATATGCCAATCGATTGGAAAGTAAAAATAAAAGAGGTTCAAGAATCTGGATTTATGATGAAGGGTCTGCCAAAAGGCGTATTTGCAGAGTTAGATATATCCAAGGGTCGCGGATCTTATGCGGCAGCAATGACAGTAAATTGGCCAGATGGTACACACCAGAGTTCGGAGGAGTATCCAGTGACCCTACCAGGGCACAAAGGGCTGGAGAGCTTGGCGAGCCAGGGGCAAGTTCCAGATGAAAGTTTTGTATCACCCGCCACCGACGAACCGGGCGGCTTTGACCTCACCCCCTCGTTAACGTTAGAGTTGGAGAGTCTTCCTGGAGCGGGCATAGCGGGCGCCATGATAGGTCAGTTAGATAATGCTGTCACAAAAACATATCCAGATTTTGAATCCGCCACAGCTTTTAAAAAGTGGAGAAGCGCGACTTTAAAATTACAAGAATTAGTTGGTTCAGGAGAACTAGCAAAAATACAATTATCTGGATTAACCCAGCTTCTACAGTATCATTTTAAAAAACTCCCCCCCGACGTCAGTATTCCCGGTCAACCTGGCAGGGTTGCATTACCCGAGCCCATCTTGACGGCAGCAACGGCTGCTGGGGGCATTGAGGGCGTCAAGACAATGGACGGCGTTGTTTCTTTAGCAATTGATAGTTTATCAGATGCCCAAACTGCTATGTGGCTTCTTGATGCAGGAGATCGCATTGTAGATCCAATCTCAGCAGATGATATCATTTATGATGAGCGCCCTGATTATAACGCGGTGCCCACAATCACCACTACCACCCCCGACGCTGGCGCTCAGGCGGATGTGAAACTAAAAACCAGGACCATAGTAAGAGCTGTGGTAAAAGTGCCAGCAGTATATTTCGATGCGCTTTCTCCGAAAGACCCAAGCCTTCTTATGGAAGTTGCGCAAAAAAACGCTTCAAGAACGACTGTTATTAATTCTAAGACTTTTAGAAAAGAGATAGCTATTGTTGTTGAAATACTTGAAAAGTATAGTGAAGATATAAACCAAGCAGCCGTCGCTGGACCTCACCACGAGATTGTTCCCGCCATAGATCTTAAAAAAGAAGCCGAGCGATTAAATTCGTGGGTAGCAAATCTTGAAGTATTTTTAAAGCAAAATGGATTTGCCCTTAGAGAAGATTTTGAAGATAAAATTGAGATTGGTTTTTATGATATAGAGGGCGTTACTCTCACAACTTTTACACCAGACCCAGACGACCCCAACGACGAAACCGGTTATGAAGACCCAATAACCCTAGCTGGTCATCCATTTAATATATCATACATACTTTTTCATAACGATCCGAAGGCAGTTGCTACAGGTCATAAATTACCATCTGTCTGGGGTGACGAAGAAGATAGCGAGACACAAACTGCAATCAGAGCAGTTGATGATGGTGATAACACTTTGGGGCCTGCACCCGAATCAGAAACTAAAGTAGTAAAAAAAGCAATGGTTCTTGGCGCACCGCAGTTAATACAAATGACATATGGAGATCCAGACAGTCCGGAGTCACCAGCATGGTCAGGGACATTCTGTGGCATAGGATTGTCTTGTATACATTTGAACTTTGGCGATTCTCCTACCACAAATGCATTAGCATTTTATACATATTGGATGACTCATGGTTTATTTACCAGAAAACCATTAAGTGAAGTTCCATGGACGGAGTTTGTTAGAAGATATATAAGAACAGTTCCACCGGTAACTATTCGTTGGATGGCAACCCCACGCCCATCAGCACCTAGAGCACCAGAAAAAATATCCAAAGAGGAACGAAATGCTCAAACCGAAAGGCTTGAGAGAATGATGAACAACAAGCCTTACAAAACAGCCACACAAAAAAAAACCGAAGAAGAACTATTAAATGAGAATGTTAAAAAATGGATAACACTTTCTCAAAAACCAGTAGCCGAGTTAGTTTTTGATGACTTAGCTAAAGATTTTGAACGAGATGTTCAAGGCGTTCCAGAGTTGGATCATCTTTATAAGAATCTTTTAAATAGGACAGATATTACAATGTTAGCTTCTCAACTAGCTTCATGTTTATCTTTGGATATGACACTAGAAGAGCTGTTAGTGATAGCATGTAAGTTTGTTCTGGATAAAATTGGATTTGAGGAGTTTGTTGAAGCGTTTAAAAAAGCTGGATATTCCGATTATCTCTTTAGAGAGCCAGACGGGATTTTACATCAAATGATGAACAATTCCGAAGGGTTAGCAGATGCTATTAATCAAGTACACACAAACAAAAAAAATCATGAGAGTAAACGCCAAGCTATAAACTTACAAAGGCTAGACGCAAAAGCGGCTACATTAGAATCGTATATAGCAGCCAATGAGGCATATCTAGAGTATGAACAACTTCAAACATTATTAAAAGAAATGAAAGCCTCTCTATCACTCCCACTCTTGGCAACTGCGCCTGATGCCATGTCAGAATATGAATTGGACCAATGGAGCTACACCGTTGCCCCTCAATTGCAAGAGCTGAAAAATTTAGAATTAGATCTAGAGAATCAAAGATTAATAGTAAAAGGTTTGGAAGCGGAAGAAAGATCAAACCGAGCAAAAGAAAAGAAACTAAAACAAAATCTAAAAGATCATAATCTTAATACTCCTCTTTATGCTAATCTCAATCCGGGTTCTGATAACTTGGAGTATGCAAATCAGCGGTTTTTAGATGCTTTGAAATTTTTAGACGACCTGGCAAAAAAAGGCTTATGTCAAAAGATGTCTATAATTTTTCCAAAGGTTGGTAAATTAATAGCACCATATTTAAACAGAAAAGGGCTTAAAAACGTGGAAGAGGCTGCTGAGGGCGCAATTAAGGGCGAGCCCACCTCGGAGAAAAAAGAGGAAGAGAAGGCAAAAGATGCCCAAGAGGGCGCAAAAAATGCCGACGAAGCTATGAGTAACAAAGCTTCAGAACTTCCTCAGATTAAAACTCGAATACCTGAAACAATAAATATGGAAGATTTGAACAAGTGGTTCTATAAAAAATTAGAAAAATTTTTGATAGATCTATTAACTGATTTAATATTGGATGGTATAAAATGGGTTTTGGAAGAATTATTGGCAGCCTGCCAGTGGCTTAGAGATAAATTGGCTGGATTATTCGATGAAGAGGAATACGTAGAACAAGAAAATTTAATGGACCTTATTAATCAAGCTTCAGATTATAATAATGACAACTATAATCTTGCCGCTGCCGCTAATATTCTAGCAAAATTTGGATTAAATTTTGATATTAATACTCTGCCTGCAATGTTAGAAGATATTTCATTAGTGCTATTACCAACAGAACTTTGTGATATGTTACAAGGAAATGCAAGCTCAACTACCGTAAGAAGAGTACAAAACATTATTAAAGCTAAATATCCACACCTTGCAGAGCAACTAAGATCGCGAAATAAAGTTATAGATTTATTTGTGGAATTTGGAAAGATTGTTAATTTAGATTTTTGTGAGCTATTGAACCCGCTTTCTGCCTTTTTGGAACATCCTGCAATAGATGAATGTGACTTAATCAATGTTGAAAAAACCTTTAGAGACCAACTCGGGACAAATAATTTAGATCCTGAATTAGTAAGATTGCAGCTCGATTCAGCAAAAAAAAGAAAAAGTGAGCAAATTAGAAATTTAATGGGATTTATGGAAAATCCAGACATAGAGATAGATTTTCCATGTATTGGTGGTGCAGCAGTACCATTGCCAGCTTCATCACAATATTCAAATGAAGTGGCAATGGATGGAATGTATAGAACTGTATCTTTATCTTTTAACGGAGATGTTGAATCTTTTGTTCCACTTATGATTTTATCCAGCCGAGGTGTAAGCGTTATGGATATGCAGACGACTAATACCCTTCAAAGTTTGGCGGGTGGGACTGAGACGTCCCCGGAATCAATGTTGGCAGATATGAAAGTGAAAAAGGCAAAGGTGTTGCCAGAACTTCGAGAAAAATTAATCGATAGAAACAGTATTTATGCTAAAAACGCCTATATTGAAACAGGCGTGGCAGCAGCTATGACAACAATAGCCTTTGCCCCGGATGGTTGGATGTCTGGAAAGAAAATTATTTTACGCTTACCACACCAATCAAGCGATATCTCGGCAATAACCAAATTTGTTAAAGGAAAGTGGCAACTGTCATTGGAAGATGGGATTAGTCAAGTAGCATACCCACAGAGAGATGCGATGTTTACAGCTCCGACTTTTAACGAAACAGATATTATTGGGGCAAGTTATCATGGTGAAGGGAACCCTGAATATTCACCACAAGCAGAATTATTCTCTCAAGCCATCATGGCAGGACTTGGGTTTGCAAATTCCAATATTGTGTCTAACAATCATATTATAAATTTTACTGCCATGATTAAAAAGAAGTTATATCAAAAAACACTTAAAGGTGTATTGCTACAGATAGCAAGAGATATAACAAATTCTAAAGTTTTTGAAGAGCCAACACTAAGAAAATTAGAAGGAGCTTTTACGCCGAGTGTTGGCATGGATATAGGTGATATTGTAGAAGATAATTGCTTACTAGAAGGAGATTTACTTCAAATTAGTAAATCTCCCGGACTTGCAGATCAAATTATGCAAGAATTAGCTTGTATCACAAAAGACTTTTCTGCTATTACAGCAAACATCCCAGGTCTACAGCCGGTTGATAAAGTGTTTAATTTAGCAAACATGGAAGTAATTATTCGTTTATTAATTCGTCTACACGTTCTTGAAGCTATTCTTAAAAATATATTTTTATTTTCGGAATTTAATTCAAAAGATATATTTGATGATAAGATTTTTATGGAATATTTAATTAATTTAATTCCGGATACGCTCGATGATGATAAAGATAGAATGCGACTAGGTTCTCCTCCATTAAGCGAACAGTTTTTTCTTCATTTACAATATGCTATTGAAAGAATGAGAAAATTAGGATATGTATTTAAAGATAGCTTGGGAAACCCGATAGAAATTAAAGATTCTGCCGATGCAGTAAGATATATCGCACAGGGCGATTTCACAGACTTGAATGAAAAGTTTGAAGTACCATTGAGAAAAGTAAGCGCAAATACGTATAATTCAATTAATGAAGCTTTTTCTAAACTAATCTTTTCAAGCGATGCTCTGGAAATATATGATACACCTATATATTCTCCCATTTTTTATCAAACAGCAATTACTACACACACTGCACCTGGGACAGATACCCCGAGTCAAACAGAAACAAAGTCGAACGCAAAAACAAATCACTGGGTAGGTGGGTTTTTAGATGATTTTGTGCCCACATTTGACCATGCTCTTGAGTCAAGGTTTGCTGCTCCGGCGGGTGTTCCAGAAGTAAAAGCAAACCAAAAAGCACTTGAGGGCATAGTTTCCGCAGTATCTGAAGATAGAACTAATGAACGTATGTATGGAAAATTTATTTTAGAGCGCTATGTTAAGATAAGCGGAGAACTTAATGATGAAAAAGAGATATACTGGACCGACGCTGCCGCAAAAACGGTGAATAAAGTCCCAAAATATCCTCATCTCTTAGAAAAGGGACATCTTCTCGGTTCGCAAGGCCATGCATACCAAATGTTCCTTGAGTGTATTACGAGAAGAGCAAGACCATCAACTAGTTACTCCGGTCTCAAAAAAGGAGACATTCAAGAGTGGGGATTGAGATCGGCTCATGGTCCCGCCACAGTAAGTTTTCCAAGTGTAACGGAGGGAACCAAGCCATCTAGTGTAAAGGACTTAAGCCCATATATACCATGGGGTGCCAAGCTGAGCGCGAAGTACTTCGAAGAAACCACAGAATTAAGCCCCCCAGGTGCAGCTTCAGACACCGTTAAGATTAGATACACATATTCTGTCCCTTCGAAGACCCATAACTATTATGGTGTTGTAAATATAAAGGAATGGATGAGATATATAAATTGGGCAATGCCTGGATTTGAAAACTTAGTAAAGTGGAGAAAGAACATGGCACTTTATAATACGTCCGATGCTGACGGCAACCCAATAAATTCTTGGATCGTCGATATCGATTCCATGCCCCCGGAGCAGCAAGAGTATCATACTAGCGAAAACTCTGTGGACGCTTATAAGGATTCTTTAGAAAATTATCCACAAATTCTTGATCTTACATATAGTGACGTTTTTAAAGAGGCAAAATACGGATTAAGATTAGTATACATTATGCCAACACAAAATGAGTTAGAAAATACTTATGAAATGGCAAAAGAAGATATAGATAAGATCATCAAGAACGACAATGACCTCACTCTATCTTTGACAAATATGATGAAAATAAACTACCCAGAGGGCGCCATCATGGAAGGGCGAGGTCTCTTGGGAGACCTCGGTTCGTTAGGGTGGGAAGGCTCGCAGGCATCGGACAAAGGCAAGCAAAACGCCGGAAGCCCACATACAGAAGGAACTTATGAGGTCCCTCGTAATGTGCACAATAAAAGCTATTATGTATACCATAACCCAATAGAAAGATGGTCACTTAATGAATGGGCGCAGGGAGAGATAGCCGCCAAAGCAAAGCAAAGGTATAAATTCATTCCAGTTCCTCTCATCAGCATTGAAATACCAATAGAAGATACATTTAGGACAGATCTCGATATAACTTACCCTGAAGCGGAACTATTAAAGAAATTACATCAAACAGAAACGTGGAAAAATTTATTCAGCGAACAAGCTTCATGGCTTATTCAACAACCTATACAGCCTGATGATGGTGTTGCCAATGAATCAAGTCCTATCGGTGGCATAACTGGTACCACCACGGGTCAGTCACCACCATCCGGAGACACCATTGAAACAGCTACTGACACACCCGGTGAGACAACTACAGGTGCCACCGCCACTGCGGCCGCCGCCGGTCTTCCAGATTCAGCTTTTCCACTGAAAAAGTTAATGACACTCTTTGCAATTTATAATCACAGACATATGTCTGACATTGATTTGCTTGATGAGACATTTGCATCCACCAAGAATTCTTTGATGCAGTTATTTGATATGTTATTAAATAGTGATGATTATACATTTGAAGCCGCAGGGCAAAACCAACCACCCGAACAATTAAAAGAACAAAAAGCACTAGGCATTCCAAATATATCATTTAATTTGATGTCAATAATTACAGCTACTCCAATAACAATGATAAGAGGAATAGCGGATTTGATTGATCCAAAATGGAAAAGCGGAATACCCCCACCATTCGGACCAGGCCCATGGACTCCAATCGGTTGGGCTACATGGGCATTTTGTAAATATACGAATATATATCCCGACTGTAAAGGTAAAGATTCTACAGATTCACCCCTTGAAGAGCCTTTGTGTGCGCAAGAAGAAGAAGAATTAACAGATGCAATACTTACAACTTTTGGCGAAGACTATAATGATTTAGAGCCAGAACTAAGAGCCTGGATTGACCCAGTGGACGACCTGCAAGAAACCGCAGGCACCGTCGCTCAAGAATATGCAAAAAAGCTCGCATTTGAACATGGCTATTACCACGGCACCGGGGAAGGCGACGTTGAGGCATGGGTTGCTGCAGGCTGCCCAGGACATCCAGGTGGTTGTTGATCACAAAACAATCTAAATAAAAAGCCTTTTATAGTTCAATAACATTAAGAAAAATGAATAAAAATAGTATTTACTAGTATAAAAGAGGAATATTAAAAAATGGCTATAGGAATTTCTCCCAAGCTCCCATTGGCGACTGATGAAACTGATGGTGCCTATGAGTTAAATAAAAATTTTGAAGAGACTGTACAGCAAAATTTTAAAATGTTACTTTTAACAAGCCCAGGTGAAAGAGTCATGAATCCAGATTTTGGCGTAGGTCTTAAGCACTATTTATTTAAACACAAGGGAAATGAGATAGAGGGAGAGATATATGCGAAAATTAATCAGCAAATTACAAAATATTTACCATTTATAAAAATAATAGATATGAATTTTTTTACATCAGAAGATGCTGGATATGAGACGTTAGCAATAAATACTTTATATATTAGAATACGTTATTTGCTTGTACCATTAGATAAACCTCAAATATTAGATATAGACTTACCTGTATCTTTTAACTAATTATATAAAGGAGCTTTTACAATATGGTTGACCGAGTATCACCACGAAAAGCTATTAAGTACACAAACAGAGAATTTAATAGCATAAAAAACGATTTATTAAATTATACAAAGAGATATTACCCGGACACATATAAAGATTTTAATGAAGCTTCTTTTGGATCATTAATGATAGATCTTGTTTCTTATGTTGGAGATATGCTATCTTTTTATTTAGATTTCCAAGCAAATGAAAATTTTTTAGATACAGCAAATGAATTTGATAATATCATTCAATTAGGAAAACAAATCGGCTTTAAATATTCTCAAAATATGACAGCATATGGAAGACTTGCATTTTATATTTTAATACCAGCAGATTCATTTGGTACAGCGCCAGACACAAACTATATTCCAATATTAACCGCTGGCAGCAGATTCGCTTCACCAAGCAATATGTATACGCTTATTGAAGATGTTGATTTTTCAAAAACAGCAAATGAAACTATAGTTGCTAGGGTAGACTCGGGAACGCAAGCTCCAACACATTATGCAGTTAAAGCATATGGAAACGCCGTTTCAGGAGAATTGGTTACTGAGATAGTGACTGTTCGTGATTTCCAAAAGTTTTTAAGAATTAGTCTAGGCTCTTCTAATGTTTCTGAAGTTCTTTCCGTTGTTGACTCAGAGGGGCATGAATACTTTGAAGTAGAATATCTATCTCAGGATGTTGTTTATATAGCTGTGACAAACTACGATACAAACACCAAAGAACAAGCAGGGTCAATATTGAAGCCGTTGCCTGTACCAAGGAGATTTGTTGTTGAACAAACAAGAACTAATACATTTTTACAATTTGGGCACGGGTCAGACTCAGAAATAAATAGTGAAACCATTAATGATCCTGCAAATGTAGTTTTACAAAGACATGCAAAAAACTATTTTTCTAACGAGTCGTTTGATCCATCAGATCTATTGTCGTCAGATAAATTAGGAGTATCTCCCTCAAATACAGCATTAAGGGTTGTTTATAGAAGGAACAGAGCAACTAATGTTAATGCTGCTATCAATTCTGTAACAACAGTTTCTGAGCCAAGATTTTCATTTGCAACTGATACTGTATTAGATACATCTAAAACAAGCGATGTAGCCGGTTCTTTGGAAGTGACAAACGAAGAACCTGTTGTCGGCAATGTTACTTTGATGTCCGCCGAAGAGATGAAACAAAGAATATTAAATGTCCATGCTGCACAAAATAGAGCAGTCACCGCTCAGGATTATGTAGCTTTGGTTTATAGGATGCCAACAAAATTCGGGGCAATTAAGCGTTGTACTATAGTACAAGATACAGATTCAACAAAAAGAAATTTAAAATTATATATAATTTCAGAAAACGCATTCGGTAATTTTGTTGAATCAAATACTGTGCTAAAAAATAATCTAAAAATATGGCTTAATGATCGTAAAATGATTAATGATACAATAGACATACTTGATACAAGAATATTAAATATCGGTATAAACTTTGTTGTTTTAAGCGACCAAACAGCAGGGAAACAAAGTATATTTACCAGTATATCGGATGCTATAAACGATTATTTTAGAACTCCATTTGATATAGGTGAATCAGTTTTTTTAACAGACCTATATCAAGTAATAAACAGGGTTCCAGGAGTTATTGATACAATAAAGGTTCAAATAACACGAAAATATGGTGGAACTTATTCAGATATGGCATTTGATATTGAAGAAAATTTATCCCAAGATGGAAGATATTTAATAGTGCCAAATGATACAGTTATTGAACTTAAATTTTCAAACATTGATATACAAGGAACAATTAAATAGTGGCTATTAAAAGATATATAGCAAACAAAGACAATACAATAACAAATGCGTATAAGTCAAATTTATCTACTCGGGGAACAGGATCGAATATGGGCGCTTCCGATACTTTGGAAATTTTTTCAATTTACGCACAGGCAAATACTAGTTCTGCTGAATTGGCAAGAGTTCTGATACAATTCCCATCTGCTGATATTGCAACAGATAGGCTTAGCAGTACCATTCCAGCGAGCGGAAGCGTTAATTTTATTTTAAAGTTATATAATGCTGAACATTCATTAACTTTACCTAAAGATTTTAAAGCAACTGTCAACGCAGTTTCGACGTCTTGGAGTGAAGGCTTTGGTCTAGACATGGAAACATATAAAGATGAAGATTTATCAAATTGGCTAACAGCCTCAAAAAACGTATCGTGGGTAACGGCAGGAGCAGATGTATATGTTGATGCGTCTTCATCTTTTGAAATGTCATTTCTTAATGGAACTGAAGATCTAGAAGTTGATATTACACAATTGGTTGAACAGTGGGTTAATAGCACCGGAAACGTTCTGGGTTCAAAAACAAATTATGGCATTTTAATAAAATTAACTGCTAGTCATGAAGCTTATTTTTCAAGTTCCACCGGAGAAAACTCAGGATCAGGTACTAGCAAATATGTTCTTCATAATGTAACAGGCGCATCAAGATCTTATTATACAAAAAGATTTTTTGGAAAAGGAACGGAGTATTTTTATAAACGACCAGTAATTGAGGCACAATGGGATTCTTCGACACAAGACGATAGGGGTAATTTTTACTATAGTAGCTCACTAGCTTCAGCAGCTGATAATTTAAATACTTTATATCTTTATAACTATGTCAGAGGGCAATTGAAAAATATTCCGGGTGTGGATACAGGTACGATATTAGTTAGTTTATATTCTGGATCAACAACCCCATCTGGATCAAAATTATATCTTTATGATGGTAACACAAATATTACTGGTGGATATGTAACAACTGGAACTTATTCTGCTTCGTTGGCAATCACTGCTACAGCTACCCCATTAATTACACTTAATGATGTCTGGCATAGCGCTAGTGTAGAATATTATAGTGGTTCAATTTTTCCAGACGTTTTACTAGGTTCTGGATATAATCCAAGCCCAAAATTTGTTACGGCGTGCACCAATCTTAAATCAACCTATCATAAAGATGAAAATGCAAGATTTAGATTTTATATTAGAGAAAAAAATTGGAACCCAACAATTTATTCAAAAGCTACAATGGTTATAACGGGAACAACAATTGATAATGCATATTATAAAATAATTAGAATTTCTGACGATAAAGATGTTATAGAATATGGCTCTGGCAGCACAAATTATACAAAAACTTCTTTTGACGTATCTGGAAATTATTTTGATTTAGATATGAAGCTATTAGAACCAGATTATCAGTATGGAATTAAATTTGTTTATTATATTAATAATTCATACCACGAGCAGTCGGAGTTGTTTTCATTTAGGGTTGAACAATAATGGCAATTAAAAAACTTTTCGAAGGACATAAGCTTCTTTCTAAAACAAATAGAGCAGATCTTACATCTGAAATTGAGGGCGAGGCGTTCATCGGCGTACACGACACCAATAAAGATAGGTTTTTACCAAATATAGACTTTTCTAGTGCATCAAATTTTACTAAGTTCGGCTCTGCAGAAAAATATTATGAAGATAGTATAAAAAGAATATACAATACGTACCCTTACGATGGTGCACTCATTGAGCGCACACAGTGGTTTAATAGTTCTTCATATTTAGATTTGTATATTCTTAACAATGTATATCCAACAACAAACGGATATGCGATATTTTCTCCTACTGATTGGGGAACACTAGCAGGAACATCATCAAATGGATATGCAGCCCCCGCTTCAGCATCTTATGAATATATTTTATCATATGGTGGTCCAAATGCAGGCACGAATATAAAATATTCAGATTCTCCGAATAATAATATTTGGGACGATTCAAAACAGAGAACATCAAATTTAGCAATCGGCGGAGGACCTAATTTAGGAAACACAGTTGAATTTTGGCTCAAAAAGAAGGCTTTTGATACAGAAAATCAAACTGGTAGAGAAGTTATTTTTGATGTGCACACTACGTCGAGCAATTCTTCTAGTGCAAATTATGGTAGGCTTACAATTGAAATGACTGGTGGTTTAACAACCACACCGTTTCTTGTTACATATATGTCTGGAACATCAGGGTTTGCAGAGCAATCCATCGGTTCTAGTAACGCAACTACCACGTTCGTTGCAGGAAACACATGGCATCATTATGCTTTTGTATTTCATAACACAGGAAGTGACGTAAGTTGTAAATTATATATTGATGGACAGTATGATCATAAAATAACTGCTGATTCAACAAATGTTAACTATGTTAGCGGAGCGATAGTATCAACAATCGGATCTCTTGTTGCCTCGCCATCAGCCTCATCTGATGGAGAACGCCGATATTCAGCAGATGCACCAGCGCGTGGATGGGGTAAACTATCTGCATCAATTGATGAATTTAGATTTTGGAAAAATCCAAGAACTTCTAGGGATATCGGCAGGCATTGGTTTACGCAAGTTCAAGGTGGAACAAATACAATCGATGCAAATATTAATTTAGGTATATATTATAAATTTAATGAAGGCATTAACAATACTTCTAGTGTACAAACAGAAGATAAGACAGTTTTAGATTACTCTGGAAGAGTTTCCAATGGAACATGGACTGGATACGTACTTGGATCTAGGAACACAGCATCTGCAATTGTTGAAGCTGATGCTGCCACTCAAGAATATAAAGACCCAATTATATATTCAATACATCCAGAAGTTAATAATTTATTAGTAGAAAAAAAGAAAATAGGTGAGCTTTACGACCGTGAAAACAATGCAGGATTATATAATATGATTCCGCAATGGATAACGGAAGAAGATGACGGAACTTTATTACAATTAACGCAGATTCTATCAAGTTACTTTGACACATTATTTTTACAAATTGAATCCTTAACAGAGTTAAAAAACACTTCATATCCATCTACAGGAAGTCGTAAACCGCTTCCCTTTTCACATCGACTTTTGGAATCGAAAGGGTTTATTACGCCTGATTTGTTTGCAGATGCAGAAACTTTGGAGAATATTGGTTCCCGCAGTGAGACTGAAGCTTTTGAACAAAAACTACATGATACTAAAAATTTAATTTATCAAAATATTTATAATAATTTAACGCATATTTATAAATCAAAAGGAACGGAGACTGCGTTTCGAAATTTATTACATTGTTTTGGAATCGACGAGAATGTTGTTAAATTAAATCTTTATGGTGAGAATGCCACATATGAACTTAAAGATAATTATAGAACAACTCTAGCACGAAAAAATTATGTAGATTTTAATGCATCTACACCGGGCACTTATTTAAAATACGAAGCAACTGTATATCAACAAACTTCTAGTAAAAGTCCTAGTTCTGTTGCATTTATTTCTGCCTCCAGGGGTAATAAAAAAGAAGCCGGTTTCCCAGCAACAGTTGAAGCAGAAGTTATGTTTCCTAAAAAGTTTGAACCTGCCAGCGATTTGTATGTTGATTACCCACATTATACATCATCACTATTTGGAATGCACACCGCACACACAGCATCAGGGCGGCTAACTGTAGTAGCGCCTGATTATGCAAATTTTCAAGTATATGCCGTAAGAAAAGCTACGCAAGGGTCATATAGTGCCACTGAACAATATAGCGGCGAGGATGCTTATTTTAGATTAACTGGATCGATAGGCGGTTTTATTCCCGATCTTACCAGTAGTGTGTTTAGAGGTGTGTATACTAATAAAAAATGGAATTTTGCAGTTCGTGTCAAACCAACAAATTATCCTCTTGTGGATTTTATTTCTGGAAGCGATGCTGTTTTTAGCAAAACATATACTGTAGAATTTTATGGTGTTAATGCAGTGGCTGATACTGTTGCTGAAGAATTTTTAGTTACTGGAACCATGTCATATGATAATGGTATCAATTTTATGACCACCCCTAAAAGATTATATATTGGTGCACATAGAACAAACTTCACAGGAACAATTTTACAGAGAACAGATGTTAAAATATCTTCATTAAGATATTGGATGGATTATTTATCGAATGATGTCATCAAATTGCACGCCCATGATGCTTTAAATTTTGGAGCAGAAGATCCTTATAAAAATGCGTATTTGTTTCAAAACACCATTTCAACAGGGTCCACAGCTATATATGTTCCAAAAATAGACACATTGGCACTTCATTGGGATTTCGAAACCGTTTCTGGATCAAACTCAGACGGTCAATTTCTCGTACCAGATGCCGCCACAGGTTCAGCCACATTATCAAGTCGATATTCATGGCTTGGTAATATTATTAAAAATAAACACACAGGTAAAGGAAATTTCTTTTACACTAGCGATAGTGGTTCCATTGAAAGAGAGTATGTTCATTCCGTAAAAAGCCAATTGCCAGAAACACTTAATAGCAAAGACATGATCAATATTGAATTAAGTATTGATAAAGTTTTTACAAAAGATCATCGACCCGGTAATTTATTTTTTGCATTTGAAAAAAGCATGTATCAAACAATTTCTGATGAAGTAATTAAATATTTTGCTTCAGTTAAAGATTTTAATAATTTGATTGGCGAACCTATCAACAGATATCGTCAAGAATATAAAGATTTATCCAAATTAAGACAATTATTTTTCGAAAGAATCGATAATACCCCAGATATCGATAGGTATGTAAGTTACTATAAATGGGTTGATTCTGCTATTGGAGATATGTTATTACAACTTATCCCAGCCGCAGCAAACTTTTCTCCAAACCTTCGAACGATTGTTGAAAGCCATGTTTTGGAAAGAAACAAATATTGGACTAAATTCCCAACTTTGGAGATGAAAACCGCTGAGCCAGATGCAGCGAGTTTACTTGGTGGAGAAGACGCACGCTATAATTGGAAATTTGGGCATGCTCCGATACCGAGCGGCGATATTAAAGCAGAAGTAGTTAATTTATTAACAATAGCCGGTAATAATAATAATGATAGATTTAAAGTCAATGTCCCCACTGCTGCTGGCGGAACTGGCGTTGATATAACAGTTAAATTGGTAGCTGGAACACCTTCGTCCTCCACCGCAAATCAAGTAGAAGTTAGCACAGCCGGAACCGGCGCCGCCTTGCTCGCACGCCTCGTTACTGCTATTGCTGGAGGTACTCCCTCGCCTTCCAATTCTGTCGCGTATGGATCAGGCGCCGGGGATGTGACTAACGGCATCGCAGGGATTACCGCCGCAGAAGGAACTTCCAATCGGATAACTATAACCGCGACTCAACTAGGTATAACTGGCAATGGCATTGTGTTTACTGATATTATAGGGGTTATGGTTGAAAACGGCGCGTCATCATCACCAGCAACTTTAACTGGTGGAACAGACGAACAAGCACAATATAATAATTGTCTTTGGTGGAAAGATCGTGCAGAGCGAAGTGATGCCTCCTTGTCGTCTGGAGATTCTAATATTGATGCTGATAAAAACTCTATATTAAAAACTTTTACAACTGTAGTTTCGAGGAGTGGTCCAAATCTATCGAGCAGTTTTTATGATGTTGATAACTATGAAGGATCTTCATACGCATTAAGAAAGTTTTCCAAACCATACAAATTATTTGTTAAAAAAACACAAGTTTTACACGGCGGTATTAACTATTCTAACAATAAGAAACCGGACTTTTATAAAACGCTTCAAGGATTTGGAAGCTCTTCATTGAAACCAGTTTTGTATACACAAGTTAGTCGCTCTTTTACGGGTTCAGCAGCGCCATTATATGGTCAAGATTTAGAATTATTTCAAGATTGTACTGATGCTTATGATTTGTATAAAAATGATCAAACAAAAGCCAGATTTGGAGCAACAATACATAAGGACAATAAAAAATATAAGGGCGATCTTTTATATCCGTTTAATATTCATAGTTCTTCAATTTCGCCAAGTTATTTGTCATCGAGATTTACCAATTATGGCTACCAACCTTCTACTGCATCCACCGGACCTATGTTTACGTATGATATAACAAATATCCACGCTGACATATATGGACCAGACTACGAAACGCCAATGCAGGGTCCATTTACCGAAAAGTTTGTCGGAGGAAATCAACATCGACATATTAATATAAATTCCGGCGCAATGGATGCCAAAGATAATAGACCCGAAGCATTTAGAATTGGTCTTAATCATCACATCTCCGTAATTAATCCCGCTTTTAGAGAGGGTGATCCAATAGGAAGTTTCGATTCTACTCTTCCAAGAGCATCATTCTATAGAGATGGGACTGCAAAAAGACCAGTGAATATTAGAAATATTCGACAAACAACAGGTTCAAGTGGTTCAACTGGTGTAAGATATGAGACGCAAATTGGAAATTATATGCATGATTATGAGATACTTCATACATCGGGAAGAAGAACAAACAATAGAGCTTTTGTGAAAAATGAAGGTTTTACTTTAGAAATTGTCGAATCTGCTGCCGTTTCTGGTGTTTTCGATTTTACACTTCCTAACCGGGCTGTATCTGGAACCAATAAGTTTGTTTTTGTAGAAAGATTTTCTGCCCCTGGCGGTCCGGAAGTTATGTCAAGAGGTTATCTTGATGTTGAATCAGAAGAATACGCTGTACAAAATATGCTAAATTATAGAAACTTTACAGTCAGAGAACCTCTTAGACTATTATATACAGACCATGTTAAACAATTTGGATATTTTAGTGACCAACATAATTCAGCAAGTTATTTCTTGGCTGATCAAACATATTTTCCTGGCACTAGTGGATCCGTTTCTGAAACAACTTATCATAGTAGCGCATCATTTTATAAAACTAATAGAAATTCAAGAAAGCGGATAGTGCTTTCTGGATCTCATACTGGATCTAGTATATTTTCTGGCGATCCTTTCTACGGTGGCGAGGCATATTTAACTGCCACGGTCCATGATAATTATTGGGTTCAACATCAAATTCCAAGAAGTGACAAACAATATGCATGGATTACTGCTTCGATGTCTGGGAATCTACCATTTTTTGGTTATGAAGAGCCTGATCGAAGCAATGCTGGCGGGGCATCGACTAGTATTACATTCATTAGTGAGAGCGAAGTGGCCGCAGTGGGTCAAGGGGGCAGTCGATTGCTTACGGCAAATGCCTTACAATACGGCGCCGCATATTACCATAGAATAAAAGTTGATTTTGTCGGCATGAATTTGGTCATGCATGAGCCTATATCAGCATCTCAGAACACTCTTGGATACCCGCCAGAAGCTTCAATTGACGGTCGCAGCCTCGCAGCTAGTCATATAAGCGGCATTCTGGGAAATCATACCATTTACTCACCGTCTACTACCATCGGACCTAATTATTATTTATCAATTTCTGATGCGGTAAAGCCTCGCTATTCATTGTCTTTAGATTACGTGAATTACGACGAAGGCATGTGTGGTTTAAACGGTTTATTACACCACCGTGGAGGCAACTATGGATATCCATCGTGGAAGCAAATTAGAACTGGAGAGCATCCAGTCGCACGTCTCCACAGAAAAAAGAATATCTTATCAATACAAGACGCCCCAAAAACAAAAACTTTTATTATTAAATCTGCCCACGATGGAAAGGGGAAGTCCTCTAATGTGCTTACATCATCTAAAGCAATTAGAGGTGATACTTTTACGCATTATTCAGAATCAGTTTGTACATCAAAATTTAAGCCAATTAGCCAAACGTTTGTAATTGAGACAGAGAATGGCAAGCTTCAACCACTGTCAGTTAGACACACTTATGCTAATAATTTAGTAAAATTTGTAAACTGCGAATTAAATAACAAGCTAGGCATTACTTCACCAAATCTAAATCAAAAATACTACAAGCTTCTTTCATTATACGATCCCGATCTTATCACATTGCCAAAAGAATCAAATCCAATTAAAAAGTTTGGAAAATTATTATATCGAGAAACAATCTATCCAAAAGAAAAATATACTTATTTTAATAAAGCTAGAAGTCGAGAGATGTTTGTTGCGCCGTTCTGGAGAAAAGATAGAGGCACCACACATGGTACTCAACGAGTCGAATTACCATATGAAAACCCCGGAAACGGAAGAGCAACAGATTTAGTAACCGCTAGTATAACAAACTCACAAGGATTGACTATTGCTAGACAAAGCAGATGGCCATTAGATGCAAGACTTGGGTTTTTAACAGCCTCCACTGATATTTTGAGTGGTGGGTTTACTGGAGCGGGCGAATTATTAAATAATTATCAAGTTTTTTCAGGGAATATTGGTTCTGATTCTGATTGGCAGGCAACACCAGCCTCGAAACCATATGGGGCACTTTACGCAAGACCAATTGCATCAACTTTTGGTGAAGTTTATACCTCTCAATCTGCACGTGCAGAAATATTTACTAATGATACTCTTTGGGAAGCAGGCGCGCAAGCAGGGAAAGATCCGTTCCCAGAAAATTATAATACATGGGCTGATCAAATGAGACGCTGTGGTAAAGATTATACAATTATTCCCGAATTTAGAATAAGTGAGCATATGCCATTTTATATTAATGAACACGGCGGAAACTTTAGAGCAGAAAATCCAAAATTTTTATCGCTGACAGGCTCTTCTATTAGTAGTAGCGGCGAGGCTAATTTTTATACAACTTACAGTAATACAGAGTTTTTAAAATATTTCGATCAAATAAATGATGATCATGTTAGCGTTTCAGACGAGCCTCACTACCTTGGTTTGCAATGCAAGGCTTACATGAAATTTTTACCATATGATGGATTTTATCCTGCCTTAAGAACGCTTCAATTAGCTACTTTATTTTCAGAATCATATGGTCCAACGGTGGAATTAAGCGGCACTCAGAAAAGTTTTAGAACTGCACTTACGCCATTTTTTGCTCCTGGGATATTATATAATAGTATTAAATCTGGCATGTCTGTTGATTATCCAGTTCATACTGGTTCTTTTGTTACTACTGGCAGTTCAAGAAATGATAGCTACGAATCTGATCGGGGCGGTGTTGTTGTTGCTGGTATACCGAGAATTAAAACCCTTCCTCGATATAGAATGCCATTTGAAGCAATAATTGATCCAAGTAAATATGGCGGAATTTTAATTGTTGATGCAGAACCACACCCCCATGCTCATATTGACAGCACAGCCTCCATCAAAGCAGCTCACAATCAATTATATACATTGGGAATGCATAACTTCCTAGCAGCAGTCCCAGATTTTTTCTTAGCAGGTGGAAAACTGACAACAGCGCTTTCGGCTCCGGAAAAAGATCCAAACTATTTTAATGTTGTATCTGGTGCAACATATGTGATGCATGTAGAGCTTAGCCATGGCACAATTAGAAATTCAGAGATAGTCAACGGCGGTGGCGACGGTTTTTCAGATTATACTCCGTGGCGACCATCTGTTGCTTTGAAGAATCTCGAACAACGCGAATCAAATCTTATTTATAATCCGCCAACAATAAAAATGTATGAAAGAACAGCAAGTATTGATAGTTATGGTTCTTCATTCGGACCACCTTATGCAGTAGGTTCGCTGCTCAGCGACGATATCGGACCAGCAAATTCCTTAACCATCCAGGGGACTACTAGTGCATCATATTCATCGCACACACCACCTTATTATAATGGGTCATCAAGACTCAAATTTACACTTACAATAACCGGCGCGCTAGCAAAAGGGGCAATCGGCGGTCCAATAGAAGGCATGCCCGATAAACCTCTTAGGTTAACCTTGACAGAAATTATGAATAATTGCAATATAATCCCATGGCGGATTAAAGAAACCAAATGGATGTCTCACTATTGGGTTCAGGATAACGGTACGGATGTGCACAATACGTTTGCCTCGCCCTATGCTGCGCACAAGGGAGATCCTTCACCTGAAATGAAACCTGATTCGTGTTTAAATTTTCTCCAATTGTCAAATGAGCCAAGCCCCACATTTGATGCAGATGGAAATATAACTTCAGTTTCTTCTGCCGATAACCAACGATGGGCTATTCAACCCAAATGGGAATGTCCAATATTAGATTTTAGCGGCTCAATTGTTACTTTACCTCAATATGGCACTGCTTCGATTGCCAAAGGAATGTGGCACCAATATGGACAAATTCCAACTGGATCCAATAAAGGAGTATTTATGGATATTATAGATCCAACTGATATCGGAGTATACCCGAACTATAAATCTTTAGCAGATCTTGTCGGATTTGATACAAAAAAATCATATAAACTTGGTACAGTCGCAGAAATGAAAACAGTTTTGGAAGCTGTTGTGGCAATACCTTTTGTTGAAGAAGGCGTTGAGAAGAAGTTTTTTACTCTTGATAGAGCTATGATAAAAGAGGCTATAGCACTTAATGTAGGTGCAACCAAACTTGAAGATATAGAAGAGGCAAAAAGACCTGGAGTGTCTATACGACACATGGTCAATTCAATGAAAAATTATGTATTCCCTCCCCAGTTTGATTTTCTTACATATCCAGATATAAATCCTATTGCGATGTATCTTTTTAATTTTGGAGTTAAATTTACCCAAAAAGACTTAGCAGACATGTGGCAGAACTTACCACCAGATATGGGAATGGATCCAAAAACCCCATTTAAAACAGCTCACGCCACAGTAAATCACCAACTTTTGGCAAATGAATTTTATAAATCAACAGATGGAAGAGTGCCAAGTAAGTTAAGATGGATGGTATTTAAAGTTAAGCAAAGAGGAAAAAGTAACTACTATAAATTAACATCTGATTCAAAAGATGATGCAAAATTTAAGTTTAAATTTGAACAGGGTGGAAAAACCTCTACAATAGAGGGTGAATTACCATATAGTTATAACTGGCCATATGATTATTTTTCGTTAGTAGAATTAGTCAAAATAGATGCAAGGGTAACGATTCCATCAACTACAGAACAAGTTAGTCCTTATGAATCGTTATCTACTGTTCCGAAAGAGGCATTTACAATAAGCACATCGCCAACAGAAGCGCAGATAGCAAGCTCAAAAGCAGCGAAGATCGCAACGTCACAACTTGAAGATAAAAAAGCTGTTCAAGATACACTAATTAAAGAAGACGACGAATGATCCAAGGGATAGGAAACATATTAATAAATGGGATTTTTTAATAGAAAAGAAGACGTTATAGATTTACAGCTAACTCAACATGGAAAGTATTTATTATCACTGGGCAAACTTAAGCCTCTATACTATGCCTTCTTTGATGATGATATTATATACGATAACCAACATACAGGTATCATAGAAGAACAAAATGAAGCAAAACCACGAATCCAAGAAGCTCTACGCCCAAAAACTCAATATGTTTTTTCTTCAATCGAGAGCCGAGTACATCAAACTAATGAACATTATTTTTCAAATGAAAAAAAGTTATCTGAAATATTTACGATTCAACCAACGGCAGAAAAACACTATGCACTAGCATCACCGCTGGGTACATCAGAGCTTGGAAATCCATATAATCCACAATGGATTATAGAATATTTAGATGCTGATCTATCTTCATCCGCAAATTTTACAACTGGATCGAACTTTAATTTAAGAACCCCCCAGTTGAATTCAACAATTTATTATGATATTACAGTTGATAAAGAGGCATTCTTAGACTTTAGTCCAAACACTTGGCAGCAAAGTGTTGATAAAATTCCAGTCTCAAGCCCAGAAGCTTATGCCGAAATGGCAGGTGTTTTTATCCAGGGAAATTCTTTGTTACTTCAAATTAATGAAAGAAATGTTATGTTTGACAAAGATAATTTTGAAATTGAAGTTTGCAAAGTCGAGACACAAATAATTGAATCTAATCAAGGAGCAGGTAGTGCGACAACAAAAGAGATATTATTACCGTTGTATTTTGCAAGAGATAAAGAATATATTTCAGATATAGATGATTTTGCTGGCGGAGAATTTATGGACGTTGATTCTAATTATGTTGAATATTATTTTAATGTTTTTGTAGACAAAGAAATTGATGAAGAGTTTTTATGCGCTGCTGTCAAAGGTCGTGGTGCTGAGGACGTTTTCATTGATGATATCCTTGATTGCCCTGATGAGACCCTGGCAGGGATATCTGACATACTTGTACCACCAGAACAAATTCGGGAGTGCGATTAATGGTTGCTATTAATCAAAAAAGTTTTTTAGGTGATTTTACCCCTGATGTTAATATAAAAAAGATTATATTAGAAACGACTAGTCAATCTTCTACATTTGCAAAATCTCCTCAATCGTCCGCAAACAATCCCCATATACGCAACAAAACAGTGGGGGGTTTTAATATGGGGGGCATCGCGAATGAAGGCATTACAATATCAGCAGATGAAACTATAAATAAATTTGCAGACGAAGCTTATAAACTATTGCACAAAAAAGGTGTTTTAAGCATGGGCGAGAATAAAGCTATGGAAACTTTTATTTCCGACAATCCAGCGCTCTATAATACAGAAGATATAGGAACAACGCTTCAAATATCTTTAAAAGAAAAAATGAATGGAAACTCTGCAGCTTCATGGCTTTCAAATGTATTATTAGGCGACGGGCACGGACTGCTTGATTTTTTAAAAATAAGAGTAGTTCAATGTACTTCTGCTGAAACCACACAAAAAATATTAGCAGGAAGTTTGATTATAGGTAGTGACGAGTATATGGAAATTATGTATTCAGGACCCATCGGTATGTTACAAGAAGAGAGATTTCTTTTGAGAGATAGGCTCGAAGAAGAACCTGATGAAAAAAAACCAGATGCTTTTAAAGGCATAATTGAATATGATGACGACGGGAATAAGTTTCAACATATATTATTCGAATGGACAAACGCACCATTAAGTTCGATATCAAGTAGCACCTCTCATTTGTCATATTTTGTTTTTGCCTTCATAGACTTTTCAGATTTAGCAGAGTTATATGATTTACAATTAAGCTTTATGAATAGCGGACCACAGAATGTTAAAGCTATTAATGGAAAAATATCTTCTGAGGTTGTTATTAGCGATGGGAAGGTTAACCCTTTCTCTACAACTTTTTATGATAGTGTTGGTAGAATATGGACAGGGCAGGTCCATCAACTGCCATCTGGGAAATGGATGACTAGTGCAGATTCTACTTCTACCCCTGGGACAGAAGAATCTTTGATAGCAAAGAAAACTCCAAATTTTAAAATCCAAGATATGAGATCTTTAAATAAAATATTTAATAAAACTATTAAATTTGATCAAATTAAAACAATACTTGAAAAAGAACTTAGTAATCCTGATGTTGCGATTCGCAATCCATCTCCTTGTCATAAGGTATTAAAAAATAATTATTTTACAGATTTCTTTTCGTCAAAAGATCAAAATGGTAATTGTAGATTCTTTTTTGGAATAGACATTTATAATATTATGAGAGACCATATGAGATATCCAAAATTTTTAGATATTAACAATGCCGTGGCGGCTAGTATAATGGGACAATCTCATATAATAGATATAAAATTGTTTAGAAAGAAAGTTAGAGAAGAAGTTACAGAAAACGAACTTACACAAGCTGTTAATAAATCTGGCGCATACTCTCTCGATAAAAATCAAATACCAGAGCTTATAGCGCTACTTAATCCAGATGTGGAAAAAACTCCACCAGAGCAACCTTTAATCTCTGTAGATAATCTTTCATTTGATATGACATTTTCGTCTCCCACCACTACTGATCAAATTATTTATTTTCAAGGAATTGATTCTTCTGCAAAAAATGGAGGAGAGAGCAATTATCAATATATAGTTGAATTAGAAATGCAAGATGGGTCTATTCAATGGTTAAGTGAACAACTAATGGAGTTGCGAGATGCATACAGCGGTTGGAAAAGTTTAATAGAAGAAGCAAAAATACCATCTTTTCGGCAAACAACTGAACAATTAAAAAACACATTACAAAGTCCACACATAGAAGATTGGGAATATTCAAAGAAAATCGAAGAGGAATCTTTTCATGATGCAACTATCAAAATGTCGGGGGGCAACTATGATTATAAAACAAACACTTTTACTCAAGATTTTATTAAAAGAGCTGCCGGAGTGGGTGTAAACTCTTACGCAGCACGCGCCATGACAGCAGTAGCTACATTACATTCAACAATGGAATATGTTTTTGGCGTCCCCCCCGGCGTGGAGGGCGCCCTCTCCCCGCTTTTAAATATTTTTTGGTTAATGGCACATCCCAAGACGGCGACTATAGAAACATTACTTTTATTTGAAAACCTAATGGCAAAAGTTTTAAAAGTCCTAGAAGATCAAATTGGGGATGAAGCATCAACCACTTCAACATTTAAGCGTACCGGAAAGACTAGTTCTGGCACAATGGTCAAATCACCCCGAAGAATTTTTAAAATTGAAAAAACATTTCCAACAATTTTTAAATCTAATCTTAACGTTGCCGGAAGTCAAGCTGGATATAATTATTTTGGGTCTATGTTTCAAGGCGGCGGCGGCGCCAACCATGGTCTTGCGAGTAGTGGACTTGTTACATATACTGCCTCACAATATTTTAAAAGAGTAACTAAAGAAGTTTTAAAATATTTTAAAAATTATAAGGTTGATCCATCATTAGCAGCACACCCAGAAAATATTACTTCATTAAATGATAGTCTTAATAATACAGCTTTAACATATTTATCTCCAATTGCTGTATCGTTACCATCTTTTGATGATCCGCATGAAATTGTTGATGTTCCATCCGGCAAAGAAGCTTTTGACCCAGATGTTTATTCAAAACTTGTAACTAAAATTATGATCTATAATTCACTAAAAAAGTCTCCACAAATACCAATTCCAAATTTCGGACTTAGTTCAAAATCTAAATTAACCACAGACCAACAAAACATAAAAGCACCTTTAGTCGCAATGAGTGCAGATGAAAACATGATGATAACTCCAGTTACAAAAATTGCAAATTCTTTTGCTATTATAGATGATTTTCTGGTAACAAACAATCAAAAGATAGGTGTAGGTGAATATGTAGGAAAAGAATCAAAGTTTTTACAAGAAGATTTTATATTAGATGAATTTGATGACTTAAATTTAGACTCGCAAAAATCCAAAGAAGAAGATTCTAATCCAAACTCGTTGCTATTGACGCTCCAAAAAGATAAAATATTTGGTACAGAATTCTCAGCCACTCCATTAGCATTAGGAAATAAATTCCAATCACCAGCTATAGCAACAATTCAACAATTTAATTTAAACAGTACAAACAATATATTGACAGCAATTAAAGCAAAACTGCCACCATCAAGTGATACAGCGGATATAGAGCCTTTTTCTAGTACAGTACCCCCCAATAGATTTTTAAATAATTTTATAATAAATTTACCAAATCAGCTTAAATCATTATTTTTATCAAGTACGGATCCCGAAAGCGTCAATTATAATTGGTTTTCATCAGGGTTGGAAGAGGATTCAAAAATCACACAACGGTTAAAGCTTGATAATATGTCGCCCCAGGACTCTCCACACGTGAACCCCCCACCAGATCCAATGCAGCACGCTTCGCTCGCTGGTGCGTTTTATTTTAACTATGGAAGAATAATGAGAGTAGAGGTCTTGACTGGTTTTGCGAAAACAACAAATGGAAGATCTCTCCAACGACCAGTTTGGGTGCCTTTAAATTTCCAAGAATTTGAAAATAACAGCGGAAATATTATGGTCTGCAGATTGAAACAATATATTAATAACTTATTACCACCTCCGATGTCAACAAATTCTAAAAGTCTGGACTTGCCAACTTTTAATGAAATATTTATTCTTGAGACCGTGATGACAGGCATGGCTGGCTCTAAGAGCGTGGCGTTTGAAAGCATGATGACGAAGATAACTGCCCAGATTAAGGAATTTACAGACTTAATAGATGGATCGCAAATTGAATATAGTACAACGGCAGTCACTGTAGCCTCTGGGCAGACTGTGGGCACTGTCGGTGGTGGAGCAGGCACGATGGGTGGCGGTGGCGGTGGTGGCACATATGGTTAAAGGAGTGTTAATATATGTCTAAAACGGTAATTTTCTCACCAGAAAATTTATTAGTTGAACTCTTCACCTCGACAGGGGGTAAGAACGCGAACACAGTTCTTAACCCTCAAGGTGATGTAGTCAGGGATAGATTTCGATATAATAATGGCTTTTGTTATTTTATATATAATAACGGCACGGGACCATCTGATTATAAATGGGGAAATACCGACCCTGCTGCCAAAAACACAGCAGGAACTGAGCAGGGAGGTGCCACCGGTCAAAGCAAAGGATATAATGTAGATTTTTCTAAAGCTGATGAGATCACTCAAGATACATGGAATCATGAAACAAACATTGGATCAGCAGAAGTAACATTAAAATCAATGAAGTTATTTAGTGCAGAACTTGGACTTCAACACGAACATCCAACTTTTGAACAGTTTAAGGCATTTGTTAATGCAGATGTGGCAACAAATCAGTGGTTTGCTGACCATACAATTGAAATTCCTGTACCATATTCTATTAGCGAAATTAATAGATACACAGATTTACCAGGAAGACCCATATATGCAAAATGTGAAGCAGTTTATAACCATACGGCGCTTTTTTATGAACAGTATATTAATTCTAACCAGATATCAGTCAAATGGTTACCAAATCTATATGCAATAATGGCTCAAGAACTCATGCCAGACAAAGAAAAAATATTCAGCACTACTGTCTCCATCAACGATACCGGTCCAAACACAGAAACAATTAAAATTGGCAATCCAAAATGGACAATTTATCAACAAAACCTCTGGAAGCATACAACATTGTTTAATTTAGAGGTTGACACTGGTATTGGTGGTTCGTCTGGTCTTTCAGATATAAAAATAGAACCTGTTACTAAGCCTGAAACTGGCGAAGTTATCGACGCAGTTGCAACAAGAAATTTAAATTTTAATCACTATTTTAAGAAATGGCCAATAGTTCATAAACTGCTTATAGAGACAATGAAAGGAAACACTCAACCAAATGGATTAACTATAATATCTCATCTGGGTCAAAAGTTAAAACCAGAATATGAGAACATATCGAATTCATTTACGAATATTTGTTTTACATTAACAGATATTAATCTTTTAACAGATTATATTGACACCAGAGGAAGTTTTCCTATGTATGTTGATATTGAGTTTTCAACAGGTGCGAATGAATTTTCTGATCTTATTAAAAAGACAGGGTTGAGTAAATTATTAACTACTTATTTAACGCTATATCCAAAACATCTCACGCCATGGTCAACAGGGTTCATCGGCACAATGGACACCACTTCATTAATTAAACGACCTTTTATACAAAAAGGAGAATACGATGTTGCCACGGACACATTTATTGCTTATACGAGCACAAATGCACCACAAGACGGGGAACAAAACACAGAAACACTACAAACAATCGAATCATACGGAAGTGAAACTACCTCGACGACCAAGCTTGCAAACGAGCTTACCCTAAGCAAAGGGGACACTAGAACATATTGGGATTTTGATGACTGGTTGATGTGGTTAGGCGGACCGGCAACATGGGATGATGTTACTGATGCGATGGGAGAAGGAGGACCTATTACTTTTCTTGACCCAACGAAAGAGCCAGGATCTGAAAGTGGTGAAAAGATTAAGTTTTTTCAACAAATATTTCCAATAATGTTCAAAGCCAAAAAAGAAGAAAAAGTAAGAGAACATCGAATATCATATAGAGAGATGATGCTTGGCGAGAAAAAGGCATTTTCTGAAACAATATGTTATAGGATTGATAAATTAGACCTCGGCGGACAGCATATACAGAGTTTTTACATCCCCAATTCGAACGATGTTGATGTATTTCGATATATTGATACGCAGGTAAGGTTCAATGAAACATATAAATATAATATAGTGGCTTTTCAATTGGTATATGGAAGAGAATATAAGTACGGTGACGTATCTTTCGTTAACGGAGAAAGCAAGGGTACTCCACATCTTGCGAATTTTAATGTTACAACAAGACCTTCTGTTAAAATATTTGAAGTTCCGTATTATTCATTTTATAATAAGCTTATTGTCAGCAAACCACCTCTCACGCCAGAAGTTGCAATGATTCCATATAAAGACAAAAATGATAGAGTATTAATAACATTTAATGACACGACGGGTGAAATGTCCGCTAAGCCAATTATAATAAATAAAGAAGACGAAGAGGCTATAAACAAAATAAGATTAAATCAACAAGGCGGTACCATATATGATGATAAAACTGGGCTTCTATTTAAATCAGCAGAGAAAATAAAATTTAAATCAGACGATCCAATATTGGGAAGCAACTCTATTGGTGGGTTTGAAATTTTTAAAACCGACATTAAACCGACTGAGTATGAAGATTTTGCAGAGACGGGAAGACTTTTATCGCCAATGTATAACGCAACTGTAGATATAATTCAAGAAACAAATAAAAAATATTATTATACATTTAGGACTAGAGATTCACATGGATTCTTTTCTAACCCAACAGTGATATATGAAGTTGAATTGGTTGATAATTCACCCCCGCCCGATGCGATCCAAGCAGGCGCAACACACACTGCATATTTAAGTGTGAAGATTTTAGATCTTGAAGAAGAAAAAAGACGAAAAGACTCACAACCAGCCAAGACAATGAAAAAATATATTCAAATATTTCCTTCTCTGGGTCAAACCCTACTTGACGACGCCATTGTTGACTCCCCAAAGAGGGTGCCGCCAAATATTAGGGTTGTTCCGGATTCTATAATGCCTGGAATAGTGGCGGGAGAAAAAGTGTGGGATCAGAAATTTAAATTTATAATTACATCAAAATCAACTGGGCGAAAATTAAATTTTAATCTCATTTTTAAAACAAGACAAAAAGAAATAATAAAAAATGAAGATGGTAGTACGAAAACAACAATATAATACTAATTATTAAAGAAAAAAGGAACTTATTATGGCATTTTTGGACAATTCTGGTGATATTATTTTAGATGCAGTGTTAACAGATACCGGACGATTTCGATTAGCAAAAGGCGACGGTTCTTTTAAGATCGCAAAATACGCTTTTGGTGATGACGAAATTGATTATGGTACATATAATAAGTCTCATTCGAGCGGTAGTGCATATTATGACTTGGAGATTTTGCAAACGCCGATATTGGAAGCATTTACAAATAACACTTCGACAATGAAATCTAAGTTAATCTCTATTCCACGCACAAATTTATTATATCTTCCAGTTCTTAAAATATATGGAACTACCGGGACCGACAATGTCAGCGCAGCGGAAAGACATTCTACTTTGAGCACATTTGTTGTTTGTGTTGACCAAGAGACATATGGCGACGCAAACGTAAAAGGCAACAGCACTAATGGAGTATTAAACGGCGAAGCTCCAGGAGCCACAGGGGCAGTATCATATATAAGACTTGATCAAGGGCTTGACACAACAGCTATTTCTCCAAAATTTCAAATTGATGCAGATTTAGAAGAGCGACAATATATTGTTGAAATGGATAATAGATTAGGCAGTATTGTCGACATCGCTGGCAATGGCGCACCGATATCATTTATTGATGATGACAACATTGCAAGTTATTTTCTTTCACTAGGGACTAGCGGATTAGTATATAATAATTCAGAAACAGGAGATGGCAGCAGCGCAACCGAAGGGGGAGCCGATCAGGTCATAGCTGGACCTAGAGGGACATATATGACATTTAAAGTACGAGCCTCTGTTGAGTTAAATACAAGCACTTATTTATTTACTCAACTCGGCGGAACAGATACAACAACATTTTCAGGCACAAATGTTTATTATATTGATACGATTGTAAAAATTTCAGGAGCTACGACTGGGTACTCAATTGATGTTCCTATACGATATATTAAAAAATATTAAGAAAAATTAAAGGATAAACTATGGCGACAACGTTTAAAACATTTTTAAATACAGATAGAACATCTACGAAAACACTTTTACATGAGGCGATACCAATTACAGGAACAATCGGCTCAGGAACCTATGCCGAAGCAAACATTAAAAAATATTCACATGGAATGTTTGAATCTGTTTATGATTATCCATATCTAAGTTCTTCTGCAAATCATATTTTTGATATAACCTTTGGTTATCATTCTAGCTCTTTGTTGCAGGATGTCGGTAATCCACAAAATAACAAAAAGATAAATATATACAATCAAATGGCACAAGTTTTGATGGGTCATGATCATACTGGAGGAATACAACAATTTGACGCAGATGGTGATTTGACTCAAGCAGGAGGCAAGTTTGTAAACACTCATTTTGTAAACTTTTCTCGACTTCTTACAAAAGATGAAATTAAGAAAGGCACTTTTAGTATAGGTTTTAATACAGGGGGCATACCATTTGATGTTAATGCTGCTTGGAGCCGTACCGCATCACCAGGTAGCGGTGATATTGGACCTCATTTGAAAACTTTATATGATACAAATGCGGCAAATGAGTTTCGAACCACTTCTCCAGCCGGAGAATTTGGTATTCTATATACATCTTCGGTGGTAGCAGATATTGTAGAAGGTAGCGGTCTTGGGTTAATATTTTATCAAGCAGGAATTATAGTTGTTCCCACTGCTGCGTTTTCAGCATCGCACTCTTCGGAGGCATTTCTTAATGTCCACTCAACAAGTTCTCAGTGGGGCACAGCAGGGGCAACATATGATACTTCTTCAATGGCAGCTGTTATAACCGGTGCCAATATAACAGATATCGCAGATGGATTGCGGAATCGAATTCATAATATTGCTTTTAATAATACGACTGAGCTTAATTCAACAATTTATTTTTGCAGAGCAAATCACAATGAATTTAATTATAGTTCTAACCCGACTTATCTTACCGCAAGTCAGCTTAGAGTAAAGAACACGACAAGTGATATGCCAGTATCGTATATTACATCAATTGGTATGTATTCTGCAGATAATGAATTGCTTGCTGTTGCAAAAGTGAGCGAGCCGCTCAAAAAAGATCCAAATACTGAATTAACACTTCGTGTTAGATTAGATTATTAAACAATTTTATAAACTAACTAATTATAATAACATATAATAACACAAGTAGATATTTGGAAATGGTGGCATGCCCTATTATAAGTTTAAAAAAAATGATATTTTTCATAATCGTATAAAAGCGTACCCGAGATTAGAATTTTATTTTTATAGTGGTTCAACTTATTATAATAATAAATATAATATAAGCGGTACATACAATTCATCTTCACTTATGGCTCAAGCCGGAGCAGTTAGTTTACATGAGATAAACATCAATAGAGATTCCATCGGTCATTTATACAACCCATCTACCGGAGTGGGGACTAAAACACTAGTATACCCTTTTGTCACAAAACAGGGAAGTTTAACCTCTTTTTCCACAGTTTCGAAAGGTAGTTTTAATTCCGATTTCGCCTATGGTGATGAAATCACTGGAAGTTATCCGATGGTAGCCAATATTACAAAAGAGTTGTTTTTTACATCAGATACTACTAGGCGATATATTAAAGCATTAAGAAATACATTAAATTTTTATAAACCATTAACACCACATTATGCATATTCGTCATCTATAGGTCGGGGGTGGGACAAATCAACACAAGAGGTTGGATTAATAAGTATACCATCTATATTTTATGGCTCCATGATTAAAAAAGGTTCAGTAAATTTAAAGTTTTATTTAACAGGAACCTTGCTGGGAGAACTTCAGGATAAAAATGGGAATGGGGAATTAATTGAGACGACTGGCTCAAATAGACCAGGTTCTGTTGCAGGTGTCGTATTATATAATGAAGGGTTTATTTTTCTCACAGGAAGCTGGGATCTTTCATCGGGACAATCAAATGACATATACATATCGGGGTCGGGGATATCATCAGTCGAAGCACCAAAGTGGACATATTTTGCGCAAACAATATCTGGCACTGCGGCGGCAGCTTCTTCAAGTTTTAGTTTATCTTTTAAAGGAACAAGCTATATTCCCACCGTTACAATGTTCGCACACGCACCAAGAGGAAAACTAAATCATTCAAGCAACATGACATACGTTGCACAGGGACAATCTTTAACTACAGAAACAAGCAGTTTTACATATTCAGAAACAGGAAGCACTACTATTAAAAATATAGAAAGTAGTTCATATTCTGGCTATAGCTCAAGTTTTGTTAAACAAACTTATATAAGTAAAATTGGAGTTTATGATGAAAATAGAAACTTAATTGCTATAGCTAAGCTAGCTACACCTCTTCGTAAAAAAGAAAATGATGAATATACGTTTAAATTAAAATTAGACTTTTAAAAAAATGATATTAGGAATGGACATAAGCACTAGTGCTACTGGTGTATCAATACTTGATAAAAATAACGAATTGATACATTGTTCGGCATGGAGAACGGATAAAAAAAATCTTTCTTTTTATCAAAAGCTTGATATTATAAGAGATAACCTCTGTTATATTAAGTCTCAATATCCAATTGAAAAGATTTATGTTGAGGAGCCTTTGAATATGTTTGCAGCTGGAAGAAGCTCCGCACAGGTAATTTCAAAAATTCAACGATTCAATGGTATAGTCTGTTGGATATTAAGAGATCTTTTCGACATAGATCCACAATATATAAATGCATCGACTGCAAGAAAACTATGCGGAGTTTCTATCAAAAGAGGACAAAATACAAAAAAAGTTATTTTAAAATTTATAGATGAAAATGAAAAAAGCTTTAGTGTAAAATATACACAACGTGGAAATCCAGTAAAAGGTAGTTATGACAAGGCAGACTCTGTAATTATTGCTCGTGCTGGATATTTTTTGCTTGAAAAAGAGAAAAATCGATCTAACATAATAAAAAGAACAAAATAGCATTAATTTCTTTACTTTTTAGATCATTTTTGATACTATTATAGTAGTATGAGCCTTGAAAAGCTTCAAATCCTTGCACAGATCTTTGGAGAATATTATCGTTCCAATAACGAATATCTTTTCTTTTGTCCAAATTGCGACCACCGCAAGCGCAAATTATCTATAAATTTAATTAAAAATACTTATAAATGCTGGATTTGTGATAGCTTTGGGCGTAATATTTATTATCTTATTAATAAATTTGGAACGAATCTGCAAAAAAGAGATTGGCAAAGTTTTGAAAATAGTATAAAGATTTCTGAATTTGATGATCTTTTTAAAGAAAAAGGGCAAGACCAGTATGAACAAAAAGTTCAACTCCCACAAGAATTTATTAGTCTTGCAAATAAAAATTTACCACTACTTGCAAAAATACCTTTAAGATATTTAAAAAGACGAGGCATTATAAAAGATGATATCTTGAAATGGAAGATGGGCTTCTGCGAAGATGGAGAATTTAAAAATAGAATTATCATACCATCATTCAACAAAGAAGGGTACTGTAATTATTTTGTTGCAAGGTCATATACAAATAATAAAATGAAATATAAAAATCCACAAGTATCGAAAGACATTATTTTTAATGAATTATGCATCGATTGGAAGAAGGATTTGGTTTTAGTTGAAGGGGTGTTCGATGCAATTAAGGCTAGCAACGCAATACCGCTTTTAGGGTCAACACTGCGTGAAACTTCAACATTGTTTAAAAAAATTATTCACAATAGCCTCTCTATATTTCTGGCATTAGATTCAGATGCCAATAATAAAACATTAAAATTGATTAATTTGTTACTTCAATACAATATTGAATTACATAAAATTGACACTACAGGATATAAAGATGTTGGCGAGATGACAAAAAAAGAGTTTATAATTAGAAAAAATAACGCAGCGCATATAAATCATGATAATTATTTATTACACCAAGCTTCGATGCTTTAAATATGAATTTTTTACAAATTTTAAAAAAGATTTTAACGCCTCCTGGTATCAATATATATCCTGGTGATTTATTGTTTGCTGATAGGCGAGTTGGATTTGTGCTAAGGAAAATTAGAACAGGAGACAGGTTTTATTTTCAAATACGTTGGATCGGCATGACGGAACATATGATCGATGAATTTTCCGGACTAGAAATTAGAGAGAAAATAGACGTGGGTGATTGGCGTTATAGCCCTACTATAATCAAAAAAGAAAAAATCAGAAAAAATTAGGTGATTTGATGAAATTTGCACACATCGCAGATACACATATAAAAAATTTAAAATATCATTGTGAATATAGGGAGGTTTTTAAGAAGCTCTATGAAACTCTTCGCAAAGAAAAAGTAGACTATATAATTCATTGTGGGGATATAGCACACACTAAGACGCAACTGTCTCCCGAGTTTGTAGAGATGTGCACAGATTTCTTCAAAAACTTAGCAGATATTGCCCCTACATATATAATCTTAGGAAATCACGATGGTAATTTAAAAAATTCAAATAGGCAAGATGCTTTAACGCCAATTGTCAAAGCATTAGAGCATCCATCACTTTTCTTATTAAAAAATTCAGGAGAGGTGCAACTCGATGATAGATTTTCTCTTAACGTTCTTTCTGTGTTTGATCGCGATAATTGGATTCCTTTTAGCAATCCTGCCTGTATTAATATTGTACTCTATCATGGGTCCATTTCAAATTGCAAAACAGATCTTGGGTGGGTAATGGAACACGGCGAAGATGATATATCAATCTTTGATGGATATGATTTTGCTTTTCTTGGAGATATTCATAAAACCAATCAAATATTAGATTTCGAAGGTAGAATTCGCTACGCAGGATCGACAGTTCAACAAAATCACGGAGAAACTAACGATAAAGGTTTTTTAATTTGGGATATTCGTGATCGTGATGATTGGGACGTGAAACATATTAAATTAGAAAACCCAAAACCTTTTATCACTATTGAGCTAACTCCGAAAGGAAGGATGCCCAATAAGATTGAAATTCCCTCTGGGGCAAGGTTGAGATTAGTTTCTAATAATAATTTGGCTCTAAACACAATGAGAAAAGCAGTAGAGATTGCCAAACATCGCTTTAAACCAGAAAGCATTACCTTTTTAAATCGTGCTGTAGGTGAACATGGAAACATAGAAGAGTTTGCCGATGAGTTGGCAATTGATAATCTTCGTGATCCAGCCATACAAGAAGAATTAATTGAAGAATACCTAAAAGACTTTCAACTAGACAGCGATTTATTACGTCGTATCAAGAAGCTTAACTCTAAATATAATATAGTAGTTGAAGACCAGGAAGAGGTAGGCAGAAACGTCAATTGGAAATTAGAATCATTAGAGTGGGAGAATTTATTTAATTATGGAAGTGGGAATCGGGTCAGCTTTAAAAATCTTAATGGAATCGTTGGTATTTTCGGAAAGAATTTCAGCGGAAAGTCTAGTATTGTTGACAGTATACTCTACATTCTCTTTAATTCTACTAGTAAAAATGAGAGGAAAAATCTTAACATTGTTAATCAGAACAAGAATAATGGTTCTGGAAAAGTTGAGATTTCCATAGGAAATAAAAAATACACAATTCAAAGAAGTACAGAGAAGTATACAAAAAAACTCAAGGGTGAAGAAACGCTTGAGGCAAAAACTGATTTAAATTTTGAATGCTACGATAAAGCCACTGGCGAAACGCAAAGCCTCAATGGCTTAACAAGAAATGAAACAGATAGGATTGTAAGAAAACACTTTGGAACACTTGAAGACTTCCTTTTAACTTCAATGTCTTCTCAACTTGGTTCGCTTCAATTTATTAGTGAAGGTTCAACGAGACGAAAAGAAATTCTTGCCAAGTTTCTTGATCTCGAAATGTTTGAGAAAAAATACAAGATGGCAAAAGAAGACGCATCGGATTTAAGAGGAGCGCTAAAGAGACTGGAAGGAAAAGAATTTGATGAAGATATTACAAACACTACAAGAGAAGTTGCGCTTAATGAGATTTTTACAGAACAGCACATTGAAAAATGTGATACAATAAAAGAAGAATTAAACCAGCTTAAAGAATCTAGCGATAAATTAAACGACAAGATCAATTCTATTAGCGCCGAAGTTATTAATATTGAAGAGGTAGAAAGAGATTTAAATAGCAAACAAACAGAATCTATAGAACTAATTGCACAAAATATTGAATTAAATGGAAATGTTAATGATGGCATAGAGAAAATAAATAAAATTAATACTTTCTTAAACGACTTCAACATAAAAGAACTCGAAGACCAACAAGAGAATGTACAAGAAAAGCGCGACGAGCTAGAACAAATTCTTAGCGAAATCTCTACCGAAGAAATTAAGTTACAGAACCAAGAAAAAAAAGCAGAACTATTAAAAGAAGTGCCCTGCGGTTCAGAATACTCTCATTGCAAATTTATTCGAGACGCTTATGTTGCAGTTGATAAATTATCTCTAACACAACAAAATTGCAGTTCGCTACAAGATTCTTCAAAAAAAGTCAATAACGAGATCTCAGAGTTAAATCCAGAGAAAATTGAAAGCCATTTGGACAAATATGAACAAGTTAAGAATAAAAAGATACAACTTGAAGCAGAGCTTAAAACAAACAGTGCCTTAGCTGGAAAAAATGAAATAGAATACAAAGCAGTACAAAAAGAATTAGATGAATTGGATAAATCACGAGACGAATATTATAAAAATAAAGATGTAATTGAAAATAAAGGATTGTTTATTAAAGAGTTGGCGAAAGAACGAAAACTTTATTCAGAGAAAGAGGAAGAGTTGGAAGAATGCCAAGAAAAACTTTTAGATCTTTATAAAGAGCACGGCTCTGTTGAGCAAAAGCTCATTTCTCTCGTAGAACAGGAACAAGAGTTGGTTGATTTGCGAGAAGAATTTTCGGCTTATGATTTATTTATGCGATGCATGCATAGTAACGGAATTTCGTATGATATTATTAAAAGGAAGCTTCCAGTTATCAATAATGAGATTGCAAAAGTTCTTGCCAATGTTGTGAACTTTGAAGCGTTTTTTGAGAATGATGGGAGACATTTAAAAATTCTTATTAAACATCCAAGCCATGAACCTCGACCAATTGAGATGGGAAGCGGAGCAGAAAAAACAATTGCCGCAATGGCAATTCGTTTAGCTCTTTTATCTGTTTCTAATCTTCCAAAATCAAATATCTTTATCCTTGACGAGCCGGGAGCAGCTTTAGATGCAGAGAATATGGATGGTTTTGTTCGTATTTTAGATTTAGTAAAATCTTATTTTAAAACAGTATTCCTTATTTCACATTTAGACTCTCTTAAAGATTGTGTAGATATGCAAATTACAATTGATAAAAAAGATGACTATGCATATGTAATGGAAGATTAAATAATGCCCCTTTACGAACTTAAATGCGAAAAGTGCAATCATATATTTGAAGTAATTCAGAAATACGATGAACCTCTACCAATTTGTGAAAACAAAGAGTGCGACGGAGAAATAAAAAAAATAGTATCAAAAACTAGTTTTGCTCTTAAGGGCGGTGGATGGTTTAAAGATGGTTATTCTACGAAAAAAAAGAGTCAAATATCCCCCAAAGAAAACAAGCCAGAAACTAATTAAAATATAATGGCAATATTTTATGTAGATACTGGATCCGCAACAGCCAAGGATGAATTTGACTACGGGACAAGTTGGGATACTCCTTTTAAAAATTTAGCATATGCAGCAGCCCACGCTACAAATTCAGCCGGTCAGGGTGAGCCTATAATTGTAAGTGCCTCTCAAACATATTACCCCACTTCACTCAGTGTAAGAGAGAATGGACAAATCATAGCAAAATATGACGAAAGACCAATATTTGATGGAACAATAGATGCTTCCAATCAGCAAGCATACTGCTTCCGTACAGCTTATAGCGGTACTTATTATGAAAATTTAGAGATTAAAAACTTTGAAAGTGCAGTTTGGCACTATACTAATGTTGCAGGATACAAACTTAGCATATCAGGATGTTATGTACATGATAATAAGGGAAATATAGTTTCTCGCATTTCAGGGGATGAAAATACGGGCAACATAGGAGTCGATTCTCAAGCAGATCATAGCGGCTTTCAAGCAACAAATTATGCACTTGTTAACGAATGCGAATTCATTAGAAATAGTGCTTTTGGCGGCGGCGGCGGACAGATTCTTGCGACGTCGGGTAATGTTAAGATTATAAACTGTATATTTTCATGCGGAACCCCGGCATTAGATCGTCATCTGTTTGGCGGTCAATATTATCACCACTGCACAGCAAGCTTTTGTACATTCCATACGACTTCCTCGACAGGTGCAGGTTCGCCTAGCAGTCATGGTGCTCTGGAGTGGGGACAAGTAGATAATTGTATTGTTAGTTGTTCACAGCCCGACCAGTATATATTTAATACACTTAATCCGGTCGCAAATTGTATTGTATCGTGTCCAAAGAGTAGTCAAGTAATTCAGAAAATAGACGGATCTTCCGGATCTTTTGATACAGCAACCAACACCGGTTATATTGGGTGGCTATCCAATGCTATAAGTTTTAGTGCGCCAAGTAATATGGATTATACATTATCATCTACATCTCCTGCTATTAGTGGAGGGTGCATAAGCGATTGTACTTTTGAGACTAGTAATACTTCTGTTGACATATCTGGAAATACTCGGGGTGCAGTTACCTGGATTGAATATGAGACGACACCAACTCCTAGAGTTGCGGAAAATTTTACAATAAATGCATTCGAAATCGCCTATAAACAACATAAAAGAAGTCCAGATCCTACTAATTTTATCGTCAGCGTCGGAGCACATGAATATGTAGATCCCAATAAAGTTATATATACCCACACAAGAGATACAAAACCAAGCGCTATACCCTTTTCTCTGACAACTAGAGGGATTATTTTTAGAGATAGAAAAAAGCCATATCTTACTTCGCGATCTACAAATCCTGAAGATTTATTATCTGATGGTGGGCATGAATAATAAATATTATTTAACTATTTATAAACAAGGAGGCAAGATAAAATGGAATGGTTAAGAAAAACGGTTGAAGTTATGAAACAATTAACAGAGGCGGGGATTGCAATTCTTGCTTTGGCAATAGTTGCACAGGTACTTTTTGGCACCGGGCAGCCATTTTTTCCGGTAGATGTTGTTGGAAACGTTGTTGCTGTTACTAAAAGTTTGGGCAGTGAGGGGCTTGTAGGTCTTGTAGCTGTTGGAGTTTTGTTGGCAATATTTAATAGGAGATAAATCTATGAGACCTTTTATAGATTCTTTAATAACAAAATTAATGTCTAGAAAATTAACAGTTTGGCTAACTGCAACCAGCTTTATGCTTTTTGATGTCGTTCCTCTTGAATCTTCGGATTGGGTTGCGATATCTTTAGCCTATATAGGTATTGAAGGCTTGGCAGATATCGCTGGAAGATGGAAGCATGGCAAGTGACGTTATTAAAAAATATCATATTCAGCTTTTTTATTACCCTTTGCCTTTCTGTGCCAGCGCAAGCAAAGCTTTTTTATAATGATAAAGAGTTAGTAGACTTTCATATTAGTTCAATTAAGGGATTTTTATATGATTTGGTACAAACTCAAGAGATTGCTATTAAAAAACAGATTATTGCAAAATTTGCTCGTACAATTGTGTGGTTAGAAAAAAAGCATAGAGATGAAAAAAAACATGAACTTAAAAAAAATAAAACCAAAGATAAGAACGTAATTGAAGATATAAAGTTAATAAAAGCCTCTATAAAATATCTAGCCTTGATTCAAAAAGGAGAAGATCCAGATATATCCCCCAAAGTTATTGAGTATTGGGCTAAACGTGGACGCCGAGTCGTCGCGGAATATGAAATTCAAAAAGATAATAAAGTTCATTGGGTTTTAAAATTAAAAGAATAAAAAATGTTATTTTGGCTAACAATAAAAAAAGTGTCTAAAAAAATCTGGACTTGGACTAAACACAATTGGAAAGCGCCACTAGTTGTACTTTTTGCGTTATTTACCTGGTTTATTTTACGAAGAAAAAATGTTGCTGAACAGATTCTAAAAATTCGAGAAGCTAGTTATAAAGCACAAATTGATGCAATCAACCAAGCACATGAAGAAGAAATTAAAAAAAGGAATGAGATTCTAGAAAAATATAATAAGACAGTTTCTAATCTTGAAAAAGAGTTTGCTAAAAATAATAAAGAATTAGATGAAAAAAAGAAAAAATCTATTAAAGAAATCGTTGAAAAATATTATAATGATCCTGATACTTTGGCTAAAATGCTTGGCGAAAAGTTTGAGCTTGAGTATACAGAGAACGAATGAGAATAATAATACCAGTATTAATTGCAATGTTGGCTTTTCCAGCCCATTTATTTGCTGATACTCCTACCACTCCAAGTCCAGATGAGGTTCCAAAAGTTACTGGGATACAGAAAGGTGAGGAAGCTCCCTATAATGGCGTGCTTTTAAACACGTCAGCGGCAGCCAAGATTTTTGCTGATAAAGATTTCTCTTCGCAAGAGTGTATAATGAGAATTAATTTCGAAGTTCAAAAAGAACATCTTCGAATGCAATTACTTTTAGATACTACAAAAGTTAGCTTAGACACGATGGATAAAAAATATACAGCAATTATTGATATCAAGAGCAGTGAAATCGATAGACTAAACAAAATAGCTCTTGAAAATTCAAATAATTATTCGATGTGGTGGTTGACAGGCGGCATCGCTGCGGGTATTGCCCTAACAGTCGCTCTGTTTTTCGTCACTTCAGAAATGACCAATAAATGAAAAAGATTGACTTGGACAAGATCGTTAAAATAGAAAAAGCTATATCTAAAAAATATGGCAAAGGGTCGATTATCAATCCAAAGTCTTTGTGGACAAAAGAAAAAGAAAAAAAACACTTACAACAAATAAAAAAGCTTTATAAAAAAGAACAAAAGATTTTAGAACAGTGTGATAAAATAGAAAAAGATGGTTTTTTTATATCTAAGAATCTAATTAATAAGACGAGCAAAAGAAAATGCCCTATTTGCAATATTTATTCTTTTGACTTAAAAGATGATGTTTATGTAAATAAATTTCAATGTTGTTTTAAGTGTTATATACAATATGTTGAGGGCAGGGAAGACCGTTGGTTAACTGGGTGGAGACCAAACAAGGAGTAAGATTGGATGGCGAAAGAACAATCTGTATATGATATAGTTCAAGGAATTTCTCAAGCTGCAGCAAATGCTTACGATGGTTCGCAATATGAACGTTATTCATATGACGGGGAAGCAAGAACCATTGGCTTAGAAAGAGAAAAGGGCGACCCGATTGTTGATTCAAGAGTAATGGATGGGTTTGCAGTAAATTTTCATGGTAACAAATTAAAAATAAGCTATCATGCAGAGGCATCTATTAAAGATCTCCACGACAAAAATTTTAAAACAGAAATTGAACAAAAATTTGCTGATATCTCAAGTTTTCTTAAAAAAGAATATAAAAAGATAACTGGAAGCTCTTTACAATTAACCTCATTGGCTGATGCTGATAGTGTGGCACAAAATTTATCTCAAGTACGCTCTTGGGTACAATCCTCAAAGATATATCAAATTGGTAATTTGAAGAATGTAGATTCGGTAGAGCCCAAAAAGACAGATACTCCGGAAGAGAGATTAGATCAATCGATTAAAAAGTGGTTAGCCTTTGGCAAAGACACATATCCAGGTGCAAAAAAACCACAAAACGTAACAAGAAAAGCAGATTAGAAGTTATGCATGAGCTATCAATTAACCAAAAAAGAAATTCTTCAAGAAGTCGTTAAATCTGGCAAAGATCCAGATTATTTTATTAACAATTATACTAAAATTTCTCATCCGCTAAAAGGACAAATCTCCTTTAAGACATATGATTATCAAACTGAATTGTTAGAAAAGTTCAATGATCATAGGTTTACAATCATCCTTAAAGCTAGACAGCTGGGAATATCAACTATCACTGCAGCATATGTTGTTTGGCTAATGCTTTTTCATCGCGATAAAAATGTTCTTGTTATGGCAACTAAATTTAGTACCGCCACAAATCTTGTTAGGAAAGTTAAAACAATAATTAAAACTTTGCCACCCTGGTTAAGAATTGCAGAAGTTTCTATCGACAATAGAACATCTTTTGAACTGAGCAACGGATCTCAAATTAAAGCCTCTACAACTTCTGCAGATGCAGGGCGCTCAGAAGCACTATCTTTATTAGTTGTGGATGAAGCGGCACATGTTGAAGGCTTGGGGGAGTTATGGACCGGTCTATACCCAACCCTCTCAACAGGTGGTCGCTGCATTGCGCTTTCAACCCCAAATGGTGTAGGTAATTGGTTTCATCAAACATATATTGATTCGGTATCTAGTAAAAATGATTTCTATCCAATAGATCTTGCGTGGGATGTACACCCAGAACGAGATCAAGAATGGTTTGAAAATGAAACAAAAAATATGTCACGCCGACAGATTGCACAAGAGCTTGAATGTAATTTTAATACTTCTGGGGAAACGGTTATTCATTCTGATGATATAAACAGAATAAAGAAAAATACGAGAGAACCAAAATATAAAACCGCCTTCGATAGAAATTTTTGGATTTGGGAAGAATTCCAGCCAGATAATAATTATTTATTATCTGCAGATGTTGCCCGAGGAGATGGTAAGGATTATTCAGTCTTTCACATTTTTAAAATAGAGACAATGGAGATTATTGCCGAATATCAAGGAAAAGTGACACCAGATATATTTTCAGAAATTATATATAATGCCGGAAACGAGTATGGAAGTTGTATGATTGTTGTTGAAAATAACACAGTCGGGTTTTCAGTTTTAGAAAAGTTAAAAGAAAAAGAATATTCAAACATTTATCACTCAATTAAATCATCGCACGAATATATTGATCAGATTCAAGCTGAGAGTAGGTCAAATGCTATTGCAGGGTTTACAACATCGTTGAAAACAAGACCTTTAATTGTCGCAAAATTTGAAGAATTCATTAGAAATAAGCTACTTACTATACATTCACAAAGGTTATGCAGCGAGCTAGAAACTTTTGTTTGGCACAACGGTCGTCCAGAATCAATGAGAGCCTATAATGATGATTTGATTATTGCTTGTGCAATTGGCTGTTGGGTTCGCGACACTGCATTGATTGAAAATCAAAGAGATGCTGAATACAAGAAGGCTTGTTTAGACGCGATGATAAAAACTAATTCAACACTAGACACAACAATTCCTGGAATGATTAAACCTAAATCAACACAGTTTGATGATGAGATTAGCAAAGTTAGAGAATTTGCATGGCTACTAAAAGGATAAACGATGGCTGATACCACCAAAAACCCAAAAAATCCAACTGCGCCTTTGTTCAAAAGGCTAACTCGCCTATTTTCTGGACCAATAATAAATTACAGATCTCAAACAACGAGGCAACTTCGTAGACGGCGATTAGATAAATATGCAAGATCCTTTAAAGATGTAGCGGGTCAAAGCTTTCAAAGACTTTCATATAACCCTTTTGATAATCTACAAGCCAATATAATGGCGGCTCAAAATCGTGTACAAAGGTATATGGATTTTGATCAAATGGAATATACTCCGGAAATAGCTTCTGGTCTTGATATATACGCAGATGAGATGACAACATCCAATGGCTATCGACAGATGTTAACTATTGATTGTCACAATGAAGAAATTAAATCTATTTTAGAATCTTTATATAAAAATATTTTAAATGTTGATTTTAATCTATTCGGATGGTGTCGCACCATGTGCAAATATGGAGATTTTTTTCTATATTTAGATATTGATGAAGGAATGGGAATTAAAAATGTCATTGGTCTGCCCTCGGGGGATATAGAAAGACTAGAAGGAGAAGATAAAACAAATCCGAACTACGTACAGTTTCAGTGGAATTCAGGCGGTATCACATTTGAGAATTGGCAAATTGGGCATTTTAGAATTTTAGGAAATGATAAATATGCTCCTTACGGTACATCTGTGTTGGAGCCAGCAAGAAGAATATGGAGACAATTAACGCTACTTGAGGATGCTATGATGGCATACCGAATTGTTCGTTCCCCAGAAAGAAGAGTGTTTTACGTTGACGTCGGAAATATTGCACCACAAGATGTGGAACAATATATGCAAAAAGTTATAACATCGATGAAAAGAAATCAAATTGTCGATACAGAGACAGGAAGAGTGGACCTTCGTTATAATCCTATGAGTATTGATGAGGACTATTTTATTCCAGTGCGTGGACAAGCACAAACTAAAATAGAAAGCTTACCAGGGGGCACCTATACTGGAGATATCGAAGATGTTAAATATTTAAGAGATAAATTATTTTCGGCATTGAAAATTCCAGCTTCTTATTTGTCCCGAGCAGAAGGGTCTGAAGAAGATAAAGCAACGTTAGCACAGAAAGATATTCGTTTTGCAAGAACAGTACAGCGACTTCAAAGATCGGTTATTTCTGAATTGGAAAAAATTGGTATTATACATCTTTATACTTTAGGCTTCAGAGGTGATGATTTAGTATCATTCTCGTTGCGACTTAATAATCCATCAAAAATTGCTGAATTACAAGAACTTGAACATTGGAGAACTAAATTTGAAATTGCTAGCAATGCTACGGAAGGGTTCTTTTCAAAACGTTGGGTTTCTCAAAAACTATTTGACTTATCCGAAGAAGAATTTTTACGTAACCAAAGAGAAATTTTTTCTGATAGAAGTATAGAGGCTGCTCTGGAAGCTCTAGGTGAAGAAGCCGCCGCCGAGGCTGCAGGTGGAATGCCAGGTGGTGAACTGGGCGCAGAAGGAGAGCTTGGTGAATTAGGCGCAGAAGGAGAATTCGGCGAAGAGGGTGAAGAAGTTCCCGAAGAAGAGGCTGAAGAAGGTGAGGAGGATGAATCCGCGCTTTTAGCAGCTCCGGGAAAAAGAGACGACCCTTATTTGACACCTGGATCAAAAGGGAAATTATATAAGCGAACAAAAAACGATAAAAGAGATATGGGCGCAAGAAAACGACATTTTTTAGCAAAAGGCTCAACAGAGACTGGCAAACTTCCAAAAAGACAAATATACCCTGGCGCATTGGAAATACTAGGGCTTGGAAAAGGAATTTCTGAAAGTATAGATACTAATTATAAACAAGAAGAAAAACAATGTTTAGAAGTAAGCCGAGAAATTAAAGATTTAATATCAATAATGGAGTTGAAAAAGGATGGCACTGAAACATAATAAAAAAAGGAATACTGCTTTTTTATTTGAAATATTAATTAAAGAATTGGCTAAAGGCGTAATGCACAAGCAAGATAAAAAAGCACAACACATAACTTTTTTAATAAAAGAATACTTCCACAAAAAAAGTTTTTTATATAAAGAGTTAGAGCTTTTCCGCGTTCTGAACGAGACGCACGAGTTAGCGCCCCACACTGCAGAGAAAATGATTCAGGAAATTAAATATGAACATCAGAATCTTGATAGAAAGAAAATATTTAATGAACAAAGCAGATTAATTTCTAAAATTAATAAAGCATTATCTAAAAATGCTTTTTCAAATTTTGTTCCAAACTTTAAAAATTTGGCAACCATTTCCCAAATATTCAATCAAGAGACTTCAATTAAATCTCGTGTTCTTCTAGAAGAGACGATATTTGAGAGATTAATATCTAAAGAAGATAGCGAGGATAAGAAAAACTCTGTACCAATTAACAACTTGATTTATAAAACTTTTATTAATAAGTTTAATGAACAATATAGCGGCACTCTCTTTGAAGAGCAAAAAAACTTATTGAATAATTATGTTTTATCATTCAGCGACGGCGGCATCGACTTGAAAATTTTTCTCAATGAGGAAATCGGAAGGCTTCGCGATATTATAAAAGAATCTCTACGGATAAGCGAAATTAAAGATGATACCGAAATGACAAATAAAACAAAAAAAGTATTAAACTTGATTGAAAATTTTAAATTAGAAGATATTAATCAAAATACATTAACTAGCATATTAAAAATTCAAAATCTAGCTAGAGAGATACGAAGCTAATGGCGATTAAAATTACAGTCGGTGCAAGACAACCAGACGAAGCGCACCCGATAGATCCAAAACAAAAATCGCAAGCAAAAAGTTATCTACAAATCCGAAGAACGATTGATGGGAATTATATCATTTTTGACCATCCAGAAATTAATATTGTAGTGATGCCGGAAAAGAGCAAGATTGTGGCTTTTTCTAAAGATGAAAGCGGCGATCATATATATGCCACCCAGAGCCGCCTTTTTGATTTTTTAATAAAAAAGGGCGTTGTTGCATATGATAGCGTTCGAGGTGGAAACACATATGCGACCTTAGAGGCAACAATACCAGAAAGCAATATATCAAATCCAATTCAAATTGCTGTATTTTCAATCGGAAAGTTTATTGAAGAGGAAAGACCATATTTTATGCGTGAAAAAGACTATGAAGAGGCTTTGGAAAAACAACTACTTGAACCAAACGAGGACGAATCAACAGAACTTGGTGAAATACCGCATGAGCGAAGAAAAGGTGTTCATCATAGATGGCCAGGAAGTACTGCTGCCTACGGACTGACGGGAATGTATCGAGCATAGAGAGGGTTTGTGAGTTTAATATATTTTATTTTGTGTGCACATGGGCTTACACAAATTTTAGTTTACGGTTCAATTTTTAATAAAATACGTCCACCTCCATATTGGCTAAAAGGCTTTGGACAGCTCTTTCACTGTGCATTATGCATGGGGTTTTGGTCAGGTGCTTTTTTATTTGGAATAAACGAATATACAGAACTATTTACATTTGAGTATAATTTAGCTAATTTTTTAATTTTAAGTTGTTTAAGCTCGGGAACTTCTTATATTTTAAACGCTTTAATCGGAGATGGAGGATTTAGACACAATGATACATATTAATAATATGTGGACTGAGAAATGGACACTACAGCCAGTTCGCAACTGTTGCAAAGGTTCTAGATTCGAGCGGGTAACGCCCGCGCTCAAGATAGTTCAAAGGAGAGCCCAAAAATACCATGTCTAAAATGCTTCTTAAAGAATATTATGAACTCTGTCCTGGTGGTACGTGTGAAGATCTTTTAACTGAAGATGAAAAACGATTGGTCGCAGATGGTGTTTTAATATTAAGCGGTGTCATACAAAAGGCAGATGAACTCAATGGAAATGGTCGTATTTATCCCCGCCGAATATTAGAAAGAGAAATTGAAAATTATAAAAAAATTGTGAAAGAGCGCCGTGCACTAGGCGAACTAGACCACCCAGAAGATTCTGTAATCAACCTTAAAAATGCTTCCCATCTTGTGACAGAGGTTTGGTGGAATAGTGAAGAGGTTATGGGTAAAATTCAAGTATTAAATACTCCTTCTGGAAATATTTTAAAAGGCTTAGTTAATTCTGGAGTTAAGCTTGGAATATCTTCCCGAGGATTAGGCTCCGTCCGAGAACAAAGTGGAAAAACAATCGTCGAAGATGATTTTCAATTAATATGTTTTGATTTTGTTTCAGAGCCATCAACTCAAGGTGCATATATGATGACGGAAAATGTAGAACAAAACTTGAACACAGTATGGACAAAAGCAGATCGTATTAATCGTACATTAAACGAAATTTTAAGAGGAGAATAACAAGTGAAAATTACAAAATTACGATTACGAAGAATTATCAAAGAAGAAATAGAAAACACAAAGAATGAAGGCCTTTTTGATATGTTCAAGAAAAAGAAGAAAGCCGCCGCCGAGCCGGAGCCAGAACCATCCGGTCCCGACCCTGCTGAAGCTGCAGCTGCGGAAAAAGAACTTGATAAAGAATTAGAACAACTATCACGAGACGCAGCTTATGGATTAGAACACGGCATTAAATGGGACGTAATAACTCCAATCAAATACCATCTTATGAATGCGAAGCTTCCATATGGTTCAGATATGGGATCTCGTATTGAACAAAAGTATGGCAGCGAGAAGGGTTATCCAAAAGGAAGCCATATCCGACCAGCAGTACTAGCTACATTCAAAGACTTGGCTGAAGACAAAGGCTATGATGAAGCCCTCAAGTGGGCGAGAAAGATTGCAGATCAAGCATATGAATTAATGGGCGAAAAAAGAGAAGTTGATCGCGCCCGAGAAGAAGAAGTGAAGGCATATCAGGCACGGGCACGTGGTCGTGAGGGAGGCATAAAAACTCGTCACGCTTTTTCAGAAGGCAGAACTCGAAAACCCTCCAAAAAAAGAAAACAAAAGTAATAGCAATGAAAAAAGCACAATTAAAAAAAATACTTAAACCAATTGTCAAAGAGTGCATAAAAGAAAGCCTGTTGGAAGGTGGAATCCTTTCGAAAGTAATTGCAGAAGTTGTTAGTGGTATAAGACCATCTAACACACCACAACCTATAGTACAATTAGAACAACAAACTTCCGTACGATCAAAAGAACAGCAAAAACTTTTAGAAGAAAAATGGGAACAAGACAGGGAAAGAAGAAAAAAGATTTTAAATGCAACAGGATTAGACACTGAAATATTTGAAGGGATCGATCCAATAACAGAAGTTGGAGTTCTTAATGAAGCATCACCACGACGCGGAGCGCTCGCCGGAACCAGTCCATCAGACGCAGGTGTTGATATATCTGGACTTGCATCTATCGGCAGCAAAATATGGAAAAAACTTAGATAGGGTAAAAAGGAAATAATAAAAAAATGGCAAAAAGACCTATTAATGTTGAAGTTACGCCACGATATCCAAATGAGCCCATTGATAGAATGATTCGACGGTTTACAAAAAAAATTAAAAAAGAAAGAATAATGGAAGATTATAGAGAAAAAAGATATTATGAAAAACCATCCGAAAAGAGAAAAAAAGACAAACGAAAAAGAATAAGAACATTGGAAAAACTTCAGATAGAAACAGAAAATATGACAAAACAGAACTAGTTAGAAGAAGAATAGGAGACAAATATGGCACATAATTATAGAGCAGGACTTGGAAGCGTCGGCTCTTATCAAATGTCGGGAAAGCCATTTATCACAGGCTCAGAAGGCTGGGGCGTGGCTGCCGAGGAATTTAAAGTTAGCTTTCCAGCTGTTGCAAAAGCAGTTACCGTGATTGCTTCCGGGTCATCTATTATAAAAGTGCATTTTAACACATCTTCTGATGGCAATGTGATGTCCAACGGACACTATATTACACTAGATTCAGACGAAGACGCAATGACTTTTAATGTTAGATGTAAAGAAATTTATATAACAAATGTTACAGCCAATAGCGCATGGCAGTTATACGCCGAATTAACTGGAATTTCTGCAGAAGAAATCGTGCCAGGATCCCTCACAGGTTCTGGGCTAACTGATTAGGAGATTATTTATAAATGGGATTTAGATCAGGACGAGGAGACCAACCAACACTTACAATCTCTGGTGCTCTTTCTGTTGATAGCCCAACGCTTGTCGTGGATGAAGCAAATGACCGCGTTGGCATCGGCACGGCGAGTCCGAGTCATGATTTGACCGTCGCGGGAACCATATCCGGTTCAATTATACTTGTTGATCATATGCGACTTACAGGCACTACTGATCCTCAACTTAAAATTAACTACGATGGAGCTAATTATGCAAATTTTGCGGTTTCGTCTATTGGTAATTTATTTTTAGATACTTCTGGTAAGGGAATTATTCTAAAAGACGATAATAAGCTTTGGTTTGGCAATGATCAAAATGCATCAATTGAATATGATGAAGATGGAACAGATGAGCTTATCATATCCGGTGCGTTCGGCGGCATAGATATAATAGTACCAGACAATGATTCCAATGCGCTAGAGATTAAAGAAGCTTCAACTGCGTACCTAACTATACAAACAACGAATGGTCAAGAGGGAGTAATTTTTAATCAAAATGGACAAATAGTTGATGACAAATTTTTATATTTTGGCAGCGCTGCAAATGCGTTCATAGAATATGATGCAGATAATAGGGACAGATTAAGAATTTCAGGATCCACATTAGGAACAGAATTTTCAGGAAGTGTTTATTTTGGTGCTGGAGTTGGAGGTGCTGACGGTCAACATATTATAGCTATAAATCCGCACGATGATAAAATAGATTTCTTTGTTGCTGGTGGCGCAAATGCCGGAGTAAATATTAACGGTCCGACGACAATGACTGGATCTGGCGATTATGATGTCTTTAAGATAGAAGCTGGATCCTCTACTGGCAATAACGGTAAGCCCGCCCTGATTGTTCATGAAAATGGTGTAGGTATCCGTGTCGGTAGCCCTACGACAGTGCTTGATGTTGCTTATGATCCCTCACAGATAAGTAATGATACTGGGGGTGGTCATAGAGTTTATTACGGTACAGGATCTACAACCACAGGAAAGCTTTATTTCTTAAACACAGTAGGCGGTTGGCAAATCGTAGATGCAGATGATGCCAACGAAGGTGCTAATCAACTATTGGGAATAGCGCTAGGGGGAGATCCACAAGCCAACGGGATGCTATTAGAAGGCTATTTCGATGCGCACACTTATTTGATGAATTTCGATAAAGGTAAGGCTGTATTTTCTCGTACTCTTCCTGGCTATATGGATACTATAGCTCCATCTGGAAGTGGCGATGCAAAAAGAATTATTGGCTACTGCACAGATCAATCCAATGTGATTAAGTTTAAGCCAGATGGATATTGGGAGCAAGTCCAATAGTTTATTAATTAATAAGGGATTTTACCAAATATCATACTATTTATTTAAGACAAAAATGATTTAAATAGGAGCTTATAAATGTCTAGATTGCTTGAACAAGCCATTATTGATGCAGACGCGCTTAAAGATGCCGCCATTAAAAACGCCGAACTGGCAGTGATTGAAAAATATTCAAAAGATATTAAAGAAGCTGTTAACAGGTTGCTAGAACAAGATGAAGAACTTCCCACTGATGAAGAAGAGGGCGAATTTGCAGAGCAAGTACCTTTGGCTGCAACAGACGGAGAAGAGCTTTGCCCTTGTCCAGATGATGAAGAAGAGATTGAAATAGATTTTGATGAGCTTTCTAAACGGCTAGAAGCCGAAGAAGAATTGGAGGCAGGAGAAATGGCAGATCGAGAAGAGTTTGCAGGTGAAGAACTCGAAGAATTAGAAGAAGGTGTAATAATTGATGAAGAAATGCTACAAAATATTCTAGATGAAGTAGTAGAAGATGTCGATGAGGAAGTGGAATTAAACGAGGAAGAATTAGAAGGCATGCTTGATCTCCAAAAGGATGATGAGGAACTTGAAGAAGCGACAAAAACATCAGATACCGCTACCGGAAAAGAGCCAGGGCGCCGTGTTAAAAATATTAATACAGGACAGTTAGTTTCCGAAGAACAAGAAGAAGAGCTGGTTGAAGAAACCGATGAAAGCTCTGCAGCCGAACGATCATTAGAAGAACTTTCAAGCAAATATAAAGACTTGAAAGAGGAAAATGAAAAATTTAAAAATTTAGCTTTGCAATTAAAGAAAAAGCTTAATAAAGTGAATCTTTCAAATGCAAAACTATTATATACAAATCGTATTTTGAATAGCGACTCCTTGAATGAGCGACAAAAAAATAAAATTGTCGAAACTATTACAAAATCAACTTCAGTTGAAGAGACAAAAACAATCTTTGAGACCCTTCAAAGTGCAATACAAGGTGCTTCTTCAAATAGAGCACCAAAATCACTAAATGAAGTGGTTAATAAACGCTCTTCGGCGTTTTTGCCTCGTCGGGAGGTAAAACAATCCAATTCGTTCGCGGATAGGATGCAAATTTTGGCAGGAATTAAACAGAAATAATAGGAGGAATTAACAAATGTCTGTTTTACAAAAGTTAACAGAAGGAATCGTTAACAGAGACCTGTCAAAGGAAGGGGCAGCCCTACTTGATAAGTGGGAACAAACTGGACTTTTAGAAGGTCTCATACACGATTACGAAAGACAAAACATGGCTCGCATACTTGAAAATCAAGCAAAAGAGCTTTTAAGAGAGGCTTCAACAATGGGTTCTACGAGCCCTGGTGATGTTGAAGGTTTTGCGGCAGTGGCGTTTCCAATCGTTCGTCGAGTTTTCGGCGGTTTGATTGCAAACAACCTGGTATCGGTACAGCCAATGAGCTTGCCGTCTGGGCTACTGTTCTTCTTGGACTTCCAATATACTGCTTCCCCAGGTGGTCTTGGGGTAAATGGTGCGTCTTCGGTATACGGCGGCGTTGATGGAGATGACAATAATTTGGTCGGTCAGGCAATCACTGGCGGTATGAATATTGGTGGAACGCTTGGAAGTCAATTGGGCTTTTACGCATTAAACCAAGGCTATTCGTCTCCAACCGGATCGGCAACATGTTTCTTGAATATTTACGCTAGTGGAACGGTCGGTGGAACCGACTGGAAAGCTGAAGCCAACGCTGCGATGGATAGCGAAATAGCGAATAGTATTGTTCGATGGGATCCGGACTTGTCTGGTTCTGTTGCGGCTATTTATACAGTTGTGACCGCTTCTACAGTATTTGATCAATTTAACATGACAAACTTGGTTACTATTGACTTTAGCAACACTATTGTTGATGGTAGACAAATTCGTAGGTTGACCACTGTTAGTGGTACGTCTAGTCCATCAGATCCTACTTTGTTTATTGTTGTTGCAGCAACAGGATCTGAGACGGTATACTCTTTCGCAACCAACGATATACCGCATGCAGGTGTTAAGTTTGCGTTAACCGATGATTTTGGTGGCACACCAGCTGCTAGTAGCAACAATGCTCTTGGAGCCGTTGTTGGTCAAACTAGTTGGGGTCTCGAAGATAATCGAGATATTCCAGAACTTGACATCAAAGTTGATTCAGTGTCCGTCACTGCAATCACCAAGAAGCTTAAAGCTAAGTGGACACCGGAATTGGGTCAAGATTTGAATGCTTATCATAATCTTGACGCAGAGGTTGAGCTTACAAGTATCCTTTCAGAGCACATTGCTCTCGAAATCGACCGTGAGATTCTTGAAGATTTGATGAAAGATGCTAAAGCGGCAACTTACTACTGGTCTCGCAAGCCAGGTAAGTTCTTAGATAAAACCACTGGTAAGTCGACTAATGGGACATTGTACCCAGACTTTACTGGTACAGTATCAGAGTGGTATGAAACTTTGGTAGAAACCATTAATGATGTATCCGCACAGATTCATCGTAAGACTCTTCGTGGCGGCGCCAACTTCTTAGTTGTCTCCCCCGAGGTTGCTAATGTTTTGGAATTCACTAGTGGCTTCCGCGCAAACATTACTGCTGACGATGATAGGGGTGTTGTAGGTGCAGTGAAAACCGGTAATCTCAGCAAGAAGTGGGACGTTTGGGTTGACCCATATTTCCCGCGAAATGTTGTCCTGGTTGGACGTAAGGGCGGTAGCTTCCTTGAAAGCGGCTACGTTTATGCTCCTTATGTACCGTTGCAGGTTACACCCACCATTTTCGGTACGGAAGATTTCGTACCTCGTAAGGGAGTTATGACCCGGTATGCGAAGAAGATGGTTCGACCTGATATGTACGGCGTGGTTATTGTTGCTGATCTACTCGGCTAATAGTAATCTAAATTATTTTTTAAGAAACCCCATATTGACATTCGTTGATATGGGGTTTTGTTTTTTCAAGACTATTTATTGTACGGAGGGCTTTAGCTAGTGGCTGTACCAACTCTAAATCCAGCATCGCAAACTAGTGCCATTACTTTACCATCTTCGAGTTTAGTAAGTTCGGTAGCATCTGCGGCACTTCCTTTTGGAATTTATCAGGGCGATTCATATTTTCTTTCAGGGGCAGCAGATCAAGTTGCCTATACATATAAAAAACTTGGTGGAGATGTTTTAGATGTTGAATTGACAAAAGAACAAGTTTATACTGCTTATGAAGAGTCAGTATTAGAATATTCCTATATTGTCAATATACATCAATCAAAAAATGTTCTATCAGATCTTTTGGGCTCACCCACCGGATCATTTGACGAAGATGGTCAAATACAAAGTGGCGAAACATTGTCAGGCTCAAACATAGCTTTAAGATATCCAAGATTCGAATTTGCATATGCTCGCCGTGTTTCTATGGCTATGTCAACCGAGGCAGGATTTGGTGGAGAAAAAACAATATATTCTGCTTCTTTTGATGTTACAGAAGGTGTGCAAGACTATGATTTGCAGACAATTATTTCTTCTAGTGCTGCATATAGTTCATCTGTAGAATATTATGGCAAGGTGAAAAACAAAAGAATTAATATTTCAAATGTTTTTTATAAAACGCCGCATGCAATGTGGAGATTTTATGGCTATTATGGCGGTTTGAATACAGTTGGTGATTTGGCAAGCTATGGGCAGTTTGCAGATGACTCGACTTTTGAAGTTATCCCCGCATGGCAAAACAAAGCGCAAGCTATGGCTTTTGAAGATGCAATTTATACACGAAATTCACACTATTCATATGAACTTAAAAATAATAAAATAAGATTATATCCAAGCCCTGTTGATGCAAGTCCAGATAAATTTTGGATTCACTTTTTTATGGATGAGACTCCATGGGAAGAGTCTGGGAATTCCGAGGCAGGAGTATTGGGTATTAATAACATGAACACGTTACCTTTTGAGAATCTTCCTTATCAAAATATAAACTCCATTGGCAAACAGTGGATTCGTAGATTTGCTTTGGCTTTGTGCAAGGAGATGCTTGGATATATAAGAAGTAAATTTGGAGCAATTCCCATTCCTGGAGAATCTGTAACTTTGAATGGCGCAGATTTAATAACACAATCCAAGGAAGAGCAAAAAGCTCTTAGAGATGAATTAAAAGAAGTTTTAGACGACCTTATATATAATAAGCTCATGGAAAACGATGCGGCTCTTGCAGATTCTGTTAACAAAATTCAAGAACGAATTCCATTAAAAGTGTTTGTAGGATAACAAAGCATGTCACGTGAAAACAAATGGACACAACCAAGTCAACCACCGCCCCCAATGTTTTTGGGCGAAAAAGAGCGTAACCTTGTCAAGCAAGTCAATGATGAACTTATAGAAAGAGTCATTGGACAACAAATTGTTTATTATCCTATAAGCATGTCCCATACAAATTTTCATCCTTTATACGGCGAAGCCATAGAAAAGAGTTTCTTACCAGCCATAAGAGTATATGCATTAATTGTTTGGGAAGGGTTTGTCACTGAAACAACAAATATGGGAATAGATAGGAAACCTTCAATTATTATTCATTTTCATAAACGAAGATTAACGGAGGATCAAGATTTATTTATAAGAGAAGGAGATTTTGTAGTATATGGAAATGATTTTTATGAAATAGTATCTTTAAACGAACCAAAACAAATATTTGGTCAAGTAGATCACAAAATAGAAATAGAAGCAAAGTGTATTAAAGCTCGTAGGGGAGTTTTTGATGCCACATAAAGAACTTCCAATGACACCATCTACTTTCGAAAGCATTGATTATGCAATATTTGAATGGCTTAATAAAGAAGTAAATTTACATACAACAACCAATAAAGGTTGGGAAAAAACCCCTATCACTTGGACGACACCTGAGAGAGCATTCCATGCAAAAAATAAAAAAGAACTAAGAGATGATTCCGGAACACTAATTTTGCCCACAGTAACTATTACTAGATCTTCAACTGAAAAAAATCCATCAAGCAAGGGGGCATTTTGGGCAAATATTCCACCAGTTAATGATGAACGTGGAGGATCGATACCTTGGGTTCAAACAATTCAGCAAGAAAAAACATCAAATTTTGCAAACGCAGATGCACTTAGGAAGAGAAATCAGATTAATTTTCCAAGAAAAAATAAAAAAATAGTTTATAAAACAATTACGATACCAATGCCAGCATATATTGATATAATTTATTCAATTGAGTTAATATCTGAATATCAACAACAAATGAACGAAATGCTGACTCCGTTTATAACAAAAACAGGTGGTATAAATTATTTTACTATGAGAAGGGATGAACACATTTATCCAGGATTTATACAATCAAATTTTTCTTATAATAATAATATTGCTTCGATAGGAGAGGAACAAAGATTATATAAAACTAAAGTAGATATTAAAGTCTTAGGGTATTTAATTGGCGAAGGAAATAACCAATCAAAACCTAAAGTAATAATTAGAGAAAACGTAGTTGACGTAAAAATACCTCGTGAAAGAGCCATATGGGGAGATATCCCCGAACACGGAGATTCTCATAAAACTTCTTATCGCGAATGATCGAATGATTTTTAATTTTAAATTTTAAAGAGGATTTTGAAGAACTTTACAACTATTTATTTAAGAACAAAAAAGTAGAATTTTGTAAAAAATATCAAATAGTACAGGAGATTACAGAAGAATGTCTGAGACAGTGAAAAAATTTAAATTTGTTTCACCTGGTGTTTTTATTAATGAAATTGATAATAGCCAGTTACCAAACGCCCCAGCGAGAATGGGACCCCTTGTTATTGGTAGAACAGCGCGTGGACCAGCGATGCGTCCAGTGATTGTTAGTTCCTTTTCTGAATTTATAGAAATATTTGGTGAACCAGTAGCTGGTGGCTCCGGAGATGATTTGTGGAGAAATGGAAATACTATTGCCCCTACTTACGCAGCATATGCAGCGCAGGCATACTTAACAAATAATAATCCGGTATCAGTTATTAGGCTTTTAGGTGCTCACCATAGTGGTAGAGCCGACGCAGGTAACGCAGGTTGGGCGACGAACCTCTCGCCGACAGCTGCTAAGCCTACAAATGGTGGTGCTTATGGATTATTTATTGTAGAAAAAGACACCACTGTGAGCGGAACCGCTAACCATACAGGCTCTCTTGCTGCAGTTTGGTATTTAAACACCGGAAGCGTACAACTGACCGGGAACGCAAGAGCCGACAATACAGCCTCTATTACTGCTCAAGGTACCGCTATTTTGATTGAGTCAGCGGGTGTTGATAAACAATTTAAAGTTGTCGTTGATAAAGGCGGCGACAGTACGAAGACTTACACATTTAATTTTAATAGAAACTCTCAGAAATACATTAGAAAAGTTTTTAATACAAATCCAACTTTAACAAATAGCAATATTACAACAGCTGCCAATACAGAATCTTATTGGCTTGGTGAATCGTACGATAGATCGCTTGCTCAATATGTTACTAGTTCTACCGCTGGACAGCAATATGGAGTTATTCTTGCGCTAGTTAGCGGATCTGATCACCATGGCAACATGAACAGCGAAATGGCTTCATCTAAAACCGGATGGTTTATTGGACAAGACCTTGTTACAGTCTCTGGATCTGGATTCCAGGCTCTATCACAGCAAAAACTTTTCCGTATTGTGTCTCAAGACACTGGACGATGGAATCAAGATAATCTTAAGATTTCAATTGAAAATCTTAAAGCATCACAAACTCCACATACCAATAAATATGGATCATTTACGCTGACAATAAGATCTTTAAGAGATACAGATAATAGACTGGAAGTTATAGAAAGATTCTCGCAATGCAATTTAAATCCGCATTCAATGGATTTTGTTGGTAAGAAAATAGGCGACTCGCATGTTGTTTGGAGCGATACGGATAAGAGATATAGAGAATATGGCAATCATCCAAACCTGTCGAAGTTTGTTCGGGTTGAACTGAACCAAGATGTTGACGCTGGAACGATTAATCCAGAAGCGCTTCCTTGGGGTGTCTATGGGCCACCAAGGTTTAATGGTTTTACAATTTTAAGTGGAAATTCGTTTCCAACTGATGGCGCTGGTATGGATCGAACCGTCGTCGCCGCCGCCTCGACGCTGGTCGCAGGTGCAGATGACATTTATGCTGCTGGCGGCGCACGAAACGAATCCTTTGGCGTGGCAGATGAAAATTTTGTCTCCGTTGGTGCTGCCGGTGGGTACTACGGGTCCTCCGGAGAGCCCGAAACCAGCCAGAAATCAGCTTACACAGCCTCATTTGTCTTCCCAGCACTTCCTCTAAGAGCAAGCAGCAAAGCGGGCGGATTGTCAAATGAGAAAAATGCTTATTTCGGGGTTGATTTAACAAGGTCGGGATCTAGCCAACGCTTTGACGATAGTACACTAGATCAAATTCGTGCCTTCACAGACTCAATCGATGCCGAAACTGATAGTAAAGTTGGATATCAATACTTATTTACTATGGATGATCTTAGTGCTAGTTCAAACGAGCCTGGGGCTGCAGTAATGTATTATGATTCCGGTAGCCACGGCGCCGGTACTTCGGTCAATGCTCTTTCAGGGGGCTATCAAAGCGTCCTTGATAGAGGGTTCAATAAATTTACAACGGTAATGTTTGGTGGGTTTGATGGGCTAGACGTTGTAGAAAAAGAACCATTTCAAAAGAATCAAATTTCTGGTGATGAATTAACGAGCTATGAGTATTATTCAATTAAGAGAGCAATTGATACAATTTCTGATGCAGAAGTTGTTGAATTTAATGTTGCAACGATACCCGGCATGCGGAATTCAGAATTAACAGAGCACTTAATTAATACTTGTGAAGATCGTGGCGATGCTCTTGCCATAATCGATATTGATTCTGGTTTTGAAACACAGTATGAAACAAATTCAACGCTAACGAATAGAGTCGGGACAGTAGCTACGGCAGTCAACAACCTTAAGACTCGTGAGTTAGATTCTAGTTATGGGTGCGCTTATTATCCATGGGTCCAAATTCGAGATGGAATTAACGGAGCTATGGTTTGGGTACCTCCGTCTGTAGTGGCACTTGGAGTCCTTGGAAGTGCGGAAGCGCAATCAGCGTTATGGTTTGCACCCGCTGGGTTTACAAGAGGCGGCTTAAGCGAAGGGGCTGCAGGTTTAGCAGTTACAAACGTAAGAGATAAGCTAACAGCGGATAATAGAGATGATCTCTATGAGGCAAATATTAACCCAATTGCTTCATTCCCCGCCGAAGGGCTTGTAATTTTTGGACAAAAAACTTTACAAGCGCGCTCGTCAGCGCTTGACAGAATTAATATTCGCAGGCTTATGATCTTTGTTAAAAAAGAGGTCTCAAGAATGGCTTCGAGGCTATTATTTGATCAAAATATTCAAGTTACTTGGGATCGCTTCTTGTCAGAAGTTGAGCCATTCTTAGGTAGCGTTAAAGCTGGTTTTGGCTTAGTGGACTTCAAAGTTGTTTTAGATAAAACTACCACAACTCCTGACTTAATTGATAGAAATATCATGTATGCACGGGTATATTTGAAACCAGCTAAAGCAATTGAATTTATAGCACTTGACTTTACAATTACAAACCAAGGGGCAGCATTTGCAGATTAAATAAAATTAATTTTTTAAATTTTTTAAATTATAATCTATTTATCTATGAAGGACAGAAGGAGTAAAAATAATGGCAGACAAATCCCCAAATTTTTGGACAAGAACAGTTGATGGCGCAAATAATCCAATAAGAGATCCAAAACGAGCATTTAGATTTTTGTTAAATGTTGTTGCAACAGGCGACCAATGGATCGTTAAAAAGGTAGGCAAACCTACTTTGTCAATTAACGCTGCTGAACATGCATATATTAACCATACCTTTTACTATCCTGGGAGAGTTACATGGGAGGAAGTTAGCTTTACTTTAATCGATCCTGTTACTCCAAATGCATCCGCAAATATGGCGGCTATTATAACTGCTGCTGGGTATCACCCTCCAGTTAATGCTGATGATACTACTACAATGTCGAAAGGAAAAGCAATTAAATCACTAGGAGACATTATAATTCGTCAAATCGACTCGAATGGAGATGATGTTGAGAAATGGAGTTTAAAAAACGCATGGCTTTCTAAAGTGGCGTTTAGTGAACTAAGCTATGAAGAAGATGGGCTATCTGAAATTGAATGTACGGTAAGGTATGACTGGGCTGAACTAAATGTTGGTTCATTCAAAGCAAATATCTCGACAGATCCAGAGATGAATGGCAAAGGTAAATTCTTTAGTTTAGGAAGTTAATATAATAATTTAAGAGGTTTTAATGAACAGAAATAATGATGAGCGTATCGGAGCCAAAACTCCTGATACTGGCGCTCTTCCACCTGAAGTGTTAGCTGGCACTCAAAATGAATCACAAGCAACATTTTCTTTTGCAACTCCAACGGAGTTTGTAGATTTACCATCACAAGGTAGATTTTATCCTGAAGGTCATCCTTTACACAGGATTGATACTGTTGAGATTCGATTTATGACAGCAAAAGATGAAGATATTTTAACATCGAAGCCACTTTTAAGAAAAGGTTTGGCTGTTGATCGGTTTTTGCAAAATATTATAGTTAATAAAGGTATAAATATTAGTAATCTTCTAGTTGGGGACAAAAATGCAATATTGGTAGCTGCAAGAATTACGGGCTATGGAGCCGATTATAAAACAAAAGTTACATGCCCAAATTGTGGTGCATCTTCCCAGTTTGAGTTTGATTTAAACAGTGGAAAAATTGTGCATGGCGATGAAAACCTTGAAGAACACAGCACAACATTAACAGACGATGGAACTTACTTGCTCAAACTTCCAAGATCCAAAGTCGATGTTGAAATGCGAATGTTGTTGGGCACAGATGAAAAAAAGCTACTGCAACTTATGGAAAAAAGAAAAAAGCATAAATTGCCAGAATCAGCCGTTACAGATCAATTTAAATTAATGATTGTTTCTGTAAATGGTCATAGCGATGGCAACTCAGTCCATTCATTTGTTGATAATATGCCCGCATCTGATGCAAAATACTTAAGAGAAACTTACAGTAAAATTGTGCCAAATATAGACCTAACACAAAATTTTGAATGTTTAGAATGTGATGTAGAGCAAGAAATGGAGGTGCCGTTTACGGCAGACTTTTTTTGGCCTAAAGGATGAATATATTCAAAGTGTATATGAACAATTCTTTTTATTAAAATATTATGGCGGATGGAGCTTTTTTGAAGCATATAATTTACCACTACCAATAAGAGAGTGGTTTGTTGCTCGGCTGACTAGGCAATTTGAACAAGAAAAAGAGCAACATGATAAAATTATGAAAAAAGCGAAGAGTAAATCATCACAAAGACGCTAATATATATTAAAAATACCCATATAAAGCCGAAATATTTAATATTTCGGCTTTTATTTTATAGTTATTATTCTAATTATTAATAGGTTGTTTTATTCTAATTTAGGAGAGATAAAAATGGAAAAGCAAAAGGATTTAGCTCCAGTTATAATCGATTTGGGTGCTCATCGCAGAGGCGAACTTAATGAAGGCTGGATTGATATGTTTTCTGCTAAGATAAAGCTCCTTTTGAGGCGTATCTTTGGTTTTGTACCAGGTACAGATATTGTCCTTCGAGGTACCAAATCAGAACTTGGATCGCTTACAAAAGTACTTGGTCGGGAAAAGCGTTATATAAACTTTTTTAAAAAAGTTGGTTTAAATGATCCAAAAACATATCAAAGCAAATACAAATTAGACCAAGCAGTACAACAGTTCGAAAAAGCGACTGGGTTAAAATGGCCATTAAAATAGGGAATTTTATAAATGCCACCAAATGATGAACTAAATATTCAAGAGGAAATCAGACGGGTACTTGAAGAGAATATGGCTTTGCGTGAACAGCAAGCTCAACAAGTTCAAGATGATATTGCACTAGAAAAGCAACGACTAAATTTAGTTAGGGACCGCCTTAAAGTTATTAAAGGTATTTCAGAGTCATTTCAACTAGATCAAGAGCTTCGCCAAGCTCAACTTCAACAAGATATAGATCTTTTACAAAATAAAGTTGATACACTTGCTCAAGAAGAAAGAGAGCTTTTAATACTGCGTGATCAATTAGAAAGTCGTGGAGAGTTAACCCGAGAAGCAAAAGACTATATTGAAGCACAACACAAAGAACTCCAAAACCAACAGGCAGCACTAGAAGGATCCAGAGAGCAGCTTAGACTAGATCACCAGCGAATAAATGCACTAGAACAAACGAATGAAATAACAAAAGATGTATTACAAAGCCTAACTGGTGTTACGGATCGATGGAAAAATACTTTTCTGGGCGGCGTTATGCTCGCAGATGATTTGGCAGGTTCTCTTAAGGCAATTGGAGCCGCGTTTGCAGAACAAATGTCTCCAGCAAACATGTTTGGATCTTTACTTTTAGGTATCAAAGAACAAACGATGGAAGCACTATGGGCTTATGATAACACGCGAGTTTCTTTACGGCAACTTACGGGTCAAACACAAAAATATGACGAAACACTAAATGACGTATATTTTACTAGTCGAGATATCGGAGCATCATTCGAAGATGTCGGCGGCGCAATGGAAGCCTTACACGGAAGCATGAGTGGTTTTAGTGAATTAAATGTCCAAGCTCGGGAAGACGTAACTAAGTTTACTGTAACTATGGAAAAGCTTGGAATACAGTTTGAAACTACGGGTGAATTACAAGATGATTTTACAAAAGGGCTCGGTTTTAGCGGTAAAGAGGCGATGCGTATTCAAAAAGAACTTATGGCAACAGCTAAAGCTATCGATATGCAGCCACGAGAAATGATGGAAGGCATGCAGAAATCTATGCCAGTGTTAGCATCATATGGTACTAAGGCTCCGGAAGTTTTTAAACGTGTTGCCGCCGCAGCAAAAGCAACTGGCGTAGAAACTAGTAAATTAATTTCATATATGGAAAAATTTGATACATTTGAAGATGCGGCAGGGGCAGTTGGTAAATTAAATGCTATCTTGGGCGGTCCATATATGAACACGGTAGAAATGCTCTCTGCGGACGAAGAAGAAAGAATACAATTACTTCGCGACGGTGTTACAGCATCAGGTAAAAGTTGGCAAAGTCTCGGCAAATTTGAGAAAAAAGCATTGGCAGCCGCCGCAGGAATTTCAGATATGAACGAAGCAGCAAAAATTCTTGGATCAAGCGCTTCAGAATATGAGAAATTTGCTGCAGCTGCAGAACAAGAAGCTTTGTCGCAAAAAGAAATGGAAGAAAGAGCGCGAGCAGTCATGCCAGTCTTTGAAAAGCAAATGGCGCTATTAAAATTACTAGCAGTTGATGCAATCATGCCATTGGTAAATGCAATTCATTGGTTCCTTGATGGACTAATGAGTCTTGATAAAACGCTAGGTGGTTGGCTTATACCAACGCTTATAACACTTATTGGATTCATTTGGGTAGCCTCTAAAGCTACAAAGATATGGACAGCTGTGACAAAGACATGGACAGCAATAACTGCGGCAGCAGCTTGGGTAAAGGGTTTATTTACTACTGCTACAGCTGCTTCCACCGTGGCAGAAGAGGTAGATTCTCTAGCAAAAGGAGTAAATACAATACAGACAAATATAAACACAACATCACAAACAATAAATACTAGTGCAACTTGGGCAGGTGTAGCTGCAAAATTAGCTATGGGAGTTGCGATTGCGATAGTGATATTATCAGTAGTTCTTTTAGTTTATGCAATTGTCGATTTAGCCGAGGCAATGAAAGGAATGGGTCATGAAGCATGGGCATTAGTTGCTGTTATAGCAGTTATAATGACTTCGGTGATAGTGATGATATCTACATTTGCGGCATTAGCCCCTGTAACAATGACTGCTGCAATACCAATGTTGTTATTTGGTGGCGCTTTGTTTTTAGTTGGCGCTGCAATTGCTTTAATCATGTATTCAATTGCCGCACTTGTTGATTCAATTACTGGGTTATTTACGGTAATGCTTGAAAATCATGAGGTTCTTGGAGAAGTTGTAGCTCAGATGACCCTATTGGGAGCAGCAATGTTCAGTATTGGCTTGGGTGGAGTAGCGGCATCAGGTGGATTAATGGCTATGGCAGTCGGGATGGCAATATTTGCAGCTGCCTTTTGGACAGTTAGCACCGAGGATCTCCAAGCTTTTTCTGTAGCAATGGCATCGATGGCTAATATCGATCTTGCAACTATTGGTGCGCTTTCAGGTCTTTTTCTTGCCCTTGCCCTTGCCGCCAAAGTAGGAGGTATTGAATCTATCGCGTGGGGACTAACGTTAATTAGCAGTGCCACTAGAGAAATGAATGTTGCAGCCGTTGCTAAACTAACAGAAATGTTTACTGCAATAAGCACTGTAACTGCTGAAACTGTTAGCAATATTGGCTTAATGGCGGTCGCACTGCAAGAAGTTGTTAATGTTGTTGGAGATTTAGCAACTGATAAAGCCATTGTATTTACTACAATGGTAAAAGGCGTGGGCACAAGCATGGAGTCCATTGGAGCAAATGTAACACCAGAGGTAGTTACTAATACAAAAGCTCTCGTAACTCAAGCTGTTAGATATTCGGATGCGATACAAGAAGAAGCTGCAGCAACAACCCCAGCGTTTGAAAGGTTGCTGGATAAATTAGCAGAAGTAGTTGGCGGAAAGAGTGCTGGCAAGCCTGGTGGTGGAGGTGGAAAAGGACAGCCAATTATTATACAAGTTAATCTAGATGGAACTAAAATCGGAGAATCTGCCGAAGAGTACTTGGCTGTCAAACATGGATTATTTATATAAGGAAATGCACAAATGGCATTAATTGACCTTACAGACTCACAAAAAGAATTTGGCTTAAAAATTGATTTTTTTCATTTAGTATCAAAATCAACGGTTTCTTTTAAAGCTTTTTTAACAACTTATTCAGATACCTGGGATTCTAAGTGGGAAAGCCATGATGTATATGGCAGGATGGATCCAATAATGGTTTTTACCCAAACTCAAAGAAAAATTTCTTTAGGGTGGACTGTTCTAGCCAGCACAGCGGAAGAAGCTGTTGCAAATTTAGGAGATTGTGCGCTGCTGTCTTCTATGCTGTACCCATCATATAGCGGCGATGCTAGCTCTAATAACCCAGATGCAGTATCTGCAATTCAATCTCCACCACTTTTTAGAATTAAATTTATGAATTTAATTCAAAGTGTTGGCGGAGCTGCCACATTAGATCAAGAAAGTGCCTATAGTGAAACAATAGGAGATCTGACCAAGCAATCTATAGCCTCCAGTAAATCGACCGAAAAAATGCAAGCGCTAAAAGAAAATTTACGTACACTTCGTGAAGTTAGAAGTTCGGGAGGAGTCGCAGTTTCAGGTCTTCTTGGTGCCTTAAGCGGTTTAACTTTTACACCAAAC